GCCGTAGTAGGCAAGATCCTTCAACTCTTCCAGCCACTCAGGACTACCCCACGGGCCGTAGTCCGAAGCGGTATCACCCCAGTACTGTTCGGCGTAGTCGCGCATGCTGGTAATCACCATGTCCTGCGGCTCGCCCGCCCAAATACCGTGACGCGTCTGAGAGCGCTTGATATCCGCGCAACCGATACGGTGGATATTCTCATCGCCGTGAATTCGCAGGACGGTAATGAGGAATTTCTTAGGCTTATTGGTGTTTGCCTGCGTGTCACTGAGCTGGACCTTACGGGTGGTCATAACGGCCCCTCTAACAAGATCGTTGAGCATGGATGGACTGTCTGTCCAACGCACCGCTAGGAGACGCTTACAGCGCCGCCTAGAAGCACGCAAGACCACAGTACGTCAGATCAGCTCTGCCACGCGCTTACCGATCTCATCGAGCCACGCGATTTCCAGCAGCGACCAATTAGCGGGCGTGGCGTCCGAGGAATACAGATCGAATCCGAATTCGGCGCTGGAGATGTCAATGCCCAACTGGATACATCCCTCTCCCCAACTACCGTAAAGCTGCCCCAACAGGCAGTCAGTCAGACAAGACATGCGCAGAGTCTCGGTGTTGACATCCCTCACCCAGCCAATGCCGCCACGATGGGTGTCCAACATGCTGGCACCCTTGGCAACCTTGGCAACGATTGTCGTGAAGTCCATAACGACCCCTTTCAGCGCCTCACAGAGTGAGGGTGGACTAGTTGTCCAACGGAGGTCTACAGAGCCGTTCTAGGCACCCTGTAGGCCCCACAAGACCCTAGTACGTTATGCAGCGTCAGTGGTAAGGCCACGGCGTGCGTTGATCTCGTCAATCCACGCAATGTCCATCAATGCATAGGTGTTCTCCTCAACATCATCCCCCCAAACGTCGAATCCGTGCTCCACAATATCGTGCGTGGAAAATCCCAACTCTCCCATTCCCTCCCAGAAAGAACCAAACTTCTGGCCAAGCATGCAGTCCAGACCGGAAGCCATGTTGAGAGTCTCGGTGTCGATGCTGTTCCACCATCCCCAGCCAAACAGGTTGTCGAACAGCTGAGCGCCGAGCTTGATGTTAGCAGCGTAGCGGTACATAACAGCCCCTTAGAAGCTCGCACAGAGTGCAGATGGACTAGTTGTCCAACGGGTGGCCTAGAGTGGCTTAGACGCCCATCTAGACCCCCGCAAGACCCTAGTACTCCCCGTACGCCTCATACAGATCGGACTCGGCACCGTAGTAGTCGGACGTGTCGTAGTCCGAGTTTTCATCCTCGGTGGAGTAGTCACACTCACACTCATAGTCTCCGTACCCGCAGTCTTTACAGCGGGGACAGTCGCAGTCACTAAAAGCGAAACGGCACCAATCGCACGTCTCGATAGCTCCGATGGGCATAAGGACACTCCTAGCAAGATCGAATGACATGGTTGGCACTGGGAGACTACCGAAGCGTTTGGAGCCGTTCTAGGGGCCTTTACAGGCTACTAGAACTCCGCCACGCGCTCATCCAAGCAAAGGTTGCCGCGCATCGTACGAATCCACACCTGATTGGTGTCACCCGAGACGCCCAGCGCCGAAGCGTCATCCTCGTTGTAGATTCGACGCATTTCCTTCCACGCGTCGTTCTCCGTGCTAAAGGGGAGCTCACGAGAGAAGGTGATTTCCCCCGACGCGTTCAGGTGCACGATCTTGACGGAGTAATCCATGTCCGCGTGGTCATCGCAGTGCTTGTCATCCGCAGGTGCCACATACAGGCGCCGGATCACCACAACGTCACTGGTGACGCGCTGCGACCAGTCCGACGCCCCCACGGTAACCCGCGTCTCGTCCCTGAAGTCCTCGGGGTCGGCAGGGGACATGATGCCGTAGCCAGCCCGGAAGTTCTGGAACTGCTTCGGCTGGGTGAATACCTTCGTCACGTGGCACCACATGCCGTAGAGGAAGACCAAGTCACCCTTGCGCACGTCGCCGTACGTGACCGTCATTTCCTCGAACTGGAGATCTCCAGTAGTGCGGTAGGTGTAAAACCAGTTGTTGCCCCGGTGGTTGGTGTCTTTCGCGCCCATCGTGACGAGCTTCATGATCATGCCCTCCGTCGTGTTTTGCTTGCCGTGCTATGAAGCTCCCGTAAGGTGGCGACCCTGTCAAGACCCCTTTCGGGAAGCTTGACAGGATCGTTACCCGGCGAAGAGATCAGTCAAAGTCCGAGTGCATGCCCATGGCACAAGCACCGCACAGCGAACGCTTCTTACCCATGATCCGGATGGGGACGATCGTGTGTCGACCCGCACGCTTGTGCTCGTGCATCTCACGCACACAGTCGACCAGCCACTCAGTACCGTCACTCCACACGATCTTCCAGCCCTTGCGCATGATCTACTCCGTTTCGGTGGTTACACCTGGGTGAGGCTACGCCTGCCAAGCGTGGAAGTGCTTGGACCACACGTCGTCCATGGCGCTGTGATCGTAGTTCTCCCACGGGTCCACAGCGGGGACGCTGACACCAGTGAACAGCTTGTCCAGCGCGTCTCGGCAGAGCTTATAAGCAATAAGCCGGAGCGTACTAGCCACCGTGTGTCCCTCCCTCGTGTTCGTTCGCTGCTGACAGGGAGAACACTCCTCTTCTCTCGTCCATCTGTCAACTCCGCAGGTCAGAGGGCATTTGATCTAGGTATCTCCACCCAAGCCAAGGGTCGCAGACCCTCCCCCAACGGGTTTTTCGGCCCGCCGGAGGCATTCCTTACTACTTCTATACCCTAAGAGTCAATACATACTACATAGATGGATAGATATTCATTACCTATGGATAGACATACATACAGTCATCTATGGATCTACTACAAACCCATAGCGACCTACCCAGAGCCCTATAGGGACCTAAAAACGCGCGATACCACATGCCATGCCACTACGTCAAAAAGCCCAAAAACGGCCCTCTAAGGCTCTGCTACACCCTCCTAGGTCCAACCACCCCAGGACACTCCTGATAGCCCCGTAGAGACGATCTCACTCTCTGGTGATAGACCACATGAGGACTAGACCACTACTGGTATACCTGTTGACCTGGGGTTATCTGATACATGCACATACATACAAGACCATATGTCCGATATGCCCTAGAACCACCACACATACACCCCAGCACAGAGAGTCAATCAACCCACAGACCTCTTGACGTCCCTCTAGGCCGTAGGCTAGGGCACATGACCAACTAGGCTGAAAGCCTATATACCCCATTACCAACTAGGCTTTTAGCACATATACCCCATTACCAGGACATGAATACACTCATTCACCAGCCAATTCACCACAGTATCCCATTCAATGCTTCCTAGAATGCCAGAGATGTCTATGCCCGAATGCCCCTATTCATACGGAGAGTAACCATCATGCCCCTTTTTCCCTAGGGAAAGCATAACGCAGAGTAATAATAGCCCCGAATAGCCCTATTTAGCCTATTGTTTATGTCAATTCGAGACCCCCCACCTTTAATAAAGCCATTCAGGGTGATGGCCTGCCTGGTAATTTGAATATGGTTTCAAGAAATACCTGAGGGCAGTACCCTTACTCTGCGGGAGAGTATTGTAATTTGAATACGATTCTGACTTCTCTCGTAGTACAGTATCCGAGAAAAGAAGATGGTATCCTATACCCATGACTAATACATATGCTGATTCAAGAGATGACAACTACAACTGGCTGTTCGGAGATATGGATATACCCTCTGGTATGTGGCTAGAATTACACAGAGATCTTGACTATCCCCGATACCGTTTACTCCTTATGGATGCTTCTGGTCCTCTGGAGGCTATGCTTATATATCCTAGTGAGGAGCGTATGACTGCTAAAGAGATGATAGGTAATCCTATGCCGACTTTTCTCCTATGGATAGAACAGAAGAAGAAGCTTGAAAAGAGTAGAAGACAGATAGTTGCACAGTTAGGTTTCTAAAACAAAATCTCCTTAGACCATATTCGCGGTCTAAGGAGATTTCTTCTTATCTATCCTCCCAGGAGTTGGGATGCAGTATACCCACTACCTTGGATGGGAGTCTTTCTCTTCTTTCCGCTATACCAAGGGAGAGCCAGTCCATCGTTCTCTCTTCTTGGTACTAGGTGTATATGTAGATGGAATACTGATTGGGTCGCCGAAATTCCCTTACTTGTGATGAGATTGAAATCTCCACCGATTTCTGCGGCTAGTTCAGAAGCTAGTTCTACTACGTCTCCCGATATAGTTGGATTTTCGGTGAAGTCGGTTATATGTCTCTTTGGAATAACGAGTAAATGTCCCTCTACGACAGGATCAAGGGGAACGATTGCTATAGCATTCCACCAGTCTTTTACTACCGTGGCTGGTGAGTTCCCTACCACGATTCCACAGAATATACAAGGTGGCGCGATTTTTCTCTCCAATTCTTCTAGTAGCTCTTTCTTTGCTTCCAGACGGGATCTGATTACTTCTTTCCCTACGGTATAGCCCGTAGGGAGATGAGTTATCTTTATATAGACAGATCCGCTGGTATATACATCTATTCGTAGATCTTCTATCTCCATTTGTTATAGCGCTCCAGTTCTTCTGGTAGTAGTTCGTTCTTAAATCGTTCTATCCAGCGGCGCCGGGTATTAGTACCAAAGTAGCTATAAAATTCTTCTGGTATCTTTCCCTTGATTGGTGGATAGAGTGGATCGTAGTCCAGATTCTCTAAAAGGGTATTTTCGTCGTTACAACAACAGTAGTAACCTCCCCCAGAATATCCATCTTCTTTCTCATTGATACAGCCACTACAACAGGGTCCATCGTGAACTTCACTCCACCAGTACTCTTTTGGATCTTTTACTACTGGTATAGATTTTGGGGTTAGCTCTCCCCAATCTCTACTTTTTAACTTAGCGATAGCATCGAAAGACTCGAAACTAATTTCTCTCATTGAGTTTATCCTCCAATTCTTTCTGAGTACTACCCTCTCCTACTACTTTTGCGTACATATCTACTGCGAAGAAGCGTACTTTGTTCTTCTTTCCTACTTCTTTAACGATTGCGCATTTTCCGAAATTTGAGAAAACCTTGAATTCTACAGTAGTTCTTTCCACTAGGTACTCCTTATAAGTAAAAACTCCCCCACCTTAGAGATGGAGGAGTTTTAGATTTTTAGGACTCAGGAGAATGCTTGGTAGCGTATTGCTTTACGACAGACTCTTCTACGTTACGAGCTCCTACATGACCCTTGCTATTGACACATTGCCAAGTACCATCTGTAAAGGAAATTCGCCAACCGTTATAGTCATAGGGCTTAAGAGGAAAGTTTTCGTGTCCCATTTATACTCCTTCTCTCGTTGGTTGATACGTAGAGTCTAGCAATTGTGGTACTACCTGTCAAGACCCGCTAGATAGGTTCTCATGATGTAATTCCAGCGAGCATCGTGAAGAGCGTTGTGATCACCCTCTAGTTGTGCTGGATAAGCAGGGTTTCCTAGTCTATGGAGTTCCTGACGTAGATCGTTGGTCCACATTGGCATATCTTCTGGTAGATCCAACATTCTTCCAAAGAGCTGACTCAGAACTACGTGATCGTATGCCGCATACCATGCCCATAGTTCTGGAATACCTTTTTCAGTACAGAATTCTCTTACTTCCTTGGCAATCTGCTCTCTGGGCTTTACATGCTTCCAGTCAGGATGGAAGGTATCCCAGGATACTAATCCATCTGTTATCTTTACTGGGAGATAACGAAGAACATTCTTACGTAGCCAATCATTTTTAGCTGCTCTTACCATTACTCCCATGTCATGAACTACTGCATAATACTCTTTACCGTCTTCTCGAACCATACCAATGGAGATTAACTCGATAGTTTCTCCATCATCGATAAATTCGGTATCGTAATCAATTTTCATCTGTTCTCCCAACCCACGGGAATCTTACTGTGATCCTGTACCCAAGTGGAGTATTCCTGCTTGGTCATCTTTATATAGGTATACAGGCGATCATTACTGCTCCCGGCATGCCAGGCGTCTATCTTGTCGTCAATAACTTCATTGAGTTCAGCTATACGATTATCGGATCTACTCACTTCTTCTCCTTATTCTCCCTTGCGATCATATATGCGTTATGAATTTCTGCCAGTTCCCAGAAGGTCAGACCGAAATAGTCTACAAAATCCCTATCCGAACCGCTGGCATGCCATTCGGCGTACATTTTATCTGCTTCTTCTACTGTATAGCTCACAATTTATCCCTCAAAAAGATTAGATACTCGAAATCGGGCTCGTCTAGTCCGATTCTGGGGCTTATTGGCATGATTCTAGCTGTGCCTGAGCTATTTTTAGTCAAATAGTCCAAGTCTTTCTTCATAACTTCATCATCAACCCAGATATATGGAGTATTGGGTCGATTCTCGTTCATCCATGAAGCGATTCTCTTGGTTTTCCAGTGAAGTTTCTCTGGATTATAGGTATCTTTGTCTATCCAGTCAATGACTGGTAACTCTGGGAGACCAATATGTGGACCGATCCACACGTTGGCATCCTCCTCCCATGTGGTAGCCCAGATGACCTCATACCCCAGAGACATGATTCTCGGCCCGTGAAGGGGGTTTAGCCAGACTTTCAGAGGCTTGGTGGCTACCCAGCCCGTTGGGGTCATCCGATGCGTCTCATAGCCCTCTGGGCGCTTCGTAGGTTTGGCCGCGTAGGGATTAAGTGGACCGTCTACATCCAATAAAATCACTGGTTTATTAGAAGCTTCCATACTTAACTCTCTCCTCGTTACACCAAGTATGGATGGCCACCAACTTCCCATTTCTTATGGCTTGTGTGACCATCTTCTTGTCTTTTTGCCACTTTTCGATCGACATTGAACAATAAGAGCAGTTATATCCCTTGGGGATAGTCATTGTGCGCTTTAGTTGCTCTTGCCAGTCGATCGGGTAGAGTGTATCTCCCTTCATGTTATTACAGCGTTTATGTGTCAACTGAATATTTTCCCGGCCGTTTCCCCCACCTTGAGAGCGGGGGATAATATGGTCCCGGGAGGCTTCTTTGAGTTCTACGTATCCTCCGCACAAGGCACAGATACCTTTGAAGTCTGCGTGTATCCGTGCCAGTGGTTTAGAGTAGTAAGAACTTTGATTTCTACTCATCCGGTTACTTTCCCTTGCATTGATCCCGATATTGTGATTCTGTACCATTAGGGTTGAAATACAACCAGTTTCTCAGTTTTCCCCAGCATTCTACAGTCAATTCATGCTGCACAGGATGTCCGGGTACCAGACAGTAACCCTTCTTACCGATTTCCATTGATCTCTCAAAACTCATGTACTTTATCCTTAGTTACTAGTTCCATACCCCTTGAAGACTACTGTACCAGGGAAGCTCTGGGATTACCAGGGGTTGACAGGCTGTACCCCGATCTGTATACTTGTCTTTTATATACATAACTAATAATTCTATCTACTCTTAACTAATAATTATTTCTTTTACTATTAACTTTATTTATCGGAGGTATATTATGACTAATCCTAGTAAGGCTATGTTATCCAGAAGTGTAAGACTACCTAAGAGTCTTATTGAAGAACTACAGAAGCAAGCAGAACTTAAGGATATTGGCATTACCGTACATATTCGAGAGGTACTAGAAGCATATGTGAGTACTTCTAGATTGATTGAAGAAATTTGGACTTCTGAGGCACTTTCAGAGAATGTATGATCTTATTCATACAAGGGTATATCAGTGATTTATTAGAAACTTTGAGGAATAATGTCAGAACTTAGAGATACCTACCACACCCTCTGGAACCAATTACCTGGTACAGTTCCTACTGCTGGTTTTGCTACAGAGAAGGATGCCAAGTTCTATATAGAAAGAGATCTTGATAGAAAGATCTCTTTATTGCAGATAGCTGCACTTATTGAAATTGTGGAGAGACTAGGGGAAAAGCATGTTGACACAGGAACAGGAAGTAATTAGACTACTCGTAGTTGCTCTGCACAAACTAGGTGGATCCATGGATGTGGATCAGACACTGCTTGACAATCTGGGCTTCCAACAGATAGTGTGGAACCACCACGCAGATATGGCATACACTACAGTATCGGTCAAGTCTGGTGAAGTGCTTATAGCATCTATTGACAATGACGTGGTGGAGGTAGTACTGTAGTGGGAACAAATAACGTTTCGGGGGAAAAGCAATGCTTCTTTAAGACTTGCCGTATTCCGTATACTACTAGTATCGAGTTTCGTGATCAATTTATTCAGGTATGTCCTGAGCACGCACTACGCTACGGTACATCTTACGAGAAGAAACTTGCATCTAAGAAGTAGATATGCAATAATGATTAAGCCTCCTTTCAAAACTCTAGAGACACCGAATCGTGAGATTGTCGATCTCTAGAGCCCCGGGCACGGGGAAGATGGTAATCCGCCTGCTTTGGGAGCAGGATGAACTCGGTTCGATTCCGGGGTGCCCGACGTGTTAATATGTGCCGTTGCATGTGGCAACGCAACTCCCTCGCAAGGGGACTGGGGTCATGTCCGGATGGGTTCGAATCCCTGCATATTAGCTTTAACTTGAGTTATAAATCACGTATAGACATCACTAAACACACAGTAAGTAGGTTCAATGTTTACCTGCAAGAATTGTGGTGAAGATATCAGAAACGGCAGTTCTACTGTTTATATGAATGGAAATCATCCAATACTCTGGGTACATGACCTTGGTGGCTCTTCCATATGCGATCCGCAATGGAAGTATAGTCCTAGAGCAGAACCTCAAAACACAACAGATACGATGCTAAATACAAATTAATAACTCTATATGGGCATGTAGCTTAGTTGGTAAAGCGGTGGGTTGAAGCCCCGCAGTCGTCGGTTCAATTCCGAACTTGCCCACATTAAACTTTGGAGAGATTATGGCAAAGAAGAATGATACACCCAAGGATCTTCCGGTCCTTATGCCTACTGGCAAGCGTCCTTCTTTGAAGGAACTGGCAGATACCGCTAAGATTGATCCAGTAGTAGATCGTCTTATCACCGATAAGAATATTTCAGTATCCGCGTTTAACTCCTCAATTTAATAGTTTTGCCTGATTAGCTCAGCGGTCAGAGCGCGGGACTCATAAGCCCGTGGTCATCGGTTCGAATCCGATATCAGGTACTGCGCGGATAGAGAAACGGTGTCTCGCGAGCCTCATAAGCTCGAAAGTAGTGTGGGTTCGACTCCCCCCTGCGCCACCACTTATCCTTAGGGATTAGTAGATATATCGAAAGATAGAAGGTTACTGTACACCCTTATACGAGTACAGTACTCTGGGGACTAAGCAGATTACTAAGATCTGGCTGACTAGGAGTATAAACTAGGAGGCCCACTAAAACTTTATCGTCCTCCGGAGGCACGACGTTAAACTACCTCCACCTGCGGATATTGCATAATGGTAGTGCCCAACTCTTCCAAAGTTGAGGCGCGGGTCCGATTCCCGCTATCCGCTCCAATCCCGATTCGTATAAAGGCATTACGCTGCTCTCTGGAAGCAGTCATCGAAGTTCGAATCTTTGATCGGGAGCTTTAGTACGTGGAGCAACTGCATTCCGTCTGGTTCACAGCTTTGGCAGACAGGTAGATGCATAGCGTTGACACAATACCTTAGCGGGTATAGGCTATCAAGGACATAAGCTGAGAGATAGCGCGTACTATTTAGTTTTAGTAGGTCTGGGTAGTCTGCTAGCGACTGTAATCGGAGCCACCCTTTAATATGCGAGGAACGAGCTTTCCCTACTAATTTAATCCCCTGTGGTGTAAAGGTAGCACCGGAGCCTTTGGATCTCCTAGTCTTGGTTCGAATCCCGGCAGGGGAGCTTTTCGTATGTATGAGCAATTGGAAGACGCGACCATCTAGAATGGTGCACCCGCCTGGGTATTAACGGATGTGGGTTCAAATCCCACCTTACGAAAACTTTACTAACTTAATCTTATGAGGTACTATCATGGCAGAAAAGAAGAAAGCCGTTAAACATGTAGGTTTTAAGAATGCTGAGAAGAAAGTAGAATCTGAGGGCTATTCAAAGAAATCCGCAGGTGCTATTATCGCATCAGCTTCTCGTAATGCTTCTTCTGCTGAAAAGAAAAAGAACCATAAGCTTAATAAAGTAAAAGGCTAAACTATAGGAGGCAAACTATGGGGTATTACTCAACATTTGAAGTTATTGATACTGATATTCAGGATATTGTCGATATTCTAAATGATGTATTAGAGGACACTGCGCACCCCGGATGGGTTACTTATAGTAACGAGGAAGTTCACGGTTGCGGCTCCACTAAATGGTACGACTGGATAGAGGATTTGGCACTCTTCGCTACCAAATATCCTGACAACTTTCTTGTCATCGAGCGTTGTGGTGAAGAGTCTCCAGATATGTCTAGAGCAATTGTCCGTCATGGTACTGTGCGGGAAGTTGAGCCCGAGATAGTATGGCCTGAATATTGATGGTATTCTCCTATTAAGATATGTGACACTTAATAGGAGAATATTTTTATGCCAAAGCAAACAAAGTCTGAGCAGATTGATATGCTTCAAACAGAGTTAAAAGAAGCTCAAGCTATCATTCGTACTAAGACTAATAGAATAGACGAACTTCATAGTCAAGCTGACGATTTCATGGGTATAATTAGCGATCTAAATGCTGAGATTGCTAAACTTATTCATACTCCTGAGTTCGCTGCTGATACAGAGTCTGCATTTGACAGAGGACGTCAGGATGGAGTACGCTCTCTCGTATACTCGGCACAAGGCAAGCTAGTAGATATGCAGAAGGAGATTGAGGTACTTGTGCAATCCCTGGTTCGCAAGTATAGTAGAGACATGAGTTGGGATCTGTTCCATGGCGGTTATCCTTCTAGCGAGGAAGTAAAGCTACCAGATACAGACTTCACCAGAAAGCTACTAGACAACGCTGAGAAGTTGTAGTACAGTAGTTAATACGAGCCCGCAAGGGCTTATCCTCTCGTAGTGTATTGGTGTAGCACGGCACCCTGTCACGGTGTAAGGGCCGGTTCAATTCCGGTCGGGAGGACGTATCCGGTTAGTGGAATAGTCATCCGGACACATGCGAAAAGCTATGAATTGCATGTCGGCATAGAAGTGGCGCAGACAAGGGAAGGGCCACCAGCGAGGAGAACCAGTCGAAAGGCTGGGCACAAGGGATGAGACTCGCACTAAACTTAATAATGCTCGATTGGACTAGCGGTTATGTCGCTTCCCTCTCAAGGAAGAGATCACGGGTTCAAATCCCGTATCGAGTACAAGGCTATAGGTTCAGAACCTTAATTGGTGCCGGAATTCTGAATAGGCATCCTATGGCTTCATGCCGCTGTTACTCTGTTGGTAGGGGTGCCCTGGTTTTCACCCAGGATGTCAGCGCCGGTTCGATTCCGGTCAGCGGTACTTCATTAATTTAATAACTTTCCTATACAATAGACTTATGCTATAGCGAGCATTTCTATTTTCCTAGGAAAGGTATTCCCATGGCTTTTACTTATACTATTGTTAAGGCTGATGCACTAGCCGTTAACGATCAGGTTCGTGCGGCAGTTATGCAGGACGGTCACTGCTACGTATTTCCAGTCCCTACAACTTCTGGGGCAACATTTCCCACCACTGTACGTTCTATCACTAATCTAGCTGCCGGTACTCCTGGTGCTGGTGGAACTGATGGACTATACAGTGTGCAGCTAAATAACGCTTCTGTATTTGCTCTACCAGTTGATTTCGTTATTAACGATAATAACGACTTCATCGTTAAGGCAACAGGTACTGCTCCGTAAGTCTTGAAGGTTGGCCACTAACCTGATATAGTGGCACTTGCCCCTATAGCTCATGTAGGCAGAGCAGGACTCTTGTAAAGTTCAGGCGGAGGGTGCAAGTCCTTCTGGGGGCTCTTGATTTAAAATCAACTGGTCTGCTACACTAATATCTATGAACACTTGTAAATACTGTAATTTAGATATAGATAGCAGATCAGTTAAAATCTACTGTAATAATATTTGTCAGCAGAAATTTCAACAGGCTGAGAAAATAAAACTATGGTTAGAAACTGGTAAAGCTTACGCAGGTTCACATAAGAATCATTATGTTCGTAATTATGTAGCAGATGAGCAACAGCATCTTTGTGATATTTGTAGTTTTCCAGATTCATGGAATAATATGGACCTAGTTTTTGTATTAGATCATATTGACGGGGACTCTAGTAATAACTGGAGAACTAATCTTAGATTAGTTTGTCCTAACTGCGATAGTCAGTTGTCAACGTATAAAGCTAAAAATAAAGGAAATGGACGACATTCTAGGCGGGAACGTTACGCAGAGGGTAAGTCCTATTAGATTTAGGTTATGCACAGTAACACCTGGCACGGTGGTCTTGAAACCAAAGGTACTTCCGGGGTATCGTTGAAGGGTCAAGAGATAATCCGATTAAACGCTGAAGACCTGTGTATCGAGACCGGTGTATGAACCGTCATCTCGATTATGCTCCAATATCCCAGCGGCTAGAGGACGCAAGCTCAAACCTTGTGTGTCGTGGGTTCGAATCCCACTTGGAGTACGTAATATTTAATGCCCGCATGGTGAAATCAGGCAGCCACGATTGACTTAAAATCAATTGTCTTCGGACGTGTCGGTTCGAGTCCGACTGTGGGCACGAGCTTTAAGGAAACCGTTGGGCATGACAACGGAACCAATTTTGCCCGTGTGGCGGAACTAGGCAGACGCGCCTGACTTAGGATCAGGTTCTTCGGAGTGCAGGTTCGATTCCTGTCACGGGTACGTTAATAAATCCTACAAGGAGGCAACCTTATGGATATCTTGGGGACTCTTGGTCCTTGGCTTCTTCTTATTATCATTGGTGGTTTTACTATCTTTATGACTCAGAAGAAGGGTTGGAAGTGGCAGCAGATTATCGCTGGAGTTTTACTTCTAGCAGCACTCTACGGTAACTTTCCTTCATTACCTCAAAGTATCAATACTGGACTGAACAGTATCGTTACATCCTTTGAGAAAGGTAAGTAAAGCCTTCGGGCTATAGGGAGCGCACTGGGTGCGGGACACTCTCCAAAAGTATCCTTGCGGGGTTCGATCCCCCGGCTCCCTGCTTTTCCTGTAGAATAGCTAAAGAATTAGTTATTCTACTATAAGGAGCACAAATGGCACTTATGCCAAATGCAACTTGGATCGGCCCAACTCCTAACCGTTACATTGGTGGGATGACAGCCTATCACGTTGTAGTACTACACATTGAAGAAGGAACTGACGCGGGTTCCCGCGCATGGTTCACAAATCCAGAATCTCAGGCTTCCGCCCATTTCTTAAATCCCAAGAGTGGTCCTCTTGAGCAGTTAATCGACTCAGATGACGCATCTTGGGCTCAGATGGCTGGAAATCATATTGCTATCTCTGTTGAGCATGCAGGAAATGCAGGAGATGACCTAACACCTTCTCAGCTTGAGAACGACGCACAGCTTCTAGCTTGGGCTCATTTCACTCATGGTATTCCACTTCAGTCCACTGATGATCCTAACGGATTTGGGTTGGGTTGGCATGGAATGGGTGGAGACGCTTGGGGTGGACATTTCGGATGCCCTGGAGAGCCTATAAAGGCTCGTAGAGACGCTATCGTAGCCAGAGCGGCACAGATCCTAGGACAGGCTCCAACAGGCGCTCCCAGCCCCTCTCCAGCCCCTCAGGGACCCGGTTTCCCGGGTGAGTACCTATCTGTACAGTCTCCTATGCTTCACGACAACAATGTTAGAGTGTGGCAGCAGAAGATGCACGACAGAGGCTGGACAATCAGCGTTGATGGATGGTATGGTAATGCTTCAGCAAGTGTTTGCCGTCAGTTCCAGTCTGAAAAGGGATTGACAGCGGATGGTATTGTTGGACCTAAGACATGGTTCACGACCTGGAATTCTCCAGTAACGTAAGACTTGACACTACTCCCGCCTAGTGCTACAGTAGTGAATACGCCGAACGGAAGTATAAACAAAGATTTAGAACACTCCTAGTAGGCTTTAATCCCGCATAGCTCAATGGCAGAGCACGTTATGTTAAACTATAGTTATGAATAATGACTATATGAAAGTTTATATGCAACAGCGTAGGAATAATCGACGTGCTACACTAACAGAGCTTGCAGGAGCTATGTGTCAACTCTGCCCTTCAGTTGAAGGGTTAGAGTTTGACCATATAGACAAAGCTACTAAGCTATTCACTCTAAGTGGAGCTGGGCTGGATAAGGCTTGGCAAAAAATACTTGACGAACTTGCCAAGTGTCAGCTACTATGTAGTGAGTGCCACAAAATTAAAACTAGTATTATGGTAGATCACATAGGTGGTCATAATAAAATTCTAGAACAAGATCTACTGCATGGTACTGCACGAATGTATACCCTTAAAGGGTGTAGATGTAGTATGTGCAGATTGGCTAAGAAACGCTATCGTAATAAGGAAATTCTTATTAATGAATTAGCATCTTAGCGGTATTCTCACGGGGCAGCTATTGGCAGCTGCAACGGTCTGTTAAACCGTCACCCTACTGGTTCGATTCCAGTCGTGAGAGCTTGTAGGAAGTCTTAGACATGGGCTACGGTTCAATTCCGTAACAATGCTGGTGGGTGGTTGATCGCCACATGCCTTCTAGGTGCGAAACCTAGAGCTTCCTCATTGACTTGACAGCGATGCGTAGATAAGAGATACTTCAAGGGAACCCTTAGTCGTAGGTTCGAATCCTACCCGGCCGAACACTTCGGTTGGTAGCTCAGCGGTAGAGCAGGGGTAAGTAAAATTCTTTTATCGCTTCTTTCTAGCTGTCTTATAACTTAAGAGCCGATGCGTAGATCAGGGGTTACTTCCTCACTAATTCAAATGGTTGGGCCATAGCGCCCGTCTCCTCAGATCGCTTTTTCTAGGCCCTTACGCTAACTTAATTTTTCTACCCGATGCGCAGTTAACAGTTACTTCCTTCCAAAATATAAGCACTGTTAACGACTTTTTCTAGGGTGGATCTCAAATTTCAGTTCCGATGCGAAGGTATACTGGTTACTTCCCACTTGAAATGAGAACGGGAGGGTTTGAATCCCTCAAGGTCCACTCAGGGCCTGCATGACGCCAGTTAACACCAGAAGCCGCTATTTCTAGGAACTTATTTTTAATCCTCCCCATTGTCCGAGTTTTCTCGCACTAATGGGGTTTATTTTTCTCTAACCATGTACCACGATAAAGGAGGCAATACAATGGCTAAGTTCAATCAGGTAGTTAAGACAGGTGTACAGTCCCCTATTAAGACTACAGTTAAGACTGTAAACGCTGATGGTTTCGCAGCATTTCAGAGGGATACCAAGTCAGAGCTGTTCCTCCTGGCAGTATCCAACTTTGTTGGGCAGGATATGTTCTATGAGAATGCAAAGAACCGTGATGACCGTTTTGCCAAGCTCTGCCAGGCAGTAGCTGTGCAGGATTCCGACTGGTTCCGCAAGTTCGTGGGTTGGCTCCGTAATGGTGCTCAGATGCGTTCTGCGTCCATCGTAGCGGCTGCTGAGGGTGCTAAGGCACTTCTAGACGCTGGCGCGGTGAATGGCTCTCCTAGGGCCCTTGTAGCGGCTTCTATGGCACGTGCTGATGAGCCTGGTGAGTTCCTGGCATACTGGACTTCTAAGTATGGTAAGAATCTGCCTCAGTCGATTAAGAAGGGTGTTGCTGATGCGGCTAACCGTCTCTACAACGAGTACTCTCTTCTTAAGTACGATACGGATTCCAAGGGGTTCCGTTTTGCTGATGTTCTTCAGCTTAGCCACGCTAAGGCAAAGGATGCAAAGCAGAACGACCTTTTCCACTATGCACTGAACCGTCGTTATGGTAAGGAGCACGTTATTTGGCATCACAATGCGCAAATTCCATTGAATCTTCCTATGATTGACATTCGACGTTTTATTATGGATCTTCCAGTTAATAAGCGCCGTGACTACCTGTCAAAGGCTCCTGAAGCCTTTAAGAGTGCGGGTATGACTTGGGAGGCTCTTGCAGGATGGCTTCAGGGTCCTATGGATGCTCAGGCTTGGCAGTCAGTTATTCCCAACATGGGTTATATGGCACTGCTTCGTAACCTTCGTAACTTCCAGGAAGCGGGCGTGGATACTAAGGTATTCAAGTCTGTGCTGACTAAGCTATCCAATAAGGATGAGGTTGCAAAGTCTCGTCAGTTCCCTTTCCGATTCCTGTCTGCCTACCAGGCAAATCTGGGTAACCTCAAGATTGCTGCGGCTCTCGAAGAGGCACTAGAGTCTTCTCTTATTAACGTTCCGGCGCTATCTGGTAAGACTTTGATCCTGGTTGACCGCTCTGGTAGCATGTTCTGGAGCAATGATGACAAGATGAACCTGACGCTTGCCGATCAGGCAGCGATCTTCGGATCCTCTTTGGCACTGCGTGCTGAGAGTGCTACACTGGTCCAGTTCGGCTCTAGCTCCTCTGAGATCAACTTCCGCAAGGGAGATTCTGTTCTCAAGTTGGTCAAGGACAGTTTCATTGGGATGGGTGGCACAGCTACAGATCGTGCTATCAAGGCGCACTTCAAGGATCATGATCGTGTTATTCTCATCACTGATGAGCAGTACAACTCTGGTCATGCTCCTTCTGTACCTAAGGGCACTCCGATGTACACGTGGAACCTTGGTGGATACCCGGCTGCTCAGGCAGAGTCCGGTAGCAACAAGAAGCACACATTCGGTGGCTTGACTGACAAGGCATTCAGTATGATCCCTATGCTTGAGTCTGGTCAGTCTGGCGTTTGGCCTTGGGATCTGGTAGAGTAGTTTTTACAAGATAAGGGTAAGTCTTTTCTAGAGGGAACCCTTGGGTACAAGATATGCTGAGTACAGATAGGCAAATGCTTGTAAACTGATCCTCCACCATCTGATTTGGGGGATGCCTCTAGGAGTCTTGGGCTTGTAGCTCCAATTGGAAGAGCAACTGATTTGCACTCAGTAGGTTGTCGGTTCGAGTCCGACCTGGTCCACTCCTGTACAGAAAACTACAAGGAGGCAAAATAATGGCTAAGAACTACGTTAAGATTAATGGTATTAAGATTGGTCCTCCAGCACCCGGTGGCTGGACTGCTGAGGATGTTGCTTCTTGGAATTTTGATGAGAACGGTACTCCGCGCAACCATAATCCTACGCGTTGTCAGTATGTAGGTGGACTTCTCACCAAGAGTCGTTGTACTCGCGATGCTGAATCTGGAAATGCCTACTGTTCTCGGCACATTGGCAAGGGTGCCTAAGTTAAACAGGCGCGAAAGCGCCTTATGCTCCGCAAGCATTAAGGTGATGTAACTGGCTCTTACCCAGTGGAACACGGTTCGATACCGTGGCGGAGTACAACACGTAGTTGCAACTACGTATAGGTGTGTTGGGGTTCAACTCCCAGTGGTAAACAACACACTGATTTGCCCCCTTAGCTCAATGGTAGAGTACCGGACTTTTAATCCGTGGAGTTGTCGGTTCGAGTCCGACAGGGGGCACATGGATGAAATATATGAATTTGGCAGTAAGGTCGCCTTTAGGTGTTCTGGTTGTGGTAAGACTGAAGGTGGCTTTATGGATAGAGTAGCAGCCCAGGTAGCTCTACGCTTACATAAGATTGGATGTAAGAAAAGTTGACAGTACCCATTGCTGGTGATTTTGGATTAGTACCAATTAAGGGAACTACAGGTTTTCTTATACGAGTTGGTCAATGGCTCAATGGTGATGGCTTTAAGAACTATGAGCATGCTTTTGTATATATTGGTGACGATAAGATAGTAGAAGCTGAACCAGGCGGAGCTAGAGTAGCAGACCTTAGTGAGTACGATGGTCGTAGTGTCCTCTGGAGTACTGACAAGGTACAGTTGACCGATGAGCAGAGAACGGCCGTCGTAGGAGCGGCACAGGGCTTTGTAGGGGTACCCTACAGCTTCCTTGACTACCTACTCCTGGCTCTTAAGCGACTGCACATCTCAGTACCGATTTTGAACAAGCGTGTGCTAGAGTCCAAGCATCTTATCTGTAGTCAGCTAGTAGCTGAAGCTGAGGCAGTGGGAGGTATATTGCTAACGAGCAAGCCAGCGTATACAGTAACCCCAGCAGATCTAGCCAATATAATCGCGTAATAAACAAGGAGGCAACCATGTTTAATAAGCTTTTCAAGTCCAATACAATCCGAACCACTACCACAACTGTTATTGCATCTGGCAATGGTGCAGTAGCTGCTGGTGGGAGTATCACTGTTATTGGCAGCGGTAATCAGGTTGTAGGATCCGGCGCATATGGTAATGTGTTTACTACAGCTTTTAGTAACAAGGCTCTTCGTAGTGTGACTCTTCGATTTGGAGATACTACTAAGGCAGCTGTGAGTCTCAATAAGTCTGCTAGTGTGTCTCTGACTAAGAAGGTTGCCGATTCTGTGGCATCCCTCAGTCGTGGAAAGATTATGGGTATCCGTATGGATGTTCTTGCTTTTATTGATGCATCAGGTTCTATGAACTATCTTTACAATAACAACACTGTAGATGATGTCACTGAGCAGGGTTTGGCGCTAGCTATGACTATTGATGAGGACGGTGTTATTCCTACTGGTACCTTTGGCTCTAACTTCTCTTGGCGAGCTGATGTTACTCAGAATAACTACCAGGGTGTAGTTACCCGGGAGAATTTCTTTACAGGAGGTTCTACTAATCTTTCCGCTGCTCTCGCCTCTTTGGAGGAGGCAGCCAAGAAGGCTACTAATCCTATTTATGCCATGATCGTTACTGATGGCGCTCCGAATGATCGTGTGGATGTTGTAAAGCGCATTCGCCGCCTGTCTCAGTATCCTGTCTTTATCAAGTTCCTTGTTGTGGGCAATGATGCTCGTGCTTGGAAGTTTGTTGAGGATGACTTGAATAATATGGATAGTAGTCTGCGACTGGTGGATAATGTAAACTCCCGTAGGATCCTTAATCTTAACGAGTTGACTTCTGAGAAGTTTGCAGATCTTCTTACCGAAGAGTTGCCCGAGTGGGTTGATGCAGCTAAGGCTGCTGGTCTGCTTGTATAGTATTAAGTAGCCCTTTGGGGCTATATGTCACCGTAGCTCAGGGGATAGAGCACTTCGCTACGAACGAAGGGGTCGGGGGTTCAAATCCCTCCGGTGACACAGGGATACCTAAACCATGTTGAGACGCACCCTAGAAAGCCTTAATATATGGTGGCTCCGCCAGAGGCCATAATGATCTGGTTTTATACTTCAAGCACGGAGGTTTACTTGTCTCGTACTTATAGCCATCGTCCTCATTGGGTTAAGCTAAACGATCCTAAAACACCTACTAAAGAACGTCATCAGCACTACGTAGTAAAGAAGGAAAAAGTAGGAGAAGAATTAGTAGAGACGTATGCATGGCGCCGAGATTTGGATATGCCAAAGCATACATATACAAGAGCTATCTACTATCGATGGACTGAGCAAGTTCCCTGTACTATTGACATTCCAGAGCATAGCTGGCAAGATCGCAGTAAGTATCCTGATAAGCTGTGCGATAAACGACTACTATTTACTGTAGGCTGTCCTTGCTGCTCTCGCCGCTACACGAAGCGCTTGACCAACGGAGCTAGACGTAGTAAGGTTAACCAAGCAATGAATAGTGCAGTACGGGATCTGGGCAAGTGGATACTTCTACCAGATGATGTTATTGCGTATGATGAAGCTTGGGATGATGTTGACATCAATCCTGTTAGCAAGTACGATAGTCCTTATTGGTGGGACTAGCCCGAAAGGGTATCGCCTCTGTAGCTCAAGGGATAGAGCAAGCGGTTTCTACCCGCTAGGTTGGGAGTTCGAATCTCTCCAGGGGCACGTAAGAACCATATCGATATAATAATCTGGAGGCTATAAATGGGTATCTTCAATCGTGGTGGTGGACCTTCGGGTACTCCTGCGGAAGAGGATGACACAGTTATCGGTGTTCGTGGTTCGGCCGCTAATAAGGGTCGTGGTAAGGTAACAGCAGAGCGTACTAGATTTGGTGACTCTACTGTGGATGTAACTTGGGAGAATGGTACTAAGGGAACTTATGCCCAGTGGGAAGTTGCTGGTACTAACATCTAAGTAAAACGGGGCGAAAGCCCTTATGCCCGCTTAGTTCAATGGGAGAACAACGGTTTTACACACCGTTTACGGGGGTTCGATTCCCTCAGTGGGTACGCTTTAATGGGGATCATCTGGATTCGACTAGCTTTAAAGCCGCATGTCGGACAGGCTAGGAAGGGGGTTCAAATCCCCCGATCTCCACTTTGCTACCAGACCTAAATCACAAGGCGTGGTAACGCTCTGCAAAAGCGTTGGTTCGGAGTTCGACTCTCCCTGGTAGCTCTTTGGAGATGTGGCTGAGTCTGGTCTAAGGCGCTTCACTGCTAATGAAGAGACTCCGAAAGGGGTCCGCAGGTTCAAATCCTGTCATCTCCGCATTAAGGAGGAAATATGATGCAAGTAACAAGAGACGTAGAAATTATGTGTCTATGTGGTAGAAAGAAGACAGTAACTCTCACTTATAGAGATACTACTGATTCTTACTACAGAGAATTAGAGCATGCAAAGCAAACGTTTGCTAGAGCACATAATTGTCGAGCATAATAACTAGAAGGGCTATAATGGCTAAGCAGTTCAAGCAGGATCAGGAAGTCAAGGTTGCCAGTGCCTATAGGGGTAAGATCCTGGGTAAGGATTGGAATAATGACAGTCTGTATCGTGTAGAGCTTTTGGAAGGTCCACAAAAGGGTAAGGTCATTAGCTATACGGTAGATATGCTAAAGTAAGTAGTAAGGGGCTTCGGCCCACCTGGAAGCGTCGCATAGTGGTCTAGTGCAGCGTCTTGGAAAGGCGCCAGGGTATCCACTCCCTCATGGGTTCGACTCCCATCGTTTCCGCTTTACAATGGAGGATCTAACACCGGTGGCGTGGCAGGGTCTTGAAAACCCTACGGTGTAAAAGCCGTGAGCGTTCGAATCGCTCATCCTCCGCTTTATGGATAGGGTCGTACTAAGGCCAAGTACAGGGGTGCGGTAAGCATCTTGTCCGACGGGACAATGGAGGTTCGAATCCTTCTCTATCCACTTTCCTCCTATGGCCAAGTTTGGTAACGGCGCCCGTCTTATAAGCGGGAGATGCGCAGGTTCAAATCCTGCTGGGAGGACTTTATAACTAAATACCCGGAGATCATATAACGGTTATTATGGCGCTCTGATAAAGCGCTCACGGGAGTTCGACTCTCCCTCCCCGGACTGTGACTATAGCTCAATGGTAGAGCGCCGCGTTGTGGTCGCGGTCATGAGGGTTCGATTCCCTCTAGTCACCCCTGCCGTAAGCACAGGGTGCAGGCGGGCCTGTAAAGCCCTTCCATGTGGGTTCGATTCCTACTACGGCAACTTTAAGCTCTATCTATTGATAGAGCTTTTCTTTTACCCTAAACTCGTACCACGAAGGAGTATGCATGATAGATCGAAAGTGCGACGCTGGAGGATATTGTAAGTGGAAGATTATAAGAGCTATAGATCCTTTTAGTAAGGAAGAGTTTATAGAGGTTGTCTGTAGTAAGTGCGGAGTCACTGGAGAGAAGTGAGGATAGTATGACGGAAGACAGAGAACCTAACACTACTCGGTGCACTCCATACTTCTAGCGGCTGCACACGGGCCGCTAAGGCTGTGTCAGAGGGGCAGGGACCTAAGACCATCACCCACCCCGTTACAACGCTCTCAGGGGCCCTTGCAGCCCCTCCTAGGGATAACGCTGAAGGTTACGTAGTCTACTTCCCCGACCTGGACTACCGTGTCAAGATCAAGTAGGGTGGGCCCCGATGATGTAACTACCATGGGTAACTAACACTAATGGCGGTCTAGCTGCTATTATCTAATCAGAAATAGCACTAGACCACTATTCTAAACTTATCTGTGACACTCACTTGGAAAACTTATGGGCCTTTTGGTTATAGGCTATTTTTCCATTTATACATAATCTAGACCATAAGTGAGTCGCAGATGACTATGCAGCCAGACCAGACCACATCTGAGAGATGGTCATGGGCTGTCCAGAGAGAGCTGGATGGCTTTCAGCGCACTGTGGATAATAAGTTCGCAGAATTGGCCAATCGAGTAGATAAGAGTGTAAGCACTGTTGAATATGTCGCTGATAAGCGAGCAGTAGATATTCAACGTGATAATATACTTCAACATATAGCCGATATAAAAAAAGATTTAGAAGACGAAATAAGAGAGCGTAAGCACGCTCATGAAGAGTATGTGAAATCCAGACAGTCTCAATTCCGCTGGTTTGTGTCGATGATCATAATCCCGGTAGTGCTAGGTGTCGTACAGCTGGTGATGTCCTCTAAGTAAGTCTTGACACAAAGATCTCCGTGGTATATTATCTTAAATGTGCCACGGAGATCTTATTTATAGAGAGAGGTAATATGCATATCCAGAGTTACGAGATGTTGGTTGATCTCGCAGATGGCTTTCCATATATCGCGGCGTATTTGGAAGACACAACCAAGGGTCGTAGAGCTGTAGTTACCCAACTCGATAACTGGGGATATACAGTATCGGAGAAGCTAGTAAGAAAGTATCGAGATAATCGTCTCAATGAAAACAATGTCATTCATATGACCGATTATGTAATTGAGCCGCTTACTACAGAGAAGCTTGAAACTTATAAGCCTTTGTTCTCTGATGGTACTGAGATGAAGATTACACAAGGCTCAGCTCGTGGATCTAGAACTATTGTGATCATGCCAGATGTACAAGCTCCATTGCACGATCAGAGTCTGGTGAATAAGTTTGTAGATTTCATCTATGACTTCCAGCCTAACGAAATTGCACAGGTTGGTGATTTCACCGACTCTACAGAGATCAGTCGTTGGGTTCGTGGAAAGAGGCCAGAGTTTGCAGGAGATCTGCGTAAGGGTTTCCTTGCCGGTCAGGATATTATTGATGATATCCGTGAGGTATTTGATGGTCGATTCCGTATTGTCAGATCTAACCACGATGACCGCCTAGAGCTGTATATCCAGAACTGTGCTCCTGGCCTTGCTTCTTTCGGAGATTATGAGCTAAGTTTCGAATCCTTGATGCGATTCAACGATTACGATGTAGAATTTATTCGCGACGGAATGGTTGAACTAATTAAGGATGAATGGATTATGGGACATGGCGATGAGGGATCCCTTTCTCCTCAGGCTGGTAAGACTGCATTCGGATTGGCAAAGAATAAGTTTGGTGTCAATGTTGTCTGTGGTCACACTCATCGCGCTGGTATGACTAGTGAGTCTTATGGCTATAATGGAGAGATTCGTCGTACTTTGACAGGTCTTGAGGTTGGTCACTTCATGGATATACGTCAGGCCAACTATCTGGATAAGAAGGGTGGAACTGCTAACTGGCAGCAAGCCTTTGGGATCCTGGAGACAATCAACGGAAAGACCTTCCCACATCTGATCACAGTTAATGATGGTAACTTCTCTTTTGAAAGCGTAATGTACTAAATGATTGCTCTCGGCTGCGCGTTTATAGTATTGATCGTCTTGGCCGTGAGTGCTGGGATGGCAGGTCTGACTATGGTAGCTCTAGGAGCTGTTGGTGTTCACGTATCTTTTTGGGTAGCTTGGGCTATCTATATCGTTCTTAGTGCAATATTTAGAGGAGCTACAAAGTAAATGAACTATACCCCGATGAACAATGTCACTGAGTTTCATGACAAGTTTCATAGGGACGGAAAGGGCCGCCATGAGCGGCCTATTTCTGTTTCTATACTCACATCCCGTCTACGTCTTATCGTAGAAGAATTTGAAGAAGTGGTTGACGCTATGGAAGGCTATACATTAGTTCTTAAGGAAAAGAATATAGAATCTAAAACTTCTCTACTAATGCATAGAGCCACTAAGGCACATCTAGCAAAAGAACTGGCAGATCTTCTTTATGTGGTTTACGGAACTGCCGAGGAACTGGGAATCCCCTTGGAGGAGATATTTATAAAGGTACACCAAAATAATATGGATAAAGTGTGGGATGATGGTACCGTGCACTACAATGACTTTGGTAAAATTATTAAACCACCTACCTACTCACCACCAGATATAGAAAGTATCCTCTATGCCTAAAGAAGAAATTCCGCCACATCTTCAAGCATGGCAAGAGGAGAGTTGGACATATCATGGAGGAACTTACCATGAGGATGCCCTTCCAATCTATACTGATTACTGTGTATTTCATGAGGGTAATCATTATCCAGGAGAAGATTGTCCTCATTTTGATCTAGAAGATGAACTGGGTATTATTCACGCACCAGGATGGACTGTCCTGGATAATAGAAACTAAGGACTAACATGACAGATCTATCCACTAATATTGGCTGGACAGCTCAGCATCCTACATTATTCGTTCATGATGAGGGTGAGCCGGGTCAAACATTCACAGAGGACCAGTTGCCTCACCCCGATGTACAGCGCGCATCAGGAATCGATCCTGTGCTTTATCGCTCTGCTCATGGTCTTATAGTGACTCCTGCTGAAGGACCAATGCCAACCTTCGTAGGTACTGAGACAGGCGTAGCGCCCCATGAGGCCATCCGTGTGAACGGTAACGTGGAATCCTTCATCAGTGTGCCAGCAGAGTCTGTAGCAGCCTCTGTAGAGCCCTCTGTGGACCTTACTGAGGTACCTGTAGAAGAGGTAGTTACTCAGTCTGTACCTGCTGAATAATTGCTCCACATATCCCGGCCGGTATCATAATAGGTACTGGTCGGGATATTTTTATTGAGGAGAGAGAATGGCGAGACAAAAAGTAACTAATAGAGTTCCACCAATCACATCTACTAGAAGAGCAGGCTCTGCGTGGGATAGAGAATTCTTAGGGCAGACAACTTATGGTAGACAAGAACAAACGCCTGTCAACTCCATAATCCCTAATAGAGGATCGTTTGGAGATGCACAGGCGCTACAAAATAATGTAAGACAGAGTCAGGATATTCTTACTGCTCAAGAAATACAAATGGCGCTGATAGGAAATGACAGACCACTTCTTCCCTATCAACCCACACCAACTATTAATCCAGGAAGACCTAGAACTCTGGCAGCTGGGTATGATGAAAGAACTCAGACTCTACGAATTAAGTTTCGTGATGGAGAGATCTATGAGTATTACCAAGTACCTCCTTCCGTTTGGTGGAAGTTTCAAAGAGCACAATCTCCCGGAAGATATATTAATACAGCACTCAATCGATATCCATACTCTCGTGGTCTACTATAAGGAATACTCTTGTCGCTAACTAGCACTACCCACGATCTAGGAAATTTCTTTTGGCACAGTATCCGGCTAAAGAAAGATTCTCCACTTATCCATAGATTTCCATCCCATGAACCAGAATCTCCTTTTCGTTGGTCCAAGTCTTGGATATTCAAACTACCCTTTAGTAATCGAGGAATAGTTATGGGTAGGTGGAGAAGTATTAAACGAACAGAAGAAGAAGCTCTCCTGGCAGCTCTAGCGGGTCGTGATATGGACCTACAAGAATTACCAGAAGAGCAACAGAATAATATTCGACATAACTCACTTTTGGAAACTAAATGAAACTATTGAGGCGTAAGGATTCTACTAGTAGTATCCAAAGTGACGCTACTAGAAAACTTCGAAGAGTAGCAGATATTGAGATACTAAGATGGGTTGATAATATCCACAGTGGTTTGGGAATGAACGTTCAAGAGCTACGAAAGTCTCTTGGTAATGCTGACCAATCCTTGATCTACTTAGAAGATATTCGTAGAGGAGCTTACTCCTTATTAGCCGCTATAGAGGTCATGGAAGAAAGAAGACAGATCAATTAGATAGTTGGGCTATTACTAATACAATAAAATACCCCAGTAGACCTATACCTGTAAGCAGTATCCCTATTATGAGACTACGCCAGATACGGTCGATAGTACGATTATTATTGAACCAGATCCCAAACCGGGTCTGGTCAATTTTTTGTCCTAGCCAATAACCTACAAAGGTGGCTAGTGCACTTTTCTCAAAGTCGTTCATGATATATCCCTATAGTAGAATGGCAGTATGTGAAATTATTTAGGAGAATAATATGGTTGATCAACTGGAAGACTATGAAGACCCATACGCTGAATTAGATGAAGAAGAAAAGGAAGCTTATAGAACTACTCAGGTAGAACTCGATCCCACCTCTCAGGCTTTTGTTGATGCACTTGTAGAACGTTTACTAAGATTCGCCGATGAACTATCTGGCCACCCTCTCTACGGGTACCAGAGACCTTTCGCAGCCAGGTTTATGGAATCTGTCATAATTAATGACGGGGCAACTATTACTGCACTATTTGCCAGACAGAGCGGTAAGACTGAGACAGTAGCAACGTCTATCGCTACTATGATGATTATGCTCCCCCGGCTGGCTAAGGTAGAGCCCTTTAACGAGTGGCTAGATCCTTTTAAAGAAGGAGTATGGGTAGGTGCCTTTGCTCCAGTAGATGACATGGCTAAGACACTATTTTCTCGTATCGTATCCATGCTTACTTCTGAGAAGGCTCAGGCCATTATGCTTGACCCAGCCATTGACGAAAGAATAAGGGGTCGCGGTTCAGAAATCAAGTTAGAGAGATGTGGATCTATAGTCCGTCGACAGACTGCACACCCTCGCGCTAGTATCGAAGGTAAGACTTACCATATCGCCCTTATTGATGAGTCTCAGGTTGCTGATCAGAAGGTAGTGGACAAGTCAATCAGCCCCATGCTTGCTTCTACTAATGGCACCTTGGTAATGACCGGTACCCCATCATACGAGAAGGGTGTCTTCTATAGAAATATCCAGCAGAATAAAAGAGAGTCATTAAGACGAGGTAAGAGAGTTAATCATTTTGAGGCTGACTGGAGAGAAGTAAGTAAGTGGAACACTAAGTATGAGAAGGCTGTAAAGCGTGACATGCTTAAGATGGGGTATGATTCTGATGAGTTCAAACTTTCTTATAGACTAATGTGGCTTCTAGAACAAGGAATGTTCACAACCTCCGAGCGTCTAGAGGAGCTAGGAGATAAGTCTATGGAAACAGTAAAGGCTTATTACAAGACACCTATTATTATAGGTATCGATCCTGGACGAAAAATTGACAGTACCATTGTTACTGCACTATTTGTTGACTGGACTAGACCAGATGAATTTGGCTATTATAATTGCCGAGTTATAAATTGGCTTGACCTTCAAGGGCAGGATTGGGAAACTCAATATCACAGAATTGTAGAATTCGTTTCGAAGTATAATGTATGGGCAATAGGTGTAGACGTTGGTGGAATGGGAGATCTCTTTATTTCCAGGCTACGAGTGCTTCTACCCCATGTGTCTGTTATCGATGTGTCTTCACAGAGACCTGCTCAATCCGAGCGTTGGAAGTATTTGAGAGATATGCTGGACCGAGGAAAGATCGGTTGGCCAGCCCACGCTAGAACTAAGCAACTAAAGACATATAAGAATTTTATTCAACAGATGGGCGATCTACAGGTAAAGTTTGAAGGACCTTATATGCTCGCTGAAGCTCCAAAGGAAGTCAATGCTCATGACGATTACTGTGATTCCCTTGCTATAGCATTGAGTGTTATTCCTGAAGGAGTTATGGAGTCAGTAGAGGTCAGTAATAATCCCTTCTACGATCGTAGAAGAAGCTAAATGGGATATCATAATATAAAGACCGGTCTTTAATTTAAGGAATTAATATGGCAGATTACGGATACAGTGAGGCAGGCAGCTCAGTTAATCTTGCTCCTACCCCTCGCTTCCCAGAAAGAGATCGTGGAGCGGTCAACTACGAAGACAAGATGGCTTCCAACCCATCCCGTCGTGGTCCCCTGCGCTTTGAGGAAGGTCTGGCAACTGATACCGATGTTCCAGATGACTTTACTCTTGGAGTAATGCAGGGTTATAGAACTGCTCCAGGTCGTCCAAATCACAATGCTAATGTATTTGAGAAGCCAGCAGCTGAGACAATGAAGGAAAGAGCCCATGTTGGTTCTGCTGCATGGATTGATTCTGCTGACATGCTTGGTGATTTCATGCACGGTATGAATGTAAACGCTAATGCTTCTCGTAGATTCGAGCAAGTAAATAGGGGTGAAGGTCGTAAGGAGCGTCTACATGGCGCTATTGTTAGTGACTAACTAAACTACTAAGGAATACTAAATGGCTAATTCTGATTTAACTAATCGTTTCACTTTTCATCCAGTCTCAGGACCAGCTCAGGCAGCTCTGTACGAAGAGGTTCGTGCCAAGGCATTAGAGCTAGCCCTGTGGCTGGATAGTATTGCTCCAGATAGCCGCGAGCTTTCTACAGCTATTACGAAGCTTGATGAAGTTGTCTTCCACACTAACGCAGCTATTGCTCGACACACCTAAGAGGAAGAATAGAAAAATACTATGACAGTCGTATTACCCATTACGGGATCCCCTAACTGGGATGTGCCGCTCGATAGTGCGTTGTTGGACTTACAGTCTCAGGCACAGGCAGCACAGACCACAGCCAATAGCGGTATAACATCCTTGTCTACTAAGGTGACCAAGGATGCGTTGGTTTACAATGTAAAAGATCATGGTGCTGTAGGAAATGGGGCTACTGATGATACAACGGCTATTCAGACTACTATCAATCTGGCAAGCGCTAGCGGCGGTATAGTATTTTTCCCCGTAGGTACCTACAACCTTTCAGCTTCTTTGACCCTCGCTAATAACATAATTTTGGCCGGATCAGGGCATACCACAACTATTCTTAAGCAGAATTCTACTTCTTCTGATGGATTTGTATTAGCAGACGCTGTAGGTATTCGTATTGAGAATATACGTCTTACTGGACCAGGATCGGGTACAGGTAGAGGAGTTCACTTTACAACGTCCATCTCTACCTCTACATCTTTTATATCTATGCAGGATGTAGTAGTGACGGCATTTGGTGGAGATGGTATCAATATCTCCCTACCGGTGTCTAGCCAGTTCAATAAGGTAATAACTACAAACTGTGGCGGCTATGGTTTTAATCTATTTGGTACATCCGTACCTACTAGCTATGGAAATACTCTAGACTCTTGTTATTCCTTTGGATGTACAACAGGTGGCTTTAGATTATTTAATGTGGCGTATACAACTCTTAATAGCTGTCTAAGTCTTTCCACTCTTACAGGCTATACAGTAGATACCTGTAAGGGTGTAGTTCTTAATGGTTGTGGGGCTCAGTCCTGCACAACTGGTATTAAGGTAAATGCGGGTACAGGTAATTCAATTATTAGTCATTTAAACTATGACAATAAAGGAATTGGTATCCAGGTTACTAGCAATGCAGTCACCATTGGAATATTCCAAGCTGTAGAAATTACTCCGCATGCTGGCGCTACTCACTTTATTCAGGTAGATGCTGGAAGCTTTGCCACTATTATTGGTATGAACTTTGTTACCGCGAATCTATTTACTGGAACTACTCAGATATTGGATGATGGTACTACTGGCGCTGCTACTATAAATGGCACTGCTCTTATCAATAACAACTTAAAGATAAATACTGTGGGTAATGGTCTTTTCGTAAAGGAAGGGACTAATGCAAAAATGGGAGTGGCCACATTAGTGGCTGGCACTGTAGTAGTATCTACGACAGCAGTTACAGCTAATAGTAGAATCATGTTAACTGGACAAAATACCAGCGGTACACCCGGATCTCTCGGAGTATCCGCCAGAACAGCTGGAACTTCTTTTACAGTGCTTTCTACGTCAGGTACAGACACACGTCAGGTAGCTTGGTTTATAATTGAACCAGCTTAAGGAATAAATAATCAAGTCTAATAAGGAGAACTAAATGAGTGTTGTAGCCAATTTTGAAGCAAAGCTTAAGGCTGTAAAGGGTAAGGTAGAAGGAGATATGAAGGATCTAGTTCTTTATATCGAATCTGTATTTCATCATATCCAAGCTTCTCATGTAGAAGATGTAGTAAAGAATGCAGTAGTATCTGATCTACATGCTGCTACTGTAAAGATTGACAATGTAGCCAACACTATCCGTATTGAATCGGATTTGGCAGATAAGGCCGTTGATGCTGCTGACGCCGCAGTTACAAAGGCTGTAAAGAAGAAGTAATTAATCCTATTAATTGGAAGTGAATAATGGCCGTACACTCATTCAACGGTACTCTAGTTGTTAGCACTGTTTCTGCAACAACTCTTACATCTTGGCAACCATTTGTTGCTGTCACTGTAGCTGCTTCTCCAGCCGGTACAGTTTGGGTAACAACTGATGGTTCTACCCCTACTGTTGGTGGAGCTGACTGTGAGGCAGTAGCTTCTGGTACAACAGTCGTTCTTAAGAACCTTCTACCTCGTCCAGAGCTTACAACTCTTGCGGACACCACTGGTGGAACCCAGCCAGGGAACACAGTGACATTCCCAGCTGCCGCTACTAAGGTCAATATGATCTCTTCAGTAGCTGCTGTATTCTCTGTATCCCTTTCTCAGAACGCCGGTTCTGCTACAGTTCTTTCCTAATCGGGGTAGCAGTGACTCTTTTCAATGACAGACGTGTCGCTGCACTTAAAGAATTATCAGATACGGCCAACGGCATCAGACAAGACAGTGTTAAGTCTGTTGTCGTTGGTCTTCCTGATGAACCTCTAGTTACAGGCGAACCCGCAACACAGACTACTTCTGTGGTTAATATGAGATAGGACTTTTTATGTCACGAACAACAAATGGAAGTACTGGTGTAAATACGGCTACTGCTGCTGGGCAGGCTCAGTGGTATGGCTCTGTTGCTATTAGTAATAGAAGTAATGTAACTACTCAAACAGTTTCATATCTATCTCCTCCATCCGGTTTAACTGCAACACCTACAGGTACTGGAGCTACAGTATACGGATACAGAGTATCCGCGCTTAATGCTAATGGTGAAACTTTAGCCTCTGCCGAAGTCACCTGTACTAACGCTGCGGTACTAGTTACTTCTACGGTATATAACACTATCGCTTGGAGTGCTGTATCCGGTGCAACGGGTTATAATTTATATGGGAGAACGCCTAGTGGTGAGTTAAGAATACTTACTAACTTTACATTCCTTAGCTATCAGGATGATGGTTCTGTTACTCCTTCTGGGGCATTACCTACATCTAATACTGCTGAAGTTGTTACAAATACCACAGCTGCACCCGTGGAACTTTGGACACGTCTAGATGGCCAGACAGCCATAGTAGCTACAACAGATAATTATCTAATAGCCCCTGGCCAGACTCGTACATTTTCTAATCCCACACAGCCAACAGAAGCTGCTATAGGGTTTATAGGCTCTACCTCTATAAGTCTTATTTCGGCAACTGCTTGCCCCTACGAGATTGAGTTCAGATAATGGCTGCACAGAGAGCTTCCTCTACTACGTTAGTTATTAATACCCCTGCCACTATTATTTTTCCTCAGTACTTTGCGACTATTACAGTAATAAATAGAAGCTCTACTGGAACTCTATGGGTTCGTACTGATGGACAAACACCAGCTGTCGCTGGAGATGATAATTATCCAGTGCTTCCTCTGCAAGCTCAATCTTTTCCAAATGGAATACTAACTCAAGAACCTATAACTCGGACAATATCTGGAACATCTGTTTCTATAATTTCCGATACTGCCTGCCCGTTAACGGTGTATGGCACTTAATGATTGGTGTTCGCTATGGCCCAGCGAATAAAGAGTGGCGTCACTGTAGCTAGTACAGTGACTACCGTAACGTTTTCTACTTGGTACAACGCTATTGAGGTATTAAATTCTGGGGGATTCGATATATGGATGCGTACAGATGGTATAGATCCCACCATCTCTGGAGATGATTGTATTCTTATTCCGTCACAAACTTGGAAGGATACAATACCTAATGATCAAATACCTGCATCCAACACTATTGTAAAAATGATTTCTGCTACAGCTACCAACTACACTGTGGAAGGTAGAACACATGTCTAATCGCGGTGGTTTAAAGCAACTCGGTGCGGGAGTTCCACCCAACGGAACTGCTAGTGGAGACCTATCCGGAACCTATCCTGCACCTTCAGTAACTACCACACACTTAACAGCACCACTACCTGTTCTTCAAGGAGGGACAGGAAGTACTGTTACAAACTTTGTGGATCTTACAACTGATCAAACTATAGCTGGTACAAAAACTTTTACTACAAGAGTTATAGTTCCAATTCCTTCTAATACAACTGATGCTGCAACTAAGGGATATGCTGATGGTATCTCCGCAGGTATTTCTGTAAAGGCATCAGTAGCTGCGGGAACTACTACAGTACTACCAACTAATACCTACAATAATGGAACTATTGGGGTAGGTGCCACACTTACCGCCACTACTGCGGGTGTTCTAGTTATAGACGGCTATACAGTATTACTAAACGACAGAGTAATAGTAAAGAACGAAGTAGCACCTGTTAATAATGGAATCTACACAGTAACCACTTTAGGTACTGTAAGCGTTCCTTACATATTAACTAGATCCACAGATATGAATACTCCAGCAAGTATCAATGGGGCAGCCACCTTTATAAATAATGGTTCAGTTAATAGAGGCTCTGGTTGGGTGGTCATAGCGGGTGGAACTTATGTTATTGGTACCACCGATATTAATTGGACTCAATTTACATCTCCAGGATTAATAAATGTAGGGACAGGACTTACGCAAACGGGTAATACTATTAGCTTGGTCACTCCAGTTAATATTGGAAATCTACCAAACGCTACTACTTCTACCTCAGGGATAATAGAACTAGCCGGGGATCTTTCTGGTATTAGTACTTTACCAACAGTAGTGAGTACTCATCTAGCTTCACCACTACCCTTGGCCCAAGGGGGGTTAGGTGCTATTACCTCAGCTGGAGGTAGAACTACTCTTGGCTTAGGTTCATCAGCTATAGAGGACGTAAATACTACTAATATAAATATCGCAGCATTAGGTACACAATCCGCTGGAGCTGTAGGTCAAGTAGCCGACGCAGGTCATATTCATGCAATGCCTTCACTCGATCAGGTAAATGTACCAACTACAAATGTGTCAATGAATAGCCATAAGCTAACAAATTTGGCTAATGGTACAGCTTCTACAGATGCCGTAGCCTTCGGTCAACTTCCTACAACACTTCCACCGAATGGTGCCGCTGGCGGTGATTTAACAGGAACTTATCCAAATCCCACGCTAAGTGGAACTGCTAATGTTGAATCCATAATTCGAGCCAATAGATTAGACCAGTTAGCAGTACCTACTGTATCTGTCAGTATGAATAGTCAGAAACTTACTAATGTGGCTAACGGTACTTTAAGTACTGACGTCGCCACCTTTGGTCAGGTACCTACAACCCTCCCACCATCCGGTAGTGCTGGTGGGGATCTAGCAGGCACTTATCCTAACCCCACGCTGGCCAATACCTCTAACGTTCAAACAGTGGTGAGAACTAACCGTCTTGACCAAATGGCAACACCTACAGCCGCTGTAAGTATGGGAAGTCAGAAACTTACTAGTTTAGCTAATGGGACAATAGCTACTGATGCTGCAACCTTTGGCCAAGTTCCTACCACTCTTCCACCGAATGGCACAGCTGGTGGAGATCTCTCTGGAACTTACCCAGGGCCTACATTAGCTAATACAGCTAATGTGCAGACTATAGTAAGAACTAATAGACTAGACCAAATGGCTATACCAACAGCATCAGTGAATCTAAATAGTCAAAAAATTACTTCATTAGCTAATGGTTCAGCGAACACTGATGCTGCCGCGTTTGGGCAGATTCCTACTACATTACCGCCCAACGGCTCAGCGGGCGGGGACCTTTCTGGAACGTACCCTAATCCCACCGTATCCAAGGTAACTGGTGTTGCTGTAACGGGTACTCCTGCTTATGGTGGAACTATACGAGCCACTAGTAGTTCAGCCGCTTCATGGATGGTTCTTCCATTATTTGCTAGCACTGGAACGTTAACTGGTGGAGTGATGACCGTTAATGGTGGTAATCCTGCTGCCTTTGATATCACAGCAACCACCGCATTTATAGTGGACTACGTAACTACTCCAGCCACTCCAACTATTACCCCAGTAACTATAAATGCTCAAACAGTAACTCTGGGGGGATCACAAACTACGCAGATAGTTAACTGGTGGGTAGCCAATAGCTCTGGAGTAATTAGCTCTCTTACTGCACCACCTACACCAGTACAGCAGAGAACAATGGTTCGCCTTGGTGTAACTTTCTCAGCTACAGGAACTGGAAATATATTCAGTATTATGACCGCTCCAGTAGTTCTTAATCAACCAACAGATTCTGTACATGGGCTAGCTTATGCCATAGGGACTCTAACTCTGGCTGGGAATCTAGTAACAGCTAATGGTGCTAATCTTAATATTAATAAGAGTTCGGGAACACTTCATGCATTTGGCTTTGGCTATGCGGCTAACGGAGCAAATAACCCTAATCTAGTTACTTCCCCAGCAGAAACTGCTGCAACTTTCCGACAGCTTACCCAAATAACTAATTCAGAATCATCAGCTACAACAACTTTTGATGCAAGCCATTGGGATAATGCTGGAGTACTTACAACGATCTCAGGAGGGACTGCTTCTATCCATAGAGTATTTCTTATGCCTTCGGGTATAGCAGGATCCCAGATCTATATTCAATATGGTCAGGCAACTTATGGAAACTTGGCAAATGCACTATCTGGAATACAAACTGAGGTCTTTACAGTTAATCCAGATCTTGGAGTCTATGGATGTTTAATTGGCTATATAATTTCCACAGCTAATGCCACCACATTAAATAATGCTGGGCAGGCTACATTCGTACCTGCTGGTAAGTTTGCATTCCCATAAAAAGGAGACACATCATGGCTTTTGATTTTTTTGTAGAAGATGAATCTGGTAATCTAACAACCAATCCGATGTTAGTGCACACCACAGCCACTACAAACTCTAGTGGTATTTTTAATGTGGATATTACTGGTGCCGGATTGACACATGTTTATAGTGTCCACGCTACGGTAGTAGCCTCTAATAGCTCTCTATCTAATGCAGTAGGTACTTCGATCTATACCTTTAACACAACTACTATTACTGGAATTGCTTATTCACCTACAGCGGCAGTCCTGGGTCTACTTGGAATTACTGCTGTAGGTTCTGGTCATATTGTCTATATAACTATTATCGGAGACCAGGTTTAACTTATAATGTGGTAATCTTTATCCAGTGATATTAATTCGGCGAAATAGAAATGGACCAATATGTCAGCAATGACTTTCTACTCTCCATCAATGAGAGCCGCAGCATCAGACCTAGCAATTGCTATTAGCCCGCTAGGTCTAGTTGAGCTATCCGATGAAGAGTTTGAAATGCACGGTCCAAGATTAAATCGTTATGCCGAATACTGGGCTTGGTACTTAGGCCATCACTGGGGAACTCGTAGAGAGTTCGGAGACCCACAACTTACCTTCAATTACATAAAGGCTTTTGCCGATTACATTAATAACTTCTGCTTCTCCAGAGGCATCGCTTTCGATACTGTCAAAGAATTCGACCACATCATCCCTGCTCTCCTGAAGCGTATTTGGCAACAGGATAATAATATGAAGGCAGTAACGTGGGAGATGGGACAGCAAGGCGGTGTCTCTGGAGATTGTTTTATTAAGGTTGCTTATGAACCCGCCTATCAAGATGAAGCAGAGAATTGGCACGCGGGAAGAGTAAGAATTCTTCCCCTTAATTCAGCCTTCTGTTTTCCTACTTGGCATCCACACGACCGTGACAGACTATTAGAGTTCAAACTAAAGTATAGATTTTGGGGAACTAATACAGAAGGAACTAGATCTGTATATACCTATACAGAACTTATTCGATCTGATAGTATCCGCGAGTTTGTCAATGATGAACTAATTGATGAGCGACCTAATGTGTTAGGTGAAATTCCTATAGTACATATCGCTAATCACCCAGCTTCTGGTTCCCCTTGGGGAATGTCAGATGTACAAGATCTTATTTCCCTGAATAGACAGTACAATGAAACTGCAACAGATATTGCAGATATTGTTAATTACCACGCAGCTCCTATTACAGTTATTACTGGTGCCAAGCCAAGTCAGCTTGAAAAGGGAACCAACCGTGTATGGTCTATTGGAAATAAGGATGTAGAAGTAAAGAACCTTGAGAACGGGGTGGATCTAGAAGGTCCACTCGAAGTTCTTAATACTCTCAAGGTCGCTATGCACGAGATGACTGGAGTTCCCGAGTCTGCACTTGGGCAGTCCCAGCCTATTTCTAATACCTCGGGTGTGGCCCTTTCTATTCAATTCTTCCCGCTTATGCAAAAGTTTGAGTTAAAGAAGATACAATATGGTAAGGGACTACAAAAAGTAAATGAGTTGGCTTTACGCACACTATTTATCTTTGAACCAGATGCAACACTTTATAATCCAGACACTGAAGGTATTATCCAACCAGGTCAACCTTTCGCAATTAATGCAACAGATCCATTAGTTTACTTCAGCGATATAGACTGGCCTTCTCCACTACCCGTGGATAGACTAGTAAAGCTGAATGAAATTGCAGCAATGATGAATATGAATATGGAAAGTCGTAGAGGCGCGCTCAAGGACTTGGGAGAACAGTTCCCAGATGAGAAGCTTCAGGAAATCTATGATGAGCTACATGATGACGCCGTACGTGATGGTGCTCTACGTCTAACCAGAACTCAGATTGATTCAGTAATTCTCGCACTAACAGGTATGGTTCCAACTCCAGACGGTTCAGAACCTAATCCTAATGAGGTTCCACAGAGCGACGCAGAAGGTAATCCAAAGCCTACGCAAGCTGGTCCAGGAAATATGAGCATGGGTGATTTTAACCCTGAGCAGATGGATGGAGCAGGATCTATGCAGGCCCTACAGAACGCAGTCGTTCAGGCATACGGAACTAAGTTAGGTTCTCGCCAACTTCCTACGGATGACTAGTAAAATAGTAAACACTTAAGTAAATCGTATTCGGGACATATTCGGAAAACAACGAGCGAAATTTCTAGGAGATATAAATGTCAGTTCCAGCGCAGCCGGGTATTATGCATACAGCAGATACTAATGGCGCACAGAGTTCGGCTCCCTCTCCAGCATCTTTTACACATGGTGCTAACGGCGAGAGAACTTTCACAGAAGCAGATATTGCTAATGCCAGAAAGCAGGAGAAGGACAAACTGTACTCTGAGATCGACGGTCTGAAGACTCAATGGGCACAGGCTCAGAAGTCCTTGGACTTAATCCAGGAGCAGCGTGATCAGGAAGCAGCTGAAAAGGTACGTATTCAGCAGGAGAAGGATGAAGCTCTTCAGGCCAAGAAGGATGATGAGATGTCTGCAAAGCAATTGCTTGAGACAAAGTTACGCGAGACTAATGACACATGGGAAGAGCGTTTTAGTAAGTTACAGGCAGAGCGCGATCAAGAGAGAGCATTGGCTGATAAGGAGCGCGCTTACAATGAACTTGTTGACTATCGCAATGGGCGACTAGCCGAGAGTTTTGAACTGAAGGAAATTGCTCCACAATTCCAGAACTTCATTACGGGCGATAGTAAGGAACAGATTGATGCGGCAATTGAGCAGGCAAAGATTGCTACAGCATCTATCGAAGCAGAACTTGCACAGGCAGCTCAGAATAGAGCCCAGCAGGTTCGTGGTGTATCTCCTACAGGTTACGCTGCACTTGGTCCATTAGAGGGTGCCATGGGGCAGAAGTCCTATACACCTGAAGAGATCAATAACATGTCCATGAAGGAATATGCAGAATTCCGCCAGAAGACTGGACTGGCCTCTTCAGAGGCTCGTAGAAGTCAAGGGTTATTTGGTTAATGGATACTTTACAATGTAGTAGTTGTAAAGAATATAAAGATCTAAAAGGCTTTCATAGTAGTTCTAATAACAGGGGCTATGACTATCGCTGTAAGGACTGCAAAGAGTCTAAAAGAAAACAAAGATTACTAGACGACCCCGAAAATATTCGAGAACGTCTAAAATTAAATACTAGAAGATGGCGCCTTGCCAATGAGTACGGTATTTCAGAGGTAGAGTGGTTCGCCATATTTACTCAGCAAGATGGTCAGTGTGCTATATGTTTTAAACAGTTTGATCATCCCGAACAAATGCGAGTGGACCACAATCACGCCACAGGCGCTATACGTGAGCTACTTTGTAACAACTGTAATGCAGGTATCGGAATGCTTGCAGAGGATACGGATAGGCTACTAAGCGCCGTACAATATCTTATAAAACACTCTATACATTGAGAGGTTCACATGGCAGGTTCAGCCATTACTGGGACACCGAATATCACCGGTTCCCCAACATCTTATCCAGGTGGAGCAACAGCTCTTTCCCCAGCAATTCAAACAATCTGGTCAAAAGAAATTTTGTTTCAGGCAATGCCGATTTTGCGTTTTGAACAATTCGCTGTAAAGAAGACAGAGCTCGGAGTTACACCCGGTCTTACAATTAACTTCATGCGTTACAACAACTTGGGTCGCGCAACTCAGCTTGTTGAAGGTATCCGCATGCAGACTAACTCCCTAACAGCTTCTCAGTTCTCTATTACTGTAGCTGAGCAGGGATATGCTGTAGCTGTTTCTGAGCTACTTCTAAACGCAGCCTTCGATGATGTTATGGCCTCTGCTTCTCGTCTACTTGGACGTAACATGGCCACCTACCTGGACGAGTCTGCACGAAACACTCTACTTCAGGCATCTTCACAGATCTATGGTTACCAGAAGGATTCCGGTCCTCTTAATAACCAGATGTACTACAACATTGGTACACCAGGTACAAGCAATGCATCTATGACAGGTGACTTCAATCTTACAAGTCAGACCGTATACGATGCCGTAGAAACTTTGGCCACCAAGAATGTACCCCGTTTGGGAGAGACATATGTATGTTTCGTACACCCACACCAGTCAAGATGGTTGAGAAATGATCCTCAATTTATTGAGATGACAAAGTATGCTTCGCCTGGTAACTTTATGTTAGGTGAAATTGGCCGACTAAACGATGTAGTATTTATAGAAACTACTCAAGTTAGAAATGTCCAGAATGGTGCTGGAGCTGGTTGGACAACAGATACTACAACCGGTGGAGTAACAACTGGTAATGGTTCTGCTAGCCGTTATGATTCTATTTTCATTGGTGACAATGCATTCGGTCATGCTATTTCTCTACCCGTTGAATTACGCGATGGCGGAATCCTAGACTTCGGACGCGAACATGCTTTGGCGTGGTACGCAATTTGGGGATTTGGTCTAATTACTGATATCTCTGTAGTAATTGCATCTACTAACTAATTAGCTTTATTAATACTCCCTCCTTGGTGCTCCCCTCACCGGGAGGGAGTTTTTATTAATACATATACGAGACATAATTTTGGAGAATAGAATGCCACCAGCACGTAAGAGAGCAGGAGACCTAACGGGTATTGAGCAGCAGCGTTTGCTCAAGGAGAATGCTGAAGAGCTTAAGAAGCGTCAGCATGAGATTGCCCTGATGGCTGAGCTTGAAGAGGAAATGAATGAAGTTCCGATTGACTATACTGAGGGTCCAACTCCAGTAGTTCAGAATGATGTAGAGGATACAGAGATTCTTCTTGAGTCTCCTACTCGTGTAATCATTCCAAATACAACACTAGAGCAAATGACTTTCGGCGCGGGTAAGCACTACACCTTTGAAGAAGGAAAGAAGTACACTGTTCCTGTAGAACTTGCACGTCATCTATCATCGAAGGGCCTTCTTTGGGAAGGCGGATACCGCTAAGAAAGGCTTTATAAATGTCTAGTAGCTTTACAGATACTACGGATAGAGCCCTGTTGAACTACTTGACAGGAACTTCTCTAGGTGGTTGGACTCCACCAACGACTACATACGTTATGCTGCTGACTGCCAATCCAGCGCTTACTGCATCTATTCCTACTGATCCAACACTAGCTGAACTACCAGAGTTAAGCGCTGCGGGATACAGCAGACAGATTGCAACATGGTCTTCCTCCACTACACCTACTGGTGGGATTAGCCAGATTAAGAATAATAACTTATTGACCTTCGGACCCTTTACAGCTCCTTCGGGTTCTGGTACCGCTACAACATATGGTGCTTTAGTAAATGTAGCCTCAGGAACTTCTGGTGAAGTATTTTCAATATGGTCTTGGGACAATCCAGTGCTAGCTCCACAGAACCAATCTATTACTATCCCGATTGGTAATCTAGTCTTCACACAACAATAGGAATGCCAATGACACTAACTACTCAAGATGTTATTTCTCGTGTGCGAGTAGAGCTAGGAGATACTGGAGCACCTTTCTCTGATATGTTCTTGGGAACTGGGTTAGTGTCTCAGTACGACTTAACTGATTTCAATATCTGGAATGTGACAGTGACTTGGATTAAGAACCAAGTCCCTGTCCTTCTAGTAGAACACACAGATTATAATCTTAATAGACAGGAAGGTAGAATCTTCCTACAAGGAGCACCAGCGCCTCTTCCACAAGGAGATACCTTAATAATCTCCGGTCAAGCTGGTGGAATGTTCTCTGATGATGAACTAACTATGTTTATTAATGACGCAGTTACTCAGCACACTTTGGGAAGAACAGCAAAGACTCGCTTCAAAGATTCATATGGTTTCGTTCGCTATATAGACGTTCCAATGGATCTAGCTAATCTTCCTCAAGTAGAGGGAGTACTTATAGCTATGCGTGCGTCAATAGAAGCGTTGTGGGCATTGGCTACAGATGCTAGCACTGATATCGATATCTCCAGCGCAGACGGAACTACCGTTCCTCGCTCTGAAAGATATAGACAGTTACGCCAACAGATCGATGGTATGACTGATAGATATAATCAGCTTTGTAATATGCTTAATGTGGGACTTAACCGCATTGAGATGTCTAAGATTCGTAGAGTATCTAGAACTACTAATCGTCTTGTTCCTATCTTCAAGGATAGAGAGTACGACGACTACGCACTACCGCAGCGTCAACTACCTCCAATTGACGCACAGAATCCAGACACTTCCAATATTCCTTCACCGATTTTTGGTGGTATGTGGGGTCTATAAACCAAGGAGATTTACATGGGACGTATCGGTTGGAAGGGTGGCCGCTTCAATGTGGACTACGAAACCTCCGAAATCTACAGAGGACTACGCGATTGGCAGCGATGGACTGGCGACAAAGTCAACTACTATCGCTTTGCTTACGAGCAGTCCTCTGTAGATCCCACGTATAAAGAACCAATGGCTCCTAGTGGAAGAGTTTACTTCGGACCAAACTTGGTTCCAGCCTTACACGTTATTCATGTGGAAGGTGATAATCAGAATGGCACTCAGGGTTTCTATTACAATGATGAAGCCCATATCACAATGTCATTCGATCAGATTAATCGCCTAGGTATTGGTGCTCCCAATATAACTACACAGACTCAGAATTATCTTAAGGATAGATTTGAGTATCGTGGAAAAATTTATAGAGTCACCAATATTCAGATACTTGGGCAGATACAAAGAAAGCCCATCATCATTACGATTGACGGGTCTCAGGTGAAGCCAGAAGAAATGGTTAATGATATTCAGTTTGCGCAGTATGCTCAGGATGCGGTATTCCCACTGGGTTACGTGCCCAATAACACATTACCTGCCCCTATGTCTAAGGAAATTAAGCAGGTATTCCCGGTACTCCACGGACCACAGCCAAATATCCAGGAGCCTTATGGAGATGGTCCTTACAGTTCTGGTCCTTACGGTGGATAACTACATCAAAGAATACGGTGGTGCTAAGTAATGCCAATTACTCCTCCAACAATTGGACAGCTAAATTGGGGCCCTCCCCTTAATGCAGCTCTAGAAACTTTAGATACTGAAGCCACAGGGGCTGTAACAATTGCAAATGCCTATACAGATAGTTCTATTCTCACTGAGATAACCAGAGCTAACACAGCGTACTTGGCCAAGACATCTAATTTGTCAGATCTTAGTAACGTTGCTAGTGCTCGAAGTAACTTGGGGTTGGGAAATTCGGCCACTAGAAATGTAGGAACTACTGCGGGCACTGTAGCTGCTGGAGATGACTCACGTCTTACTGGAACTCTTCTAGCTGCTAATAATTTAAGTGATTTAAATAACGCTACAACTGCCAGAACTAACTTGGGCTTAGGTAATGCTTCCACGCAAAATGTAGGCACTACATCTGGAACTGTTGCAGCCGGAGATGATTCCAGAATCACAGGAGCTGAGCAGGCAGCAAATAAGGGAGCGGCCAGTGGCTACGCTCCCTTGGACTCTGGATCTCTACTACCTACTGCTAATCTTCCTTCAGTACCCTATGCGAAGCTTCCTGTCGGTACTGCGGTAAACACTGTGGCCGCTGGCAATGATTCTCGTATTACTGGCGCGCTACAATCAGGTGCAGCAGCAGGCGGAGACTTAACAGGAACTCTCCCTAATCCAACCTTGACTGCTTCTTCAAATGTAGAATCAATTATCAGAGCTAATCGACTTGATCAGTTTGCAGCACCCACTGCTAACATCTCTATGAATAGCAATAAGATTACTAGCCTAACTAACGGTAGTTCCTCTAGCGATGCTGCGGCGTTCGGTCAAATACCTACTACTCTACCACCCAACGGTTCTGCTGGCGGTGACCTTTCAGGTACTTACCCCAACCCCACCGTAGCGAAGCTTAACGGGGTCTCTGCGGCTGGAACTCCGACCAGTGGTCAGGTTCTTACTGCTACCTCCGGATCGGCCGCTACGTGGCAATCTCCGGCTTCTACGCTACCTCCTAGCGGAGCTGCAGGTGGAGATTTGACAGGTACTTACCCTAACCCAACATTATCCGCTACAACGAATGTAAATAATATCGTCAGAGCCAATAGGCTAGATCAAATGGCTGCCCCAACTGCTGCGGTATCTCTTAACAGTCAGAAGATTACAGGACTAGCCAACGGGACTGTATCTACAGACGCGGCAGCATTCGGCCAGATACCTACTACTCTTCCACCATCGGGTTCAGCAGGAGGGGACTTAATAGGTACGTATCCAAATCCTACATTAAGTGCTACATCTAATGTTGAAACAATAATTCGCGCTAATAGTCTAGATCAATTTGCTGTACCAGCTGCGGATATCTCTTTGAACTCCCATAAGATAACTAATCTAACAGCGGGAGTTGCAGGAACTGATGCAGCTAATGTAGGTCAATTACCAACTACCCTGCCACCGAATGGTTCGGCAGGTGGAGATCTTACAGGAACTTATCCTAACCCTACACTTGCTGCCACCTCCAATGTTGAAACTATTATTCGCGCCAATAGATTAGATCAGTTTGCGGCACCTAATGTTGATGTACCATTTAATGCTAAGAAGATAACTAATCTAGCTAATGGTATTGCCGGAACTGATGCGGCAACAGTAGGACAGCTTCCTACTACTCTTCCACCGAATGGCACAGCTGGTGGAGATTTAATAGGTACATACCCAAATCCAACACTGAATGCTACGTCTAACGTCAACACAATTATTCGTGCTAATAGACTTGATCAAATGGCAGTACCCACTGCGTCAGTTAGTGTGAATAGCCAGAAGATAACTAGCTTGGCCAATGGCACAGTAAGTACAGACGCTGCTGCCTTTGGACAAATTCCAACCACACTTCCTCCTACAGGAACCGCTGGAGGAGATCTATCTGGGACATATCCTAATCCTACTGTGGCAAAGATCAATGGTATTACCCCTTCTGGAACCCCTGCTGTAGGTCAGGTTCTTACTGCCACTGGTCCTGCTACCGCTTCCTGGCAAACACCACCTACAGCACAGTTCTATACGCCACACAAGTTAGCTATTTTCTATGGTGTTCCTCAGGGTGTTAACAGCATCTTTGATGATAATCAAGCGGCGCAGATATTCAGCAAGTATGACTATGTAGTATTTGGGGCTGGACTAGAAGACCCTGGTAATGCGTATCATGCCTCAACAATTAACATCATAAATATTATGAAGGGTCTCAACCCTATTGTTAAGGTATTCGGTTATATAGATATTGGAGTAACCACAGGAAACTACACTATTCCACAAATGGAAACCTTTGTGGATCAATGGGTAGCTACGGGTATCGATGGAATCTTCTTTGACGTTGCTGGCTATGACTTTCAAGTTCCACGTTCTCGTCTGAATACTATGGTTGACTATGTGCATACTAAGAATATGGGTGCCTTTGTTAATGCATTCAATCCCGATGATGTAATGAGTTCTGCTGTAGATCCAACCTATAATCCCTCAGGTACTCCCACAAAGATGGACTTTAGAGATTTCTATCTTCTAGAATCCTGGGTATGTAATACTGACGCGTATACTGGTAATAATGGCTTCGCCATTATGTTTGATATCAAGACTAGAGCAGATAAGGCTAGAGCCTATAGAAATACTCTAGGTGTTCGTATTATGTCTACGAATATTGTTAATGTAACTTCTACATCCCGAGTTGATACTGAGCGATTCTTTAAGATGGTTGAAGGTATGGCTATTATATTCGGGATAGACGGATATGGAATAGCCCCTTCTAGCTATGGTTCTTTTGGGCCTGATGCACAGAAGTGGAATCTAACTCCACAGTACTCTACTAACTTTCCTAGACTATTCTCACCTTATGCACCCTATACAATAAATGGTTCATTCACTGAAGTAACTAGATGGGATACAGGAGTCACTGTCCACCTGGATTATCTAACCTCAACATACTTCTATCTATTCCCGGAGAATGTGCACGGAGATATTTCGATAGATGGTCAGTTGGCGCATACTGGAAATACTGTAGGATTCTATAATGCAGCACCTGTAGTCAAGCCAACAATTACAGGGGCTAAGGGTGGTAATGCTGCTCTTGCTTCATTGCTTACTCAATTAGTAACTCTTGGTCTAATCGTAGACACTACTACTGCCTAATTTGAAAGGAGGCACCATATGTTTATCTTCAACGAAGATAGAGCCATGATGGATAAATTTCAGAACCTGGTAGTACAAGATGTTAATGCACCTGATACTGGTAGACCAGTAGAAGTTTTATGGTTGGATGCAGATGTTGAATTGGCTAACCTTACTTTCCCCAGCATAGTAATTTCTAATACTGGAATTACCTATGCCGGGGAAAGAGCACACGCAGGCTGGTTCCAATTACAGTATGCTCCTGAAGGATTTAATAGATGGGGTACTGACATGACTGATGTTACACAGTCCCCATACTACGCACAAACACCTATCCCATATAATATTAATTATCAGATAGAAGTTTTAGCAAGAAATAATAAGCACGCAACATTTCTCACTTCAGTATTATCAGGTCCAGATTTTCTACATGCACGTTATGGATATCTATCTATTCCAGAAGACGGAACTGTTAGACGAATGGATCTAACGTCTGGTCCGGAACGCCAGAGTATTCATGATGGTGATGGTAAGAGATTGTTCCATTCGGTGTATTCTATAAACGTATCCACTGAGCTTCTACCTCCTGAGATAGAGTCTTACAGTAAGGTTCACACTGTTGTTAAAGATATATCTCTACTTCCTCCAACCATCTAACTATTCATCCAGGAGATAATAAATGGTTTACCAGAGACCTGGCGTATATGTTAATACGTCATTGACTCCGCTGACTACTGGGACAACAAGTCCTGGTCAGTCCACAGCGGCATTTGTAGGTGTGCACACACAGGGACCTACTATTCCTACGCTAATCACTAGCTGGAATCAATTTAATACTTTATATGGTGGCTTCGGTAACGGCCAGAATCTATTACCGTTTGCTGTATGGCAGTACTTTGCCAATAATGGTAATCAATGTTATGTAGTAAGAGCCACAGGCTCTGACGCTGTAGCCGCTGTAGAGACTGTCAACGACAGAGAAGTTGGTGCTGGAGGTATTCTTCCACCTACTAACGTAGCTGCCACTCCTGGTGGATCTACAACCCCTTCCCAGCTATATGGGTATACCGTTACAGCAGTTAACGTCAATGGTGAGACTAATGGTGGAATCGAAGCTACAGTTACTGCTAACTCCACACTTACTTCTGTAAATAACGTAGTAATTACATGGACTCCAGTAACGGGTGCAACTGGCTATCGCATCTACCGTAGAAATCTAACCCTCTCCGGTCCTCAGCCTACTCCTTTACTATTAACTTCTGTAGTGGGGCAGTCCACAGCTACATTCACTGACACTGGTGCATTCACTCCTGTTGGCCCTATTCCTCTTTACAACAGCACAGGTGCTCCTGTTCCTATCCTTAAGCTGACAGCTTCTGCTGTAGGAGTTTGGGGTAATCAAATCTATGTGGACATCACTGATAGCACTCTAGGCGCCGGACGCGTATCACTAACCGTTCGTTACGGTGGTACCTCAGATTCAAATATCGTAGAACGCTTTGTCGATGTAACTATGAATAGAACAGATCCACGCTACTTAGTAGCTATGATTAACTCTTCTATACTAGGTTCGAAGTACATTCGTGCTACTGATCTAGGAACATATGTAACATGGACTACTGCGCAGACTCCACAGACCCAATCCGGCGTAGCACTAACCGGTGGTTCTGATGGTGTTGCAACTCCTAACCTTGTTAGTGCAGTGCAGACACTATCTACGGTCCAGGGAAATATAGACCTGAACCTTCCAGGTATTACTAGCTCTACAACTCTGAATCAAATAATTACATTTGTTACAGCTAATCCAAGTCTATTCTTAGTAGTCGACACACCGCCTGCCATCATAGGTTCTGATGGTGTAACACCTAATGAATCCGCAACCGTTAATAGTTACCTATCCATGGTTATCGGAAATACTCAGTTGACACCGAATGCTCAGACTGCAATCTATGGCCCATGGCTACAGGTGGCTGATCCTATTTCGACAGTGCCAGGAGCTACTAGAACTCTTCCCCCTGGTGGAGCAGTACTAGGTCTTTACTCTCAGACAGACGCTAGAGTTGGAGTACAGAAGGCCCCTGCTGGGGTTAATATTCCTCTACAGCGTGTAGTTAATGTTGAGCTTCCATTCCAGAATAGTAACTTGGATGTACTAAACACTAACTCTATTAATGTCAATAGATCTGTTCCAGGTTATGGTTTCTGTGTTATGGGGACTAGAACTCTTCTAACAAGCCTGCCAAGTCGTTATGTAAATATTCAGAGAACACTGAGAAGCATTCAGTTCAATCTAACAGGACTTACTCAGTTCGCAGTATTCGAGAACAACAATGAGAATCTTTGGTCCCGCTTGACCGCAGTAGTTAAGCAGTATCTACAAGGTATCTGGCAGCAGGGTGTTCTACAGGGCGACACAGCAGATCAGGCTTTCTTTGTGCAGTGTGACGGTCAGAATAATACCGCTACAACTATTGCTGCTGGTGAAGTACATGTCAAGGTTGGTCTTGCCTTAAATACTCCTGCCGAATTTGTTGTTATCGACATTAATCAAATGTCCAGCAACTCTACAACAGTAACCGCGTAAGGGGTAAGAAAACATGGCGACTACTATTGCAGCTCCAATCGCTAAGGCGAGTCCATCTATTGCCCACTTGGCAACAGATCCTCTACGAAATTTTAAATTCAATGTAAATATTGTTCATCCACATATCCAGGGCTTTGCTACTATGGGCTTTATGACAGTCTCTGGATTAAACATCACTACGGAAGTTATTCCATACCGTGAAGGTGGAATGAACACGACAACTCAGAAGATGCCTGGGCAGAGTGACTTCGCACCCATCACCCTATCACAAGGAGTGGCTGTAGGAGAAGGACCAATGTGGGCATGGGTACAGGAACTCTTCACCGTTCAGCAGGGAACAGGAACAGGAAGTCCTGGTCAGGACTTCCGAGCAACTGTTGACATCATGGTTTTGGATCACCCAGTCACTACTTCACAGGTTCCAGTCAAGGCTATCTACCGTGTGTACAACGCATGGATTACTTCCATGGCTTTCTCTGACCTAGATGCCGGAGCTAATGCAGTTCTTATGCAGCAGATTTCTCTAGCTCATGAGGGCTTTGATTATAAGCTAGCAACGTCTACAGGTCTTAGTGGTGTAAACTTTAGCTAATAGTCCGCAATAATAAACTGGAGAATTAATCGTGCAATATGAGAAGCCTCAATACACCATGAGCTTTGACGATGACGAAACGGGTAATGTAGTAAAGGGCACGGAGGATCAGCTTAATGAACTGACTAAGCAAGTCCTCCGTGCTATGAACCCTGCCCCAGTCATTGATGAAATGCCGGATACATATATAAAGCTACCTGCTGGATTAATTGTAAATGGTGAAGTCGTACAAGAAGCTGAGGTACAGGAATTAACCGGTGAACATGAAGAGCGCTTGGCTAAGGCCAAGGCTTCTAATAACGCAGCCAAGTATGTCAATACCCTTCTCCAGTGTGGAGTAGTTTCTATCGGTGAGACAAAGGTTACCCAAAAGATTCTTGACTCCCTTATCCAAGGGGATCTAGATACTCTTCTCATGGGAATTCGTAGAGCCACCTTTGGTGAAGACTTTCAGGTTGATGGAGTTCCCTGCCCACAGTGTGGGGAATTCAATGACCTTGTTCTGAATCTATCTGATATTCCTATAAAGGAACTAGAAGATCCGGAAGAGAGAGAATTCTTTGTTCCCCTGCGTAGAAACCGTAAGGCTAAGGTTCAATTCCCTACCGGTGATGTGCAGAATGAAATCTTTAAGAAGCAGTTAAGTGTTCCAGAGATGAACTCTGTTACTCTAGCCTATTGTGTTATCTCCTTCATTGACTCCAATGGTAAGGAGAAGATGAGCTCAGGATTAGCAGATGTAAAGAAGTTAGGTCTCGCGGATAGAAAAACTATCCAAGATTTTATATATGAGAACCAACCTGGACCAAGATATGACCAGGTAACCGCAGGATGTTATTCCTGCGAAGGTGAGGTTCCTGTCCCATTAAGCGTGGGCATCCTGTTTCGAGAACTGTAATTACTATAATCTTTATAATGAGTATGAACAGCTAGTAGATTCATTCGGTTGGAGTCTTAATGAATGTCGTAAGTTATCCCATAGAGAACGTAAACACTGGATAAAGCGAATTCTATTTAAGCTCGAACTAGAATATGAAAGAATGCATATAGCTAATAATTCAAATCAAGTCATCAATAGATCTGTCGGTCAGGGTGTTACTTTCAACGGAGTTCCGTATAGGTAATATAATGAAGAGTAACGATCTAATCTAGGAGAGCTGATGGCTGAGGAAAGCAATATCGGAGCCAGCCGCTTGCTAGGGACCAACGGTCTACAGCAGGCGGTTGATTCTTTAAGTACGCAAGTTACTAAACTCACAGAAACTGTTGGTAAAGCTGCCAACAGTTTTTCAAACATGTCCGGAGCTTCTGGTAGATCTTCCGGTGGAAGCACTACAGGTAATAATTGGAATACTACTTCCAATAGAAATAACTATTCTTCCAACGGTGGTGGGGGTTCTTTCAGCAGTAAGGTTATGAGTCTTGCTAGTACCAACGGCGGAGGAGGTAATGGTGGTGGTGGACGTTTCTCTATGTCAGGTGGTAGTGCTGCTGGGGGATCTAAGTTTGCTGGGGCTGTAGCTGTTGGTGCTGGTGTAGCTGCTGGCTTGACTAATTATGGTAATCAGAATATGTCTACCAATATGCAGATGGATATGTTTAATGCATACTCCAATGTGGCTGGTGGTGGTAATAGTATGACCGCCAGACATATGGTATTCGATAACAATAATCTAGCCCTTGATGTCAATGATGCGGCACAGGCGGCATATACAAATGCCTTCACTTTTGGTAATGCGCAATTCGGTGGACAAGCTAATCCTGCTTTTCAAAGAGGTATGGCACAGACACAAGGATTTGGATACGCTAGTCCTACCTTAGGTGCCAATGCTGCTGCTCAAGCTGCACAGCAAACTTATTCCCCGCGCTCTCAGGTGATGTCTCAGGTTCTAGGACTTCGTGCACCTATCGGTCCTGGAGGAGTAAAGAACTCTATGAGCAGTATTGCTCAGTCTATTTATACTCAGACGTTTGGAAATAAGGCAGTAAGTCAAAAGGGCTTTAATGCTTCTATTTCTCAGGGTGGCTCCCTAGCTGTAAATCTACAGTATATGGGACAGCAGATGGGATGGAATCAGACAACCATTCAGGAGTATCAAAACTACCTCCAAGGGATGAACGCTGCTCAGAATAATGGTATGTCAGTTAGTCAGTATGACACTCTTAGTCAGCAGGCTTCTCAAGGAAATAAGAATGCTATCAATAAGCTATCTCAGACTACTAGTCTTGGATCTTCTATGTTTGAGAATCAAAGAAATCTTAGTGCCTCTCGTGTAACTAGACAGAGCGATATCTTGGATACCTTAGCTCCAGCATTTGATAATGCTACGCAGAAAGTTAATGACTTCAGTAATGCACTTACCAACTTTCTAAAGACTACACATTTGGATAGCGCCGTAGGATCCGGGGGTGGTTGGGGTAGTGCCCTCTCTGGGGGCATGGGAGGGCTCTCTAGCGGCTTCGGAATGGGCTCAGGTCTCCTAACTGCTGCGCGCTTATTTAAGGGTGGTGGGGGTGGCGTTATGGGTCTTCTAGGCCGTGGCGGTGGCGGGGGTGCACTGAGTGCCGCACGCGGTATATCAGGTTTAGGCGCTGCTGGTGGGGGTGGCTTATTAGGTGGCAGCGCTATTGGTTTAGGTGCCGTGGGTACAGCCTTAGCTGGATACTTTGGATGGCAAAGCGCTACACAAAGCGGTGGAGTTGCTGATTTTATGGCCAAGCATGCTTCTGCCTTTGGAGTTTTTGGGCAAGCAGCTGGTCTAGGTCAAGGTGCACACAGATGGTATGACAAGCTAATAACTGGTAAGGATAAGGAAAGTTTCTGGGATCTATTTGCTCCTGGCCAAGAAAAAAGAACTACAACCACTGATGGTAGAAATGGTGGAGGATCTAATGCCACCCCTGGTGGCGGAGGAGTAGGAACTTCTTCAAGTGGTGGTTCAGCTAATACAGGTACCAATGCCGCACAGATTATTAAATTTGCTGAGTCACAATTAGGTGTTCCCTATCTATGGGGTGGAGAATCCCCCGGCAAGGGAATGGACTGTTCTGGATTAGTGCAGTGGGCTTTCGGTAAGGCTGGAGTAAAGTTACCTAGAACTTCTGAAGAGCAGCAAAAGGTAGGATCATCTGTAGCGATTAATAATACTCAGCCAGGAGATCTACTATTCGCGGGTAATCCTGCTCACCACGTAGCTATTGCTCTTGGTAATGGGCAGCTTATTGAGGCTCCGCATTCTGGTGCTAATGTTCGTATTAGATCTTATGGTGCTTCTGAGTTTACTTCTGCATCTCGTGTGGTAAACACTATAGGTAACACTGGTGATCTACTCAATAACAATAGCTCAGGTAATACAAATACTTTGAATAATCAGCAGAGAACATCTGGCGGTAATATTGGTGCCTATGCTGGAACTAGTGAAGCCGCTGCTATTGCTTCTGCTCTTGCGGGATCTATTGCAAGTATGCCTATCTCTTCAGGATCTAAGTCAGCTGGTGGAACTAGTGGAACAACTCCAGTAGGCTCTAATCCACAGGGTAATGGTCAGAATGATCAAGCATCATTGCAAGCATATGCCAAGCAGTTACTATCACAGTATGGCTGGGGAGATCAGTGGAATTCTTTTAATGCTCTTGTTATGTCTGAGTCCAGCTGGGATGTTCATGCAAAGAATTCTTCGTCTGGAGCTTATGGTTTAGCTCAAGCACTTCCTGCAAGTAAGTATGGTTCTGCTGGCAGTGACTGGCAGTCCAATGGAGATACACAGCTTCAATGGATGATGGGATATATCAAGGAACGTTATACCAATCCTAATAACGCCTGGTCATTCCACCAGAAGAATAACTGGTATGACACAGGCGCTTGGAGTATTGATAAGGATCAGAAGGCTGTAGTCCACCAGGGAGAAATGATTATTCCGGCGCAGCAGGCAGAGACTATCCGTCAAGTGCTTTTGAATAATTCATTCAACCCAAATAATAATAAGAGTAATTCTGGGCATGGACTTGTTATTAGTAATATATCTGTACAGATGCCTAATGGATATTCTGGCTCCGCACAAGAAGCGAAGATGACTGGTAAGATGGTCGTTGACGCTATTGTTAGTGATACTCGAATCAAGAATTTGCAGAAGGGACAGTAATGGGAACTACCGAACCAATCTCTGGTACATACCAGACAATCTCTGGACAGCCAGGATATGGTATTGTGCAGAACCCCCCGTTCCATCCTAATATTCTTAATATTCCACTACGACAGTTATCTACGAATTCCCCAGGTAGTTATGACTATTCCCTGTACAGAGGCTTAATGTCCACAAGAGCTATACAGGGACCGGGTCTTCCAGCTAATCAGTACAAGGTTAATTTTCTCTATAATCCTTCTACTATTGCAGAGTCTAGATCTTTAGATCTTAATAATCAGATCTATCCTTCCTACGCTAGAAATCCAGATGATCCTGGTCAACACAAGACAGGACTAAATGCAACAGTTTCATTTAGTCTACTGTTCGATAGAACGTATGAGCTTTGGGATAGTTCTTATGTAGGAACTGATGCAGGAACATATGGAGTCATGGTAGATGTTAATGCTTTCTATAATCTATTAAATATTAATCAGGTTAATGTAAATTCTCCAGTCTCTTTGGCAACTAGTGAGTTTGCTGCGCAGAATAAATTCGCCTTAATAGTACAAGGAACTATGTCCGCCATTCCTATAGATCTTTATTTTGGTTATCAGTCTGCTGGTGCTCTTAAGTACTTTGGCTACGTAACTGAATTCGATATCACATATACTCACTTCACTCAGAAGATGGTGCCACAGAGATGTGCTATTAACGTAGGCTTCCAGGTAATGTCTGAGACATTTAACAACGTAAGTTAAGGAGGAATAATGCCAATAAGTCCATACAGTAGATATGCTGATAACACTGTGGTCTCTCTTGTAGACCACAACGGAATAACTCGTCCAACTATTATTATCGAAACCCCTAACGAACGTAAGGTAAGTTTTAGTACCTACACTTGGAAGCTGGGGGATCAGATAGAATACTTGGCCTTCTCCGCTTATGGTGATGAATTAGCCTGGTGGATTATAGCGAATGCTAATCCAGAGATTCTATTTTGGGATAGCTTAACTCCCGGAGTTACCGTGAGGGTGCCTAATGCTTAGTACTATTCCTGCCTTACCGTATTTTGAGGTGATAGTGGATGGAATATATCTAAAGCAATACGCTTCCAAGGTACAGATTATTCAGGAGACTAACTCTCACCCCGTAGCCTTACTAGACGTACAGTATATTGGAAAGAAGTCTGTACAGGGTGCACCCGGAGTTAGAGGATCTTGGGCATATATAAAGGAACAGACTCCAATAACAATTAACTATGGTTTTAAGCCAGGACGTATTGCTCAGTTCCTTGGCTATGTGGCATCGTACACGTTGATCAAGTCTGGTTCAGATCTGGCGCAGAATGGACTAATCACTACCACTGTTCAGTACACATTGGTAGGTGCCTCTCAAATTATGCAGACTACAAAGAATAGAGCATGGAAGCACATCAGTCCTTCTGCTATTGCTGCTTCCATAGCTACTGAGAATGGTTTTAGATCTGTTATTCATCCATACCAAGCGGCTGTAGACTATCGCTTACAAAATGTAAGTGACTTCCAGTTTCTAAACCAGTTGGCTAATGAAATAGGTTATCGCTTCTATGTGGATAATACTGATCTATACTTTATTAATCCTAAGTTAATTCTGGATAGATCTAATATAAGAAATATTCCACAGTTCTGGTTCTACAATAATCCTGGACTCTACGACACTCTTAGAAATTTTCAACCTATCGTAGGAACTATTACTCCTGATGGTGGTATTGTTGCCAATAGAACTATCACAGGTATTAATCCTCAGACTAAGAATTTAGTTAATGCTTCGGATCAACTGAAGCTTACTACTTCTGCTACCTCATTAATGTCTCCACCGGCTACGCCAACTATTACTAAATATTACAATGCATTTCCTGCTGATTCTTTCTTTGAAGCTCAGCAAAAAATTGTGGCTGATACTAATAGAAATCTTTACTGGATTACAGCAGATTGTGAACTGCGTGGAGACTTCAGAGTTAAGCCAAATGTTCTAGTAGAGCTTGTAGGTTCGGCACTTCCATTATCCGAAGCGGGTTTTTGGTTAGTACAGTGTTCAACACATTGTCTAACGATGCCAGCACCCACGGGTAATAAGGTAGATGCTACATACAATATCTATTCTCAGTTGGTAAGAGATCAAGTCTATGCGGCTACAACTGTAGTTTCTCCTTCGGATACTTCTTCAGTTGTACAGAAAGTACCAGCGGCTTTAGTCGGTGGCGTATGGAGATCATCTAATATAGGGGCGCAGATTCATGCAAGCTAGTTTCTTAGGAACGTATAGAGCTATCGTCACTGCTATCTCTGATCCGCTAGGTACTAGAAGAGTACGTGTTCAGTGCCCACAGATATCTGGTTTGGCTGAACTAAACTGGGCAGAACCTGCTAGAGTCTATGATCCTATTCCTAATATAGGAGATATCGTATGGATCTACTTCAATGGCGGAGAAACTAATAAGCCTATCTATGCCATCTCTTCTAATCCATATTTTTGGCACACGCCTTCTCTTTCCTCTGGTTGGGCTTTAGGGCCTGGCGGTGGATCAGCTCAACCCCTGGAGTTTAGAAAAGATACACAAGATAATATTTTTATTACTGGGGTAATTCATACCACTTCGATTACTCCGTCTAATCCTATCTTTACTTTGCCCCCTGGTTTTACTCCGAAGATAGAGCAGAGATTCCCAGCGATATATAATAATGGTGGCTCTATATCTGCGCTGCTGATGTCAGTAACTATTGGCGGGGCTGTAACAGTATCTCCTTTTCCATCAGCTTCTGGGGCAGATGTACAGACCAGCATATTCTTTCCTCTAGGCAATATAGCCTAACTACTATTATGGGATAATGACTTTATGGGTATTCAAATGACTATCCCATTTACAGTTCTCTCCAATGGAGCTGTATCTGTGGAAACAAATAATGATATACAGGTAGGCCAAAGAGTCCACGCATTAGTCTCTACTGAAATAGGTCAGAGACCAATGCGCGCTGCCTTAGGACTGCCGCTATCCAGATTACTATTTGGTGTCGCAGATAATTTAGTAACAGCAGAACTAAGAGATCAAGTCACACAGCAGTTAAATAGTTATGAACCTGGTATTAATGTACTATCAGTTGTTCCTATTACAAAGCATTCAAAGGATGGTCAAGCAGAAATCAAGGTTAACTATCAGCCTGTTCTTCAAGGTTCTTCTGCTAAGGCAATTTCAGACACTGTAGTTATCGAAGTTGGCGGAACAGTAAAGGAAGTAACACTTAATGGCAACGGTTAATGCTGGAGTACCAGCGATTGATTATACTTCTAAGGATTATGCGGGATTCATATCCTCCATGTTTGCGTACGCTACTACAGCGTTCCCTGAATGGACTAATCAGAATCCGGGCAGTTTGGAAGTTATGCTCTTGGAGTCTTTTGCCAGAGAGCTAGATGTTCTTTCCTACTATGGAGATCGTATTGTTGCTGAGTCGTATATCGGTACAGCCACGCAACTATCCTCTGTTATTCAATTGGCTGCGCTACTTGGGTATACTCCTGGGCAGTCTGTAGCAGCGGTTGGTAACGTTACTTTTCAAACACCACCAAGCGGTGGAGCTGTAGTTATTCCGACAGGAACTCAGGTAACAACTAACTATGTAGCATCTCTTAATGCGCCAATTATCTTTGAGACACAAGCTGCTACAACTGTTCCGGCTAATGGTGGAAACTCTACAGTTAATATTGCTCAGGGTCGAACACAAGGCACAGCAGTATTTACTATAGGTAATAACACAGTTGCACCTTTTAATGTCACCGTAGAATTACTAGGTACTTCAGATGGTAGTATTCTTCAGCAATTCAACTTGGCTAATAACCCAGTTATCAGTCAATCAGTAACTGTATATCTTCAGAACCCGTTGTATAACCCCAGTGCTCCAAGTGGTATAGATCCTATAGTTCCTTGGACTCAGGTAGCTTCTCTACAGCTAGCCAACTCAGCTAATACTGCTTGGTCAGAAACTGTAGCCGCTAATGGTGTGGTGACCGTTAATTTTGGAGACAATGTTAATGGGGCAGTTCCAGCAGCTGGTTTGAATATCTATGCCAACTATCGTGTTGGTGGAGGAATAGTTGGTAATCTTTCAGCTAACCAAGTAGTAGATATTGCTGCACCCATTACCGGAGTATCCATTGTAGGCTCGTCAGCTACCACTGGAGGCATGGACGCAGAGACTATAGACCAGATACGTGTCAACGCTCCTAGAGCCTTTACAACGCAGCAGAGAGCCGTGACGCTGGCTGACTACGGAAGTTTGGCCATGACGCTACCAGCAGTATCCCAAGCATCAGCAGTAGCTAATAGCTATAACAACGTGACAGTCTATATTGCCGCTTCTGGTAATACTGTCCCAACACAGGCAGTACTTGATCAGGTTATTACTTATCTTCAGCCATTGGTAATGGCGGGCACAACTGTTAGTGCTTTACCTGCAAATTTTATTCCAGTCAATATCGGAGCTATTAGCACTCCTGTAATTGTAGGGGTTAGTGCTAGATATAGCCCCACTTCTGTGCAGATAATTGCAATTCAGACTGTACAGAATCTATTCGCCCCGGCCAATGCAGCGTTGGGACAGAGAGTAACAGTCAGCTCAGTGTATTCTGCTTTAGCTGCTATTCCAGGTGTTACCTATGTAAGCATTCCCCTTATGGCTAGAAACGATGCGACACAATCTGGTGCCAATGATATTTTATTGCGCCCATTTGAACTCCCAGTTGCTGGTAACATAACTATTATCGCTAACCCATCAAGCTAAGGAGAACACATGGTTGCGATTTATCCCACTGCATTAAAGTCTTTTGCATACCGTCAAGACTTTACCGAATTAGTAGAAGCGGCAGATATTAATGTCGCGTATGATGAAATAGGTGCGGTAGAAAGTACACTTGGTGTTCTTCCTAATTCAGATACATTAGATGGTTCAACAGTTACTTGGCCAACAGTTAAGGCTAATATATCTGCTGCCAGAAACGGTGTTACAAAGCCTATATGTAAGCTACGTACTGTAGACACACTAGTTCCTTATGGTGGACCTAGTGGAACAGGTATCTATGCAGCTTTTAATAGTGCAATATGGGATACTCATGGTATGTGGCAGGGAGGTTCTACTATTATCTGCCCACGCACAGGATGGTATAACTTCCAATTCTATGCAGAGTGGCAGTATGCCGCTTTTCCATTTGATAATAGCGTTCCACAGTATGAGCATTCTGGGTACGCTTCAGTAGGTTTACAGCAACTACCTAATAGCTTGTATATTACTGGCTCTAATCACTTTGTTTCCCAGGGGGCTCAGTTTGCTATTAGAAGCTCAGGATCTATATCTGCTCCGTGGTTCAAGGGCACTTCCCTATCTGCTCAACTGGCACAAACAGTAAGAAGCAGTAGCTCTCAACCATGCAATCTATATCTATCGATAACTTATGAACGTGATGCTCCAACAACGAATAATATGTAAGAGAGGCTAAGTATGAGTAACGGCTACGGTGTTGATTTCTTTGGAGTAGCTACCTATGGCTATTCCCAGCCATCTGATTACAGCGTAGCTCCATTCAATGCATATCAAACAGACTATTTAAAAATTACACTGAAGTGGCTATCTCCTAATAAGACATTATGGAAGTCTCTTCAATTAGTACGAAGTGTATATGGCTATCCTTCTTCACCTGCTGATGGTGTGCAGCTACTAACAGTAGTACCATCTGCTATGACAAATACATATGATGATACTAATCTAACCGCTGGAAAAATTTACTATTACACCATGTTCTTGAGCCTGGAAGCCCCTACATGGTCCAATGCAAATACCTATGGTGTTGGTCAAGTAGTTCTTTACAATAATCAGTATTGGTCCAGTCTTACTGTTGGAAATATTAATAACACTCCAGTAGTCGGATCCTCATTTTGGCAGAGCACTGTATACCAGCCTATTTGGTATCCCGCTGGCTATACTGCTAGCTTAGCCCTGAAGAACTATGGATATACCTCTCTTCTATACAACAGAACTCCTCAGCCCTATAAGGTTTCTAATTCTGATCTATTTGCTAACACTGTTGTAGATAATCCAGCGCTGTTCCACTACCTATCTTTGTTCGGTTTCCACCTGGATATGACCAAGACGGAATATGATCTCTATCTTCAGGGAAATAATCCAGATATTATCTCGGCAGTATCCTTGGATGTATTAGGACAGCAACTTGGTTTTACTACTGACTATATTTCTTCTCCCCAGTTACGTCGTCAACGAGTTAAGAATACGACTGTCAACTATCGTTTAAAGGGAACTGCTCAGAGTATTCATAACGCTATAGCTGCTATAACTGGTTGGGATAGCGTTGTTACCGATAGCATTAATATGCTACAAGACGGAGATCAAGCAGCTTTTGCACACCCTAGATACGATTTATGGAATCCGGCTACTACTTATTTTGTTAATCAACTAGTGCAATTCAACGGGTTTAATTACAAGAATCTACTTCAGTCATATGGCCAAGCTCAGGCTCCTTCAGGTACCAGCTCAGCCAATACTTGGTGGCAAGCTCAGATCTCAGGAACTTCTTCTCAGCTGACGGATACAACAGTTCTAAAGAACCCCACCAACTATGTCTCTGGCGGACCAGACGGTACTGGTGGATTCTCTACATGGTATCCAACTCCTACAGGTGGGTACTCCGGAACTATTCAACAGAATGGTATTGTCACTGGGCTACCACATCCTACAGATAACACTATTAATAACTGGAATGCTCTAGCTTATGTAGATACACAGACTGCTTTATCTGTATCTCTTGCCAATTCTAGTGCTGGTATTCCTGTAGCACCTAACTGGAGTAATTCTACTAACTATGTAATTAATAACTGGGTCACTTCTAACTCGGTTACCTATATAGCTAAAAGACCCTCCGGCCCTGGAACTCCCTATGGTTTCATAACACCTGGAACTAACGATACTTTTTGGTACGCTACATTCATTCCTATTTCTCCATCTCCAAATAGAGTGCAGTATCTGACGGATGGTGTTCCCCTAATTCAGTACCGTCAGTGGGATTCATCTATTACCTATCAAATAGGGACACAGATTCTATACTTCGGTATTGTGTACCAGGCGATTAATATTAATAAGAATAGTAAGCCTTCTGGGTACTACTATTCAAATAAGGACTGGATTTATATACAACCTGCCGAGAATATTTATACAGCCTCCGCTTATCAGACTCGATTGACAACGAATACAACTGCTAAGCCATCTTTTATGGATGTAGAAATTTATGACAGTCTAAATAATTCTCAAGACTTCTTTAATAATGCTACTAACTCTTTCTTAGCCAGATTCGACGGAGACTATTCAGATCTCAATGGAATTAATGACAATACTTTGGCTAGTCTAGGTCGTCCATGGACAGCCACACCGTCTACAGCCAAGCTATGGAGATCCAATTATGGAATGGCTACTGTAGACCAGTCACTATTCGGGACTACTACATATGTATATCTAACAATCGCTTCAGGTATCTCTGATATTCTTTCTGGAATAACCTTTGTTACCGACTATACTGACGCTGCTCATATTGGTCATGGAATAATCTTTAGATTCCAAGATGCCAATAATTTCTGGTACACAACTAGAAAGACTTTGTATAAGGTTGTTGGTGGAGTAGAAACATCTATGGCTACATGGACTCGTCTATTGGATGGGGATAGAATGCTAGTGGTGACCAACGGATCAGCTATTTTGGTATACAAATATGTTCGCGATGGTACTAATACCAATGTATCGCTAGCAAATATCACTGATGCAGCGCTACAGACTGCCACCGTTCACGGATTAATACAGAAATACTCACCATCAGGAGCTGTGTAATGCCATTGCCAAAAATAAGCACACTTAATAATGTCTACATCAATGGTGTACTTAATAAACAATGGAACGCCAATGGTGGAACTTTTGGGTTAGTAAATCCTGTCGACTTTATCACCTCAACATATGGTGCTAATGGCTATGGGCAGAATTACTATGGTGGAGTTATTCCTAACTCTGCTACACCGTATGTTCAAGCTACATCTGTACCTAGCTTTTTCGGTGCGTCACTATATGACGCATCTAATAGTAGTTTCTCAGCACAGATCACAGCAGCGCCTAATGGTAGTGGCTCGGTACAAACTTCTATTGTAATGAAGCAGGATGAGCATAACTATGTAGAAATGTATGTAGGTCCTGATGGTAAGTTTGGTGGGTATTCTTCTAATGGGGGAATACCTGCTATCCCTACTCAGCTATTTCCTGCGTATAACCCTATAGCTCACGCTTACTGGAGAATAAGAAATGATACTTTCTTATTCTTCTTCGAAGCTTCTCCTGATGGAGCCACTTGGACTACTCTAGCTAGTATTAATTACAGTTGGGATATTACTTCTGTAACTCTCATGTTCTTTGCCGGATATTCTGGTAAAGAGGATCAAGGTTTACGCGCGTTTATAAACCATGTAAATCAAAACACTGTTTCTACAGTCCTATCTGCTAAAGTACAGAATTCTTCGTTTATTCATGGTGCTGTAGTAGTAACAAATCCCAACGCACTATCCGGAACGGCTTCGGGCTTCAGTGGAAGAAATTCCACCTTCCATGCGGTCAGTGGAATAGGTCAGGGTGGTCTTACCGACTTTGGTGTTGTACAAATTGGTCATGATGATCCGGCTACCGCCAGAATAATCTCTTATATACCAGTAAATATCAGTGGTGGAGCCTCTGTTGCTTGGGCTCGCAGCTATAACACTATGGTTCCTGCGGCACCTTATCGTGATGGAAGTTATTGGCAACCAGGAAAGACAGCTATTCTTAACGTTGGTGCACAGTCAGTAAACGATACATTCCAGCAAGCTATGACTAGCGTTCAATTCGAGAAGACTCCAGGATCATTCAATAGACTGAATCCTAATGTAGCTTTTTACACCGACACCTGCGAATTCGCGGCTCAAAAGTCTCTATCAGGTAATGGTGTAGGTTCTCAGAATGTCACCCGCAGCAAAGACATAGCCTATGCTGGAAACTTCTCCGGGAAGATGGTGTTTGGTGGCTCTCCAGCTACTGATGGATCCGGACATACAGCTTACTGGCCTTATCCAACGCGCAAAGCGTTAACACCAATCATTAACAATACTTTAGGGCAGGAAACAGTAAGAGGATCAGTAGCCTTAAATACAACAAGAGCTGGAACCCAATGGTATCCAGCCCTGGCTATCTATGATGCTAACTTCAACCTGCTTTCGCAAAGCACATTCCTTTCTGCATCAGTACCCACGTTAGTTACACACCCTGGTGGAGGAAACTGGCAAGTGGCTTCTGTTCTTCTACCAACAGGTATAACTGCGGCTCGATGGATAAGTGTAGTACCTGTAGTTATCGTCCCTGGAACTACACCAGAGACTGTCTATATGAGTGATCATACGATTGTGGGTATTACTCCTACAATCTCGTCATATCCGTCTACTTATGTAGATCCTCAGCAATATACTATTTCACTGAAACCAGATCGTCTGAACTATGCAGCTAATTCTGGATTCCCCGCCAATATAGACGGATGGAACATAGCATCTGATGGAACCTCTGGTAGCCCCGATTCTTTGTCTCTGAGTTGGGACAGCACTATTGGATTTAATTCATTAGGATCTTTGAAAGCGCACTTAGCAGCACCTTCTGGTACCTACACAGGTACTGCTAATGCAAGAACTGGACCAGCTAGTTATCTAGTAAGTACTACATCTTCTATGTTCCCAATAATCCAAGGTTTGAAGGTAGGTCACACATATACCTTCTCTGCTTGGATCAAGCAAGGTGTTGGTTGTCCAGATATCCAGATGCATATTCTTGATCCTAACTACACTGGTCTTTATAACACTAGTTTGAGTCATATTCAGAATACTGATCCCAGTGCTAGCCAAGGAGGATGGCATAGAATGTATGCCACCTTTACTATTCCACCCGACGGGGGTTCTGATTACCGACTATGGTTTACCGTGCAGTATACCGACATAGTAGCTTTGGCTCCCTTCGATTTCTGGATTGATTCTATTCTGGTAGAAGAGACTTCACTGGTAGGTACTTATTTTGATGGTGGTTTTGCTTCTCCTGAATACCAGTATGAAATGCAAGGTGGACCTGACAATAGATCTTATTACTACAAGGACTACACCAATAAGCTGGCTAGAATTAATGCAATAATTCCTCAGTATGCTCCTATAGCCTCTTCATATAAGTTATTAACTGCACAACCTCCTACATAATTAAATAGTAAATACATATTTAAAGGGTATATCTAGTAGTAATTATTACTATTAGATATACCCTTTAGTTGTGTATAAAGACAAGTGTAGTACCGTCTGGGGTGTCTGTCAAGGTGTGCTAGGCTGTAGCCATCACACACTTCAAGAGGAGATATACATGATCATCGCAGCAGTAGCTCTAGCAACCTTCTGGGCATGGCAATTTATCTTTGCCTATGTCCCTTGGTTACCTGATTATGTTGCGCATTTCTTAGTACCTCTTATGGCATTCGGATTCTTCTTTTTACCTCAGATATTCTTATTACCCTTAGCAGTAGCTGCCATTGTTGGGTTGCTTCATAGACTAGCTAACTCTATGCTGAGAACAAATACTCAGGTGACTCTGCCTAAGCGTAGATCAAATATTCCGCCTCCACCACGTTGACATCCCCGCCCTTCTGGACTAGAGTTCTTCTCATCAGCCCAGCAGGGCAAACTTTTTGAGAGGAGCTATGATGCAGGACTACACCAAGGATCTGACTATTCTTGTGGCGGGTACTGGCAGGACCAGTGTCAAGAATCTTGAAGCGAACATGCTTGATTTTATCTTTGGTCCTGCACCCTCTGAGGGTGAGGAGGAGCTTGAGCGTGATGTTGTAATTATTGTGCCTGAGTCATCTGATATTCCTGCTGGTATTTCTACACTCCTTCAGTGGGGTGAGGAGCATGGTATGGAGTTCTCCCTTATTCAGGGAGAGGACGATCGAGAAGCTATGGAAAAGGCATTCGAAGAGATTGCCATTGCTCATGGTTCTGGTCGTGAGACTGCTATGGTTATGCTCTATGATCCCAGTAGCAAGTATGAGAAGGGTAGCAATGATCTTTCTGACCGAGAGATCATTGGGGATGCTAAAAACCATGCTTGGCTCAAGACGTATAATCTCTGCGAAGGACTCATTGATTCCTTTGATGGTTTCGAGACCACTGATGAGCGGCTGAAGCGTGAGCGCCTTCAGAAAGAGTACGATGCTGAGTTGAAGCGCAAGGAAGCAGAGGACAAGCCTGTCAAGAAGGCAGTAGCTAAGAAGGCTACAGTGCCCCGTAAGCAGGCTGCCAGCAAGGCAGTGGCAGCAGTAGACAAGCCTCTCACGGAAGAGGCTCAGAAGCCCCTTGTAGCCCCTCTAGAGACTGCTTGTGTTCATTACTTCTTGCGGGGAGATGAGCAGAAGGATACTGATCCGCTAATCTGTAAGAACTGTGGAGAACTTGATCCGGAGAAGCCTCTAGAGCTGTCTGGTACTATCGCTATCAAGCCCACTCTACCTACTGATCTTTCTCCTGTACCTGACGAGGTTTGGAAGGATGTTGCTAAGGCAGTACCCTCTACCAGCACTGTCACTGTTAAGAAGGAAGACCTGGCCTTGCTGGGTAACTCCATCAAGGATATGGCAGTAGCATTCAGCGACGCCATGAAGGTATTTACGCAGATTCTGGAGGATAACTAATAGCCTATCCAGTGATAAACACTGTGCACATTGTCCCTATTGACCCGATCAGTATTCTAATTCTTGCTTTGATAGAGTTGTTCATTATACTCCTAGCATTAGGAGTACTTCTGTATACCTATACCACTAAGGACGCATGAGTATATGACAAGCCAGGATTTCCTGGACGACCTATAATAGGACTTCCCTTTTGATGTTACACTAGAAGAAATTCTATCAAAAGGGAAGTCTTATTATGTTTACTAGAAAATGCGGTACTTGCGCCCAGGATAAGCCACTAATATCCTTCGGCTTAAAATCTAAAGACCCCGTGAAATATCACTACACATGTCTAGAATGTGTAGCTGTATATTTAAAAAATCGCAAGTCCGAATTAAAAGCCTCATCAGGGGGTTGTATAGTTTCTCGTTGCAGATTCTCAGCAGAAGATACTATGTGTGCTCGCCACACTTTACGTTGGTCATATATATCTACCTTTACCAAGGTAGTACAAACAGGTGACGAATGGTATCACCTATTAGGTAGCGCGGGCACTAAGGGTCCTGATGGGTATATAAAGATCAAGTTTTCTAGCCATCCAAATAGTAAATTACATGGGGCTTTGCCAGAACACACCTTAGTTATGACATACATGGTGGGTAGAGCCCTATTCCCTGGGGAAAATGTTCATCATAAAAATGGTGTACGAGATGATAATCGTCCAGAAAATCTGGAACTTTGGTCAAAATCGCAACCTGCTGGTCAACGAATAGACGATAAAGTAAACTGGGCAATTGAATTACTTAGTGTATATAAGCCGGAGGTATTAATTAATGGTGTCCGATGAATTTTTAATAGATCTATGGGGATCTCCAGAACCGGAGGTTCCCATTAAGTCGTCTGTATTTAATTCAATTACACTTACCAAATACTTTCAGGATAGGCTATTGTCTTCATCCTGGTATAAAGGTTTTGGTATTGTCAATCAGCGCGCTATGGCTGGTCAGTTGTCACAGTGGAAGCGCCTAGGAGTACCAGCTGATACAGTCTATGCCATGATAGATCTCTACATGGAGGACTACACTATGAGAGGTAAGTCCCCTAGTTGGCAGGACTTCATCTATCAACGTGATAAGCTTGCGTCTTCTCTTCCGAACACAGGAGATAAGTCGCAGCTTGACACAGACCCCCTGCTTGAGGCAGACTACAACCCAGAAGAAGCCATGCGCCAGTATCTTGCAGAGAGGAATAACTAGTGGCATTCTCTAAGGAGTTCTATGATGGTCGATGGGAGCAGGCCAATATTCCCATCAAGATGCGAGGATTTCGTATAAAAGACTATAAGCCGGTGAGTAACAGTGGTGGAGTAGCTGCCCTTAAGGCTCAAGATTTTATTGATGACTTCTCCAATCGTTTTATCTCAGACAATCGAGCCGCTGCCGGTGATCTTCCTGAGGATAGGTCCCGAATCGGACAGGGTATGATGCTGCTCGGCCCCAATGGCACGCGTAAGACTACTCTTGGGATTGCTGTACTGACTGAGCTACAGTATATTTCTCTTAGCTACCGTGGTTTCTATATTCGTTTCTCCGAGTGGCAGCGCTGCCTTACTGATACTTATAGTAAAGATAACAGTGCACGTATTACAACTGCCAAGAAGATGCTAGCCCTGGCAGAATTTATGCCAATCGTACTTCTTGATGACCTTGGGCAGGAGTACCGCACAGCTTCTGGTTTTACTCGTGATAAGTTTAATGAGTTTCTACGTGTACGCTATGATGCGGCACGTCCTACTATCGTAACTACTAATGAAGATCCTGACAGCATTCGAGAGATCTATGGTAAGAGCCTTGACAGCTTCCGCCATGATGCTTTTGGTGAGCCTATCCAGCTGCTTGGTCGGGATTCTCGTAAGCCTGGAAGGAATTAACTATGGAAGAATCCCGAAATATCTATGATATCCTCTCGAAAATTGAGTGGGAGGGTGGTATAGATGCAGTTTTGGATTATGGAATGCGTAATATTGATGAGTATGATGTCCCTGGTGAGTTGAAGGAGCAATGGGCAGAGATGTGCGATGCCTATGCGGAGTTCGAGACTTTGCGCGATGAAATGGACAGAGCTCTATCACGTTTTGAGATTGAGTATGGAGAGAAGAATCCTACAGAGGAGTACTAATGTCATATGAGTACGAGATTGATAAGATTATCACTGTGTTTGACGCGCAGAATATGGAGGAGAGTGAGCTTCAGAGATTCCGCGAGTATCTTCGAGATATCCTTGATGACTTTGAGGACGCAGCTTATTATCGCGGCATGGATTCTGTTCATGCGTGTTGTGATGATGGGTGTGGTTACTACTAATGATGGATACTTTCGCTGAGATTTATCAGGCTAAGTTCTACTGTGTGGAGTGTGACTCAGTAGTTATTCTTGTCTCTTGGAAGGATATCCTCAATAGTGGTGGAGTTCAGCGCTGTGATTGTTCCGACTTCGAAGATGAAGAGGAGGATGACGAGTGAATATCGTACTTGAGGGCATCGTAGGCAGTACTGCCTACGGCCTTGCAACGCCTCTCTCAGACGTTGACAAGCTAGGTATCATGCAACTCCCCACTACTCACTTCCTAGGGCTTTCTAGCCCCTCTGAGAGCTCTCTGAGCTATGTTTCTACAGAGCCTGACGTGACCTATCATGACATCGGCAAGTTCAGCCGCTTGGCACTGAGTTGCAACCCAACGGTGACTGAGCTACTGTGGCTCCCTGATGACCTGTACACCGTGCGCACAGAGCTAGGTGATCTTCTTATCCAGTTCCGTATGGCGTTCCTTTCCGCACAGCGTGTGCAGGATGCCTACATGGGGTATGCTGTCTCTCAGTTCAAGCGATTGAGTGAGCGAGGAGACTTTGGATCGGATACACGTAACCGTATCCAGAAGCATGCACGTCACCTCTTGCGCCTGATGCATCAGGGGTATACTCTCTACTCAACAGGAGAGCTCCCGATCCGTCTGGAAGATCCCGAGCAGTACCACGCTTTCGGTAGACTGGTGGCTAAGAAGGCTAAATATGCTGAAGAGGCGGTTAGTAACTATCGTTTTATGTTCTCTAAGGCTGATACCGTACTTCCTGAGAAGCCAAATACTGAACTGATAGAAACAATTATTCTCAATACTCGTATAAATTCTTTGAGGAGTAGCAGTGGAGATTGACTGGGACGACTATGTGATTGGTAACGACTGGGTAGATACGGGTAAGCGATTCGTTTACCATGATGTAAAGGGATGCCCCGATACTTCCGAGGAAGGTCTTTTCTCTCTTCAAGAGTTCATTGACTGGGCTCTAGAGCATCACGAGATTTGCAAGAAGGAGAATTAAATTGACCATCATCACACTTTGTTACGGATTGCCCAGTTCAGGAAAGAGTACTTGGGCTAAGGAAGAGGTTGCCAATAGCAATGGACAGATTGTTCGTGTGAATATGGATGATATCCGTGCCATGCTAGGCTATGGTCCTACCACTACCAGGGAAGAAGCGGCTGTAGTTCATAAGGTTCAGGATCAGGCTATTCTTGCAGCTGTAAAGCTTGGAAAGAATGTCATTGTAGATAATACTCACCTGAACAAGTCTGGACCCAATCGAATTAAGAAGCTATTCGATGGTGAGATTGAGTTTAAGGTTCAAGATTTTACCCACATCTCTGTAGATGACTGTATCGCTGGGGATGATTTTCGCCGACAGTATGGTGAGCGTTATGTAGGCGAAAAGGTTATTCGTGATATGGCTAAGCAGCTGAATAAGCCTTGGAGGCTTACAGCTGAAGCAATGAATCTTGTAGAGTATCCTCTTGACCCCTATATCCCAGATCTTGATTCACCGCTCGCTGTGGTACTTGACATTGACGGAACTCTTGCTAGGCATCACCGTAGTCCTTACGATTATGCTAGGCTTCACACTGATTCAGTTTTCGAAGAGATCAAGTTTCTTGCACAGCTCTATTTCGACGCCAATTACAATGTCTTTATTGTGTCTGGTCGTCCTGAAATGGATAATAAGGGAAATGATTATCGTGCAGAGACTCTAGCTTGGCTCTATAAGAATAAGATTCCTTTTGATGATCTATTCATGCGCCGTGCAACTGACAAGCGCGATGATCGTGACGTTAAACATGAGATCTTCAACAATGAGTTCCGTGATAAGTACAATGTGGAGCTGTGGATTGACGATCGCAATCGTGTAGTTCAGCGTATGCGTAAGCTTGGTATCAAGGTTGCCCAAATTGCGGATGGAGATTTCTGACCCATGACTGATGATGAGATTGCCGAGCTTTTTAATTTCGTTAGTCCTTTTGATAGAAAGCCTAAGCGTCCAAAGCCAAAGGCTGAAGAGGCAACTCACGATAGCTGGACTGACTGTTCTGGTGTGAAGTACTGGGTGCACCGCTGGCGTATGAGCTGTCGCAACGGTTGTGCTATCCATGCGCCTAGTTTTCACAGCATGCGAGACTGGCCGCAGTTTATGCGAGAGACATGGTTGGTAGAGCGCATGTGCCCACATGGTATTGGACACCCGGACCCAGATAGTGTAGCCTTCTTCGAGAAGAATGGCGATACAGGCTTTGGTGTCCATGGTTGTGACGGATGTTGTTCTAAGGGAACCGGTAAGCACCGTAAGGAGAAGTAATGACTACTGCATTTGGCGCAGAGGATTGGTACCCTGAGTTAGCTGCGGAGATTGATGAGGCTATGACTCTGGATGATCTAATGTCCATGGATGAGATTGACGCCATGGTAGAGAAGTTTTCAGAGCTGCTTGCTGGTCTAACAGCAGCACCAGAGGTAGAGTATCCATAATGCAAAAGGGAGAACTCAGCAATGAGATTCTTCCCCGAGTTTATATAGTTTTTGAGGGACTTATAGGCATCCTCCCGGATGCCAAAACTAAAGCCCTCGAAGCACTGGCGCGTAAAAGAAAGAAATGGGAACAAGCTACTTCCTATTACCAACTGAATGTGTCAACTTCGGGTGGAATGCGGGATCTGTATTGGCGGCATCGCTTTCGAGTGGATGTCATTACCTTTATGGATCCCGCATTTGTCTCTCCTATACGCGATAGGCTCGATGGTAGGAATCTATTATTTGGTGACGTGCATTACTACACATCCGCCACGGAGTTGAGTAGAGATATGGTTTACGACCAATCAATTCTAGGCGTGCTTGATCCAGACCCGTCCCATACGCTAGTGTACGGATCACGTGGAAGACACTGTCCTCCCGAACGACTCAATCTACTACAGCTTTTGGTTTAACAATATGAAAGGAGACGAATGGCTGCCACTCTTGATGTAGATAAGCTCTTTGTATCTAAGATTGTGCAGGAGAAGGACATCACGCCTGTGGCAGATGTGCCCCCGTACTTTATCTTTGATCCTGAATACCGTGAGGCTTTCGAGTATATTCGAAAGTATTATGCTGAGCATGGAGAGGTTCCTACTCTCCGAGTGATGCTAGCGGATTGTCCGCAGGTAAAGCTTGTCCAAGTAGACGAGCCATGGAAGGATATTATTGACCGAGTACAAACCAAGTACATTGCGGGCATTCTGGAACAAGGGCTATCCAATGTAGTGGACAAGTATGAGGAAGGTGATATTGAATCTGCTGTCAATTTTCTAGGTGTTATCGTATCCAAAGTGCACACGGCGGTACCCAATAGCCGAGACACCGACATCACACAAACAGGTAGTGACCGCCTTGCACGGTACCAGGAACGGCGTGACAACCCTGGAACCATGGTGGGTGTCCCAACAGGCTTTCCAACGCTGGACAGGGCCACTCAGGGGCTTCAGAAGGGTCAGCTGGTAACAGTCACTGGTCTGACTAAGGCCAGTAAGTCTACCTTGGCGCTACTGGTGGGTATGACTGTACAAAAGTCGGGAAAGCGTGTAGCGTACTTCACGTACGAGCAAACCTGTGAAGAGCAGGAGCGTAGATACGATGCATACAACGCGGGTATCAATGATAACCTGCTGAACAGTGGTAATGTATCCTCTGAGGATTGGAAGAAGGTAGTTGATGGTATTAAGGATACCGAGGAGCTACCGCCACTGATCTTCTGTGAAGATGCTATGACGGTTACAGCTGTGGGTGCCAAGTGTGATATCTATGATCCCGATGTAGTTATCATCGATGGTACTTATATGCTTGAAGATGAGAACGGCGAGAACAAGGGATCTCCTCAGGCTCTGGCTAATATCGTGGCAGGCTTTAAGTTCATGGCCATGCGGCGTAAGATCTGTGTCATCCTTGTCACTCAGTCCACTCCCGCGCGAACCAAGGGTGAGACGTTGAACAACGACTCCATCATGGGCAGCCGTGCCTTCGTGCAGTACTCCAATGTGGTTATTGGTATTGAGCGTACTGAAGATACTAAGATGCGCAAGCTTAAGATCATCATGTCAAGGTCTTGTGCACCCTGCGACGTGATGCTAGAGTGGGACTACGATACAGGAACCTTCGAAGAGATAGAAGGTTACGACATGGACGATGCACTGGAGAAGATGCTGGAGGATGACAACAAGTTCGAAGAAATTTACTAGCGGTTGGGGTACTCCAGTACCTGGGGATGTGCTAAGATGCTTAGAAGAACTGAGCATCACAGTATATAAACTCTCATACAATGAGGCTTGGTCCTTTTGTCCAGGGCATGAAAGAATCCTGGGCAAAAGAAACAATAAACCAGATAAGTGGTCCGTAAATATTGAAACCGGAATCCATAGTTGTTTCTCTTGTGGATTCTCCGGCTCCTTTGTCACTCTAGTTCAGGAGGTTAAGGGATATGGTCGAGCTGATGCAGAATCGTGGGTCCGTAGTCGTGGTGGAATCCAGCGAGTGCGACGAATACTGGCAGCTGCCTCTGGTAGTTTCGAGCCAGACACGAGGGTACGTACGTGGAATGAGTCGCGATTGGCGCTCTTCCAAGATCCTCCAGCTTCCGCACGCGATGGAAGAGGAGTTTCTGCGGGAAGTGTAGATCACTACGGTATACGTTGGTCGGATGGGGAGGATCCTTTCTGGGTTCTCCCCATACGGGATCCTGAAGATGGGTCATTCTGGGGATACCAAGAGAAATCCGAAACTGGTTGGGTATCCAATAAGCCCTATGGTATTCAGAAGTCTCTGACTCTGTTTGGTATAGAGTGTTTTAATAGTCCGTTTGTCCTAGTACTTGAATCTCCATTGGATTGTGCCGTAGCATATACCAATGGAATTTTCGGAGCTGTATCTACTTTCGGTGCCAAGGTCAGCGATGCGCAGTTAACGCTGTTGCTTGATTTTGGCGTACCGATTATCTTTGGCCTGGATAATGACGGCGCTGGTATAGAATCCTCTAGAAAGATTCGACAGAAGTTTATGGGGAGTGGCCATAGGATTAAGTTTCTCAACTACTCACACATTCCTACCAAGAAAGATATTGGTAGTGACTTAACTAAAAAGGAAATACAAAGGGCTGTACTTGAAGCCGTGCCTATGATAATGTATAGGCCATGACTTTCATTAAAACATTACGCCCCTACCAAGAAGCAGCTAGCGCTCTCATTGTCAATAGACAGAGGGCGCTACTTGCATTGGACCTGGGAACAGGTAAGACTATTGTTTCTATTCATGCTATTGAAGAGCTTAGAGACGGAGGAATTTTAGATTGTGCGTTATTAATAATGTCTTCTTCACTGACATATCAATGGGCTGATCGTATAAAAGAATTTACTGATATTCCCCATGAGAAGATCGTTGTCATAGATGGGTCGTTAACACCAACCAAACGCAAGAAGGCGTATGAGGAAGCCTTGCGGGATCGCCCTGCCTATGTCATCATGGGCATCAGACAGGTGGTCACAGACATTGACTTTGTAAAAAAGCTCAAGCCTGATCTGGCCCTGGTTGATGAAGTGACATCCATAAAAAACTTTAAGCCGCAGCAATCAAAGGTGATTAAGAAATATGTAACTGCGCCTTATCGTGTTGGTCTTACTGCTGAGCCTATTGAAAACGGCAAGGCAGAGGAACTGTATTCCATAATGCAATGGATTGATCCTAGCCTTTATGGTAGTTGGCAGGACTTCGAAGACACCTACATCATTCGTAATTCCTACAACATCATTACAGGGTATAGAAATGTAGACGAGATGAATAAGATTCTCATGACCGCTTGTGTGAACAAGAGACGTGATGACAAAGATGTTGCTACGTTTATGCCAACTGTAGAAGAATACGATATCTATGTGGAGATGGATAATGCTACCAGGGACATCTATGAACAAATCGCGCAAGACCTCTTGCGAGAACTCAGAAATAGCGGACAGCGGGCTGTTCTCGATCTCGCCGGATACTACTCTGGTGGAGGAGAAGCAGGAGAAGACCCTTCAGCAGGACGGGCGGCATCGCGGCTTACGGTACTCCATCTTCTCACGGACTCACCGTGCCTCTTAGAAGCCTCTGCACGGGCCTACAACGACCCAACAGACCCTAGAGGTAGCGCGTATGCTGCACAGCTCTTAGAGGCTGGGAGACTGCCCTCTGAGCCCCTCCTGGGTGCCAAGATAGAAGCGTGTGTGGAACTGGTGGATGAGTACCTGTCTTCCAATCCAGCTCACAAGGTGATAGTCTTCGCTCGGTTCAAGGGGGTACTTCCCATCCTGGCCAAGCAACTTGACAAGTATGGCTCAGTACTATTTACTGGAGATCTTAATGGAAAGCAGCGAGCTGAAGCCATACAGTCGTTTGGATCAGATCCTTCTACCAGAATTTTTCTTTCGTCTGATGCTGGAGGATACGGCGTCGACTTATACATGGCTTCTCACCTTATTAACTTCGATTTACCCCTATCCTCAGGTGCCTTCAAGCAGCGTAATGGTAGGCACGTTCGGGCAAGTTCTACATTCAGAAACGTCTTCATTGACAACCTGATCGTAGCTGGTAGTGTTGAGGAATATCAGAAGCAACGACTTGCCTACAAAGCTCGTGTTGCAAATGCTGCGCTGACTGGACGGATGTCAGAGCAGGGTGGTAGAGTAACTAATGATGTACAGAGCTTGACTAAGTTCCTAGAAAAGCAGTTGGAGAATAGATGAGTGAATTAGTAATAAAGAATAAGGTGGCTCAGTATTTATTAATAAATACTGAGATCAAGGAGTTACAGTCGTTACAGAAGCAGTTGAAAGAGCACTTAGAACCTGCTTTACTAGAGGCTGAGACGAACGCCAGGGGATCACGGGTGATAACCTTCACAGACCCTCTGGAGATCGATGGGATCCGGTACAAGAGCTTGCAGAAGGTGCGCAAGGAGAGTAAGGTACTCAATGAGGAACGAGCACTGAAGTTCCTCAAGTCCGATCAAGCGTTCGAGTCTGCTGTCATTACAGTAGATCATGTTGATCAGGATGCCTTGTGGGATCTCTTCGTTCAGGATATGATCTCCCAAGAAGAACTAGACAGTTTCTTCGATGTAACTGAATCATTCGCCTTCATGCCGACTAAGGAGTAGTTAACTAATGAAGCGTTCTCTCAGGGTTATGGCCGCTGGTATTATCACTGCGGGTATTATTCTTGGTGGTACTGCGTGCGCTGCTAGTGATGGTTCTGATGTCCTTCAGTACGGAGATTACGACTCTATGCACGTCTATCACACGTATCCGCAGCCGATTATCGTACATGTTACTCGAAAGGTTTATATGTCCAACACTACGATGTACAGTAACCCTACTGTTGAGCGTACTTATGTGAGTCACCACACTTGCCGCACTACTACGACCCGTACCAACGGGCGTACTACCTCTGTTAGGCAGTGTTCCTAATGGGTCGACATTCCGCAAATGGTACTGAGTATTTTCGAGCAATAGTAATTACTTCTGAGGGATCTGAGTATTCTATTCATGGTCCTTATTCCACCAGGGCCGCAGCCAAGACGGAGGGAAAGAGAAACATTACTTCTCATTCTTGGGGCGATCGATCTACTTGGACAATAAAGATTCAGGAACTTAAGCCCATTATAAAATGGGTAGATATTCCAGGCGTTCTATCTACTGACCCTTGGAACTTGGAGCCTACAGCTCATCTTGAATGGATTGATGTAGATGGCTGAAACACTTACTCTCTCAGCAGAGGAAATTGAGGAAGAGGATCTTATTGAGGTTCTACTTTGGGAGAATCTAATTTGGGAGAAGTTTCCCACTGATCAGCACCGGTGGGAAGAGTGGCACACAGGTGTCACCAAATACAAGGATAAGTACTGGTGGGTTAACTGGGTCACTGGTCTCACGGAGACCCAAGACAATCAGTACTTTGAGTATGAATTGGCTGGAGATGGATCATTGACTCTTCATGAGGCAGAATCCTATGAGATTATCGAAACTAAGTGGAGGCGAAAGAAGTAATGAGTGATGTAACTATTTCGGTGATGTCGGAGCTTGAGCTTGATGAGCTTATCTCTTCTCTAACAGAGAACCTGTGTCAGGAGCATCTGATTGATTTCATTGCACGTATCGATCAGTATGTCTGCGACTGGGATTTTACTGAGGCGCTGTACAAGCACTTCAAGGCAGAGCATAAGGTATACAAGTCAGAGGTAAAGCTAGACCCCTTTGTCGGTATCTAGTACCCCGTGGCCCTATTACATCAAAGATAGGGCCACGGCTATTCACTTTGTATTAGATCCTGATTGTGGTTGTAGAAACTTGATGAATTGTTTATCAGTCAATCATAGAACTCTTCTTATAATTTTAGAAGCCTTGGATAAATGGGAGGAATACCACAATGAAGGTACACGTTGAGTACAGTGTCCCGAACAGTCTCGTTCTAGAGCTAAATGAGAATGAGGTAGCAGCTTTTAATGCGGGCATGTCTACCGATGATTTCAACTGGTTTGCGGATGAGATCAGTGATAAGGTAGCTCAGCATGCTATGGCGTGGTTTGTTATCGATGAGGTTCGGGAGATTCTAGAGTGAACAGTTGGCAGCATGCTGTATCTTCTGCCCATGAATGGGGTGGAAAACCTGAGGACTATCATCCTATTCATAAGAAGGTAGACAGCTCTAAAGCGGGTATGGGAGACATTCGCCACCGTGCTCTATTTCATCACACTGAAGGTACCTTTCTCATGGAGGATATCTTTGGTCCATATCTACAGGTAGGCAAGCGCCAAGTTCCTGTCCGAGATATCGTTGAGCGTCATATCGTAGAGGACTTGGGATTTCTTCCTACCTTTCAATGGTGGGCAGAGCGAATGAATATCGATCCTGCAATGAGTGGTACTAAGCGTAGGAAAATCAGAAACACACGAGATATTTTTGGGAGTAAGAGTGAGTGACGAGAGTGTTGACTTCCGTGGTAAGCTCCTGGTTGACAAGAGCTATAGTTATAGGTCACAGTTTGTAGAGCAACTGCCTATTACTGACTTGGCGCCCTATCTTGAGGCATCTTTTGCTAAGGGCGTGAAGGCAATCAAGTGGCAGCAGTATGTTCCTGGCTTTAATGATGGCGATCCTTGTGAGTTTACTATTAATGAGGTTTACTTCACAGGTAACGATGAGGTGGCAAAGCTCTGGGCTGGAGGTCAGAGTGTTGATTATCTTGAGGACGAGAATACTTATCATGATCTAGATTATCTAGAGGATTATGTCTTTGCATTGTTCAGTTACAGTGATCATCCTGATGGTCTTACTATTGATGCAGATGTTCCAATTGGTTCTGCTGCATTCGAATATGCTGTTCGTGCTGAGTTCGGGGATAATACGGAGATTGTTATCACTCCAGAAGCCACGTACACTTTCGACTATGAGTGTGGCCACTAAGGAGAACATTGCAATCTAATTGGATGAATCAATTGGATCAGTTCTTTCCGGGTTCTACAACTCCTCTGAACTTTGAAGAGATTATTGTAGACAAGGTTAAGGAACTTGACAGCTGGGATTATAAGCCTTATACATTTCTGGTCGGTGGAGTTGAGACTGAGTTCTTCTCCATCGGCCAACTCGGAAAGGCCCTAGGAGGACGTAGCCCTAACACCTTGCGTGCTTGGGAAAGAGAAGGTATAATAGGAAAATCACCATATGTTAAACCCTCCAGTACACCTAACGGACGAAGAAGAATGTACACCCGAGAAATGGTAGAAGGCTTAGTAGCAATTGCCAGAGAGGAGGGCATTCTCTGGCCGCATAAGGGCAGTCGTATTAGTAACACTAAATTTTCTGAGAGGGCTATCGAACTATTCAGGAGGTTAAGGCTTGAACAAAAACAAATGCGATGATACCTCATGTGATAGAGAGTCGCTGACTAAAGGTTTTTGTGATAAACATTACCGTCGTTGGAAGAAACACGGCGACTCTAGTATTGTGTTGACACCAACACGAAGTATCTGCACTATTGGCGAGTGCGCCAGATTAACTGATGCCCTTGGCTACTGCAAACTGCACTACACTAGATTTATAAAACATGGTGACCCATTAAAAACATTGCGTGTTACCTCACCCGCAGGGCAAGCCCGAACCATCACAAATAAATACGGCTATGTGTGGGTACCCTACAACCACCAACATCCAAATTCTCGACCAGATGGCTACATAGCCGAACATACATTTGTGATGTCAGAGCACCTAGGAAGACCCCTTCTTCCACATGAAAATGTGCATCATATCAATGGGCAACGCGATGATAACCGAATCGAAAATCTAGAACTATGGTCCAAGTCTCAACCTGCTGGACAACGTGTCCTGGATAAGGTAGCTTGGGCACGTGAGCTTCTAGGAATATACGGAACTAGCGAAGAGAAGGAAGTATATGGCAACCCGCAGTAATGTCAACGAACTTCACACAGAGAGCGAAGGAACTATTCTTAAGCCTGAGACGACAGTGACAGTAGCTCCTGATAGTATGAACGCTATGAAGGTATCTATTTCTCGTACTTTCAAGATTAATATGGGCAATTACGAGTCAATGGATTCTTTTGTATCCGTGACTTTGGATGTAACTGAGGGTAGTGATCTAGAGGAGCTGGCTACTAAGTTCGGCGAGACTCTTGACACCCTACAGGCTCCTGATCTAGAATTGGCCCATCACTTGACCAAGGAACGTAACTCCCTTGTCAAGATTCTAATTGAGAAGTAATCAACTCCACTTACGCTCTATAGCGACCATATAAGGAGAATAATTTATGGCAAAGATGACTCGTACTCGTGTTGCTCCGGCTGAGGACTATGACGAGACCAGTCCTGCGGGATCCGATTCGGAAACTCAGGATGAGAGTGACTCCAATCCTCATGCTGCTCCAGAGATGAAGCGAAGCGGTATTCGTCGCCCCTCTGGTCCTGTATCCTCTGGCTGGGGAGCACCACAGCAGAAGCGAGAGACAGTAAAGGCACCTTATCTCAAGGTTGATCGCACTAAGAAGATCATCAAGCTTCTGGATGCTGAGCCTTCTGTTCGTTTTAAGCAGCATTATCTGAAGACTCTTAATAAGTTCTATACCTGCATTGAGGTTTATGAGGGTAAGGACCATCCGGATAATGTTGACTGCCCTCTGTGTGACGCCGGGCACAAGGCATCCGTGAAGTTCATCATGAATGTTATCGAGATGGATCCGGATGCTACTGCTTACGAGGTAAAGACTTGGACTTTTGGTCCTGAGGTTGCTGGTCATCTTCAGGATATTGGGGAGGATCTCCAGGACAATGACCGTATTCCTGATAACGCCAAGACTATTGACGCAGAGCGTTGGTACTTCAAGGTTTATCAGGTAAAGGCAGACAACAACCGAATCTCCAATAAGGTTGAGAAGATTTCTGCTTCTCTGCTTCCTGATGAGTTTGGTATGGAACCTCTGAATACCGATGAGATTCTTGAACTGGGTAAGGTTCGCTATGGTGATGAGACTGTTTGGATCACCTCTGAGGACAAGCTCCGTGAGGCTGCCAAGTCCCTCTAGGCACTAGACACCGAAGCTCCGTACCTGATAAGCTAGCGCTTGTTAGGTACGGAGCTTCTTACTTTGGAGGATTAAAATGCTTGAAGCAGACGGTAAGTTCTACATGGTCTACCGCTATTCCTACGATGGACAGAACAGATACACGGATGCCATCTATCCCGCGAGTGAGTATATTTTTGCTATGGATTATCTTCGTAAGCTTGCTGCCGAGGATGCTGCGTACAAGTGGAACACTGATGAAGAGCTAAAGAAGATTAATCCGGGTCAATATTGTTATGAGGTTGTGTACTTTGAAGAATTGACTATGAATGAGGAGCTGTAATGGCTTACTGCTATGTGATTATGTATAGCATGTACCAGGAAGATTATAGTCATGATCAGGTGGCGCTTGTGCATTCCACTCTCGATCAAGCAATTGAATGGTTACATAACGGAATGGCCGGAGAAAAGTGGGCCCGACTGGCTCATATAGACGGGACAGGAATTCGAACTCGTCTCATTACAAATTTTGGCCAACATAATTGGACTGAATACCGTATCGAGAAACATATACTGGGGGATTAATGGATGGTGTGATCTTTACTGCTGAGGAATTGCGGAAGGAGGTAGCTTACTTCCTGAAGCAGGATGCATTTGCATGGGACACAGAGACAATGGATGGTCCTATTCCAGGTACTCGTGGTATTCCCACGCAGAATAGAGTAGTGTGGATTTCCCTTGCCACGTATGGCAGAACTATTGTTGTTCCAATGGGACACCCAAACGGGGATGTTCTTCTTCACCGAGCTCATCGTAAGAAGAATCAGGAAACCAAGAAGTTTGAAAGTTTTTCGGCTGTATATGATCCACCGCCAAAGCAGCTTAAGCCTAGTGAAGTATTTGAAATTCTACGTCCGCTATTCTTTGATCCCTCTATTATCAAGGTAGCGCATAATGCCACCTTCGACTGTATTTCTGTATATAAATATTACGATGCTTTTCCTGTCGGTCCTATTCATTGCTCTCTTACTCAACAGTGGGTTGGCGATGAGAATATCGGTCAGTTTGCTGGTGGACCACGTCGTGCGAAGAGTAAGGGTCTCAAGGATCTGGTTGATTGGATCTTTGGGGTGGACTACGATAAGGAAGATGTTGGTAAGTGTGTCGAAGCTCATCCTTTCCACAAGGTAGCTCGCTATGGTCTACTAGACGCACGCTATGACTTCCTTCTCTGGTTGGAGGGCAACAAGAAGCTCCAGAGAGAGGCTGTAGAGGCCATCTGGGCGCTTGAAAACCAGGTGACTGAGGTTTGCTGCCAGATGGGTCTGATCGGCGCTCCTGTGGACGTTGTAGCCCTTCAAGCACTGGAGAAGGATCTAGTAGCGAGACTGGAAATTCTGGAGGCCAATGTATATAAGGCTGCTGGTAGGATTTTCAATATTGCATCACCAGATCAGAAGCAACTAATTCTTTATGGTCCTATTTCCAGTGGTGGTCAAGGTCTAGAGCCGAAACGTTTCTCAAAGAAAACAAAGAAACCTTCTACAGATAAGGATGCTCTTGCTCTTTATGAAGGAAATCCTGTTGTAGATGCTCTGGCTGCTTACTCAGAAGTTTCTAAGCTTCTTAGTACTTATGTGCATGGCTATCTTGGGGATCCTGATAATCCTGACAAGCCTTGTTTGATCTTCAATGGGCGTATCCATACTGATCTAGTGCAGTATGGTACAGTTACTGGTCGTTTCTCTTCTCGTGCTCCGAACCTACAGAATATTCCTGCTCCGAGAACTGAGTTGGGTAAGGCTGTTCGTGGCTTGTTCAAGGCACCAGAAGGATATAAGCTACTCGTAGCTGACTACGGACAGATGGAACTTCGAATCCTTGCAAGCATGATTGGATTCGGTGGTCTCTTTGATGGTTTCCACGCAGGAATTGATGCTCATACACAGACTGCTGCGCTAGTTTATGGCGTAGATACTGACAAGGTGGAGAAATGGCAGCGAGATGCTGCTAAGACTCTTAACTTTGCTATTGTCTATGGTGCTCAAAATAAGAAGGTTGCCGCTACTCTCGGTATTTCTGTTGAAGAAGCAGATCAGCTCCTGGATAACCATCGAAAGGCATTCCCTGAGATTTATGTATTCAGGGATAAGATCATGGCACTCGCTCGCAGCCGTGATAAGTCTCCGTATATTCGTACGCTTATGGGACGTAAGCGTAGGGTTTGGGAAGTTCTTAAGAGTGTGGCCAATGTGGAGGCTAAGAAGCTTAACTGGTGGACCCCACGTAACCACGCCAAGTGTGTGAGCTATGTCCTAGCAGCGGGAGAGCGTCAGGTTTTCAATAGCTTGGTTCAGGGTTCCCTGGGGGATATCATCAAGCTTGCAATGGTACGGATGCATAAGCTACTATCAGAAGATGCACTGAAGAATCCGGGTCGAGAGATTCAGATGATTCTGTCAGTTCACGATGAGCTTGTAATCCTGTGCCCCGAAGACCGCGTGGAAGAGGGAAGTGCTATGCTTCTCGATGCCATGATTGGTACTGAGGTTCAGGAATTGATTCATGTACCTCTTGACATAGGTACGATCAAGGTAGTTGATAGATGGAGTGAGGCCAAGTGACTAATGAGTATGCGGAAGACCAGAAGTTCAAGTACCATGTCCTTAACCATAGGGAAGCTAAATGGCCCGGCACTTGTACATGGTGCCGCAAAGAAGTAGATAAGAGAAAGTAAACATGTGATTCGTGATCCTTTCGAAGAGGTGGAACCTCTGGAGCCCTTGGGTATCCATGAGGTTCTTACCTCCCGTGCCAAGCGTTCAATTATGTGGGATCTTATCGGTCCCCATAAAATGTGGAATTATTCAGAGAAATATGGTCAGAATCCTGCCAGTCCCGATGTGCTACACCGGGAGTATCTTGATATGGTTGAGAGAAAGAATCTTCTCTTGCCGTTGAGTAATGCTCTCCCTTTGTTATGTTATATCGCTGCTGAATCTGCTACGGAAGCGATCATTGCCTCTGATGAGTCCTTCGCAGGAATATCGGATGAGGATCGAATGAAGTTCAGGATGCAGAATGTACAATTAGGTTCTGTTATCACTGAGTCTGTTGTTAGCCACCTAATTCAGAATGGCTTAATTAAATATGGAGGATATTAATGAGCTTTTGGGCTGAGAAGTTAAATGGTATTACTAATACAACACCGACTCCTCTACCTGTTTCCCGAGAACTATACGGGATATATACCAACCCTGTCGCACAGCCACAGACAGTATCCACACAGCAGGAATATATCCCAACTGTTAGAATGACTCAGGGCAGTACCTGCCCGGGTTGTGGAAGTGATAAGTATCTTGGGCGTATAGGTGAGAGAGCAGTATCTTGCGCAGAATGCGGGTATCATCCCCGCTTTGAACAGACAGGTTATGGCACTCCCAGTCTCCGTGCGGAATCAGGAGCAGTAACACCAGCACGTCAGTACCATGGTGGCCAAACTATGCAGAAGTCTATCGCTATCCTCAATCTGGGTGGCGGAGAACATATCTAGTAATAATTGAATAGTAAAATTTCCAACTACTATCTCCTGGAGTAAAGTCTTGCCTACAGTTATGTCTACATTTGCCTCAACGGTTTATAAGAATAAGTACGCACATCCCGGAGAGGAGTGGGAGGATACTGCAAGACGCGTAGTGGAAACTGTGGTTAGTCCTCATTTCCCTGAGGATGTCGCGGAGTTAACCCAAATTGTTATTGATCGTAAGTTTATTCCAGGAGGAAGATACTTATACGCTACTGGAAAGTCTTTCCATCAGACTCAGAACTGTCTTCTTCTTACAGTGGAAGATAGTAGAGAGTCTATTTCGCACCTATTCGAACGAGTAAGTTCTGGTCTTATGACTGGAGCAGGTGTGGGTATTGTATGGTCCAAGTTGCGTGAAAATGGCGCAGCAGTTAATGGAATGGGTGGAAAGTCTACAGGACCCGTAGCCTTTATGAAGGCTGTCAATGAGATTGGCCGCAATATTATGCAGGGTGGTTCTCGCCGCTCTGCAATTTGGGCCGGTCTCCATTGGAATCATCCGGATGTCTTTGAGTTTATGTCTGTAAAGGATTGGCCAGAAGAGATTGTAGCTATGAAGGCAAAGGACTTCAATGCTATAGCTCCCATGGATATGACCAATATATCTATTATTCTTGATGACTTATTCTTTGCAGCATTTAATGATCCTACATATGATTCCCATGATTGGGCGCAGAAGGTATATTGGACAGCTGTGGAGAAGATGCTTTCTACGGGTGAGCCAGGGTTTTCTGTGGATGTTGGTAAGCATGCTGGTGAACACTTACGTAACGCCTGTACAGAGATCACGTCTGCTGATGACAACGACATCTGTAATCTTGGGTCCATTAATATGGCTCGCGTTGAATCTCTCGAAGATATGCAGAGGATTGTAGAGTTAGCTACTCGTTTCCTTCTCTGTGGAACTCTGTATTCCAAGGTTCCTTATGCAGAGGTAGCTATTACGCGTACTAAGAATCGTCGCTTGGGCTTGGGTCTTATGGGTGTACACGAGTGGCTAGCCGTACGTGGGAAGTCCTACGCGCCCGATACAGAGCTTCAAAAGTACCTGGAGGTATACCAGCAGTCCCTGTTCATCGCAGAGCGAGCAGCAGACCTTCTAGGCGTTTCTAGACCCATCGCAGCGACTGGCGTAGCTCCCGCTGGGACGATTGCTATCGTGGCGGAGACCACCAGTGGTGGAGAGCCCGCATATGCACTAGCATTCAAGCGTCGTTATCTTAAGGGCAAGATCTGGAAGTTCCAGTATGTCATTGAGAATTTTGCCAAGAGACTGGCAGAGCTGGGTGTTGATCCTGACACTATCGATACCGCCTTTTCTCTTGCCAAGGACCCCTCTCGTAGGCTAGAATTTCAGGCATGGCTACAGCAGTTTGTTGATCAGGGTATCTCTTCTACTGTCAATCTCCCCGCGAAAGACAAGCAGGAGTTTACAACCGAGGAATTTGGCACTACACTGATGCAGTACTTGCCCAAGCTACGTGGAGTTACTGTCTATCCTGATGGTGCGCGCGGCGGTCAACCACTTACTGTGGTACCTTACAGTGAAGCAATCGACTGGGAAGGTTATGAGTATGAAGAGTGGAGTAACGAGAATGCCTGTGCAGGTGGCTCCTGCGGTGTGTAATGTTTGAGCTATTCTGGGATATCTTTTGGATAATTATGGGTTTTGTAGCCCTAGCGCTGCACTGGCCAGTTCTATTGGCTGTATTCTTCTTTATCCTTGCTGGAGTAGTCTGGTTAGATATTGATGATCTTTTTTAAAAGTGCTAGTTATCACTAGGCAAATGTCAGCAGTCCCTGCTAAGGTTGAGGTCTTAGCAGGGACTATGTCTTTAAGAGGAGATAAAAGTATGGCGTTAAATGATGGCGTGTCTACCCTTATTGCTCGACTAAATAAGCAGTTGGAGAAGGATGGCAACCCACTTCTCACAACTGCTTCCGATATGTTTGTCCCCAAGAAGTTTACATCTGGTCTATTGTCGTTAGATGTAGCGCTTGGTGGTGGGTGGCCGGGAAATCAGTGGGTTGAAGTATACGGTAAGGAATCCAACGGTAAGACATCTATTATTCTTCGTACGATTGCAGCTAATCAGGCTATTGATCCACATTTCATGACTTTTTGGGTAGCTTCTGAATACTATGACAAAGAGTGGGCTATCCAGAACGGTGTAGACACTGATAGGGTCGTAGTTATGCCTACCTCTAATATGGAATTGGGCTACGAAATGTTAATGGAGGCTGCAAAGTCCCATGAGTTTGACTGCTTAGTTCTAGATAGTTATCCTGCTCTTTCAGCTTCCGAGGAGGAGAAGAAGGGCATGGATGAAAACACCATGACTCTGGGAGCTAGACGAACTGGTCAATTCTTCCGTAAGGTAGGGGGTACGTTCACTAGTGATCGTCCATATATTGGGTTTTTTGTTAACCAGTTACGTGACGCCGTGGGTTCTTTTTCCCCTTATGGTACTCCTACCACTACTCCTGGTGGAAAGGCGAAGAACTATGCTTTTTATCAGAGAGTTTTGGTCTCTCGTGACGATTGGATTAAGGAAAAGGTAGACAATAAGGGAACCATTGAAGTAGGCCAGACCAATAAGTACAAGATGGAAAAGAATAAGGCTGCCGCTCCTAGAGCTGTGGCTGAGGCTGATTATTACTTCTTGCCTTCTGCTGATAAGGGCTTTGGTCCAGGCCAATTTGACACAGTCAAGGACATCATTACAATGGCTGTACTCTTCAAGGTAGTTCGCAGAGGTGGTGCATGGTTCTACTACACCCCAGCAGACAGTGAAGCTGAGTTGAAGTGGAACGGCCGCGATGCTATGGTGGAGGCAATTCGTAGTAACCTTGAGTTGCAAGCAGAGATTACTAAGTTAACTCTGGAAATCGCTACTCAATGAGGCTATTATGGCTCCTATCGCAACACCTGGTCTTAAGACCATAATTGTTACTGGTACTTACCAGAATGCTGTATCCGGGGCGGGTGAGACAGGGTTTGTTAACTTTATCCCATCCGTCCCTTCCCTCACGGATATAACTGATCATGTTGAGCTAACAATTCAGCCATTCAGTGCCCCATTACCAGGGACTATTGGTGGAGGAAATAATCAGGGTGGTAATGGACACTTTGCTATTACTATTCCTACAACAGACAATACGTCTATGTATCCACAGCAATTCACGTACACAATTGAAGAGCTAGTGTCCAACATGGCTAGTAGAACTACTAGAAATGTACAGATTTCATCTACTCTTGGTTCTACTGTGGATATCACCACAATTTTGCAACCTTATTTGTAACACTAATTGGAGGCACTAATGCAGTTCGCGAAGTGGAAGTCCATTCCCCGCCTTTCCAAGGAGGCTATGGTGATCACAGAGAAGATTGATGGTAGTAATGGCTGCATCATCATTGAGCCCTGGCGTGAGGATGCTAATTACGATAGTAACTATGTACTTACTATCACCCTCAATGGTGAGAAGTATTTCTTTGCTGTTCAGTCCCGTAATCGCTTTATCACTCCCGTGGATGACAACGCTGGCTTTGCTCGCTGGGCAGTGAAGAATGCTGAGGGTCTTATCGAGACGCTTGGCTATGGTAAGCACTATGGCGAGTGGTGGGGCAGTGGTATCCAGAGGAACTATGGTCTCTCTGAGAAGCGCTTTAGTCTCTTCAACGCTCCCCGCTGGCATGAGGCTATCAGTTACCTGTTTGCTACCACCCCAGTGGCTGAGCTTCGTACCGTTCCGCTGCTCTATACTGGTCGCTTCGACCTTGACAAGTTGACTGCGGCAAGGGAGACTGTATCTAAGGGTTCAGTCGCTTCTCCCACCTTCAAGGGTAGTGCCGAGGGTGTGGTAGTGTACCTGCGTGAGGCTGATGTCAGCTATAAGATCCTGCTTGAGAACGATGACATCCACAAGTGGCAGGTTACAGAGTGATCAACGAGCCCGACTATGGCTGGACACCGCACAAAAACACTGATAAGGTAGACCTTGCTGCGGCGCTAGAGTATGTACGACGTACAATCTGCTGCTACTCCCTAGACATTGAGCGAGATGTTCGCTGCGATTGTAAGTACGGTCTGTCTATTGAAGATGGAGAGCGACGGGGTGTAGGATCTGAGCAGACAGGTTGTCCTGAACTTCGAGAAGTTATCTATTTACTACTGCATGGAAATACTGATAATTAATAACCAGGAGGTTCAATAATGAGTGTTCCAACTCCCTTGTCTTGTCCGGGATCGTCAATGGCAGACCCTCACAAGTACAATCTCGTTCCAGGCAAGGGTGATGAGTTTGTATGTGACCGTTGTAAGCGTACTGTTAAATACGATAGCGTGTCACGAAGCTTTAAGGTTATCTATTCTGGAATGACGCCAAAGTAGTTGCTTGTATCACCATCCTCTAGTAGGATGCTGGTACTGGTCACTACTACCAAGGAGGCTATAAATGTACGAAACGATGTACAACACTCTAGTTCTTGTTGATACTGGCATCATGTCTTATCTAACTGGTAAGGTGTTTCTTGACCAGCTGTGGGAGAACTTCGGAGAGATGTTCCTTCGTTTTAATGCTTATGCCCTGGAGCTGGACGAGAGTCGTAAGGAGAACAAGTAATGTTGGCACACGAGTTGATGACTCTCCTTGAGAATGAAGACCCGAACAAGGAGGTCCGTATCAAGCTAGAGCGTTTCTGTGGTGCGGGTGGTTGTGACTGTACTTCGGGTACATATGACTATGAAACCATTGATGTGGATACTGAAGGTCACGATTTTATTGTGATCTCCTAATTAAAGGAAAATTAAATGGCTACATTAAAAGATAGCCAAAAGCAGGAAAAAGCCCTCGCCCGAAAGGTCGGGGGCTCTGTCAATTCTGGCTCAGGAAATGGTTGGATTAGAAAGGGAGATGTACGTTCTGAAGATGAACTATGGGAACTAAAGATTACTTCAGCTAAATCTTATAGTCTAAAAGATGCTGAGCTTATAAAATTGAATGAGCAAGCACTAAGGGATAGACGAATCCCGATCTTTCTGGTAGAGTTCATGTCTACGAACAACTCATACGTTATTCTCACAAAGGATGACTACATGACTCTGAGGGAAAGAGCAGATATTGGTAATGAAATTACGAAGCGGGGCTCCCCGTTGGTTTAATGAGGATAATCCAGATAGGGAAGCAAAGTGTGTACGGTTTCCAGCCACCCGAGATTATGACCCATGGTATGGAGATTCTGATGATCCCGATGTAGTGGACGAGACAAATGAGGCTAAGCATATCTGCTTAGGTACATATGATTCCCGCCCGTGCCCTTTGCTTTCTTTATGTTTAGAATTCGCCATGAATAATAATGAGCGCTATGGAGTTTGGGGTGGATTATCTCCAGATGAAAGAGCACAGTTACGAAAGGACCGAAGAAATCGCAACGTTCAAGACAGGCTGGGGACCTAGGCTCAGCGGACGACTAGCAGATTATGCTAATGCTTCTAAGGGAACTCTACTTCTAGGAGATATCCAAGCACATATGATCAAGGAAGCTTCTAGACCTAGCACACGTAGACAAGACGTTATACACCCCTCTGAGATGGCCAAGACCGGTTGGTGTCCCAGAAGTACCTACGAGCGGATTAAGGCGTGTAGAGACGCCTCTGACGCCTTCCTGAAGCCTACTGAGCGTGTAGGCGTGCAGCTCCTGAACATCTTCGATGAGGGGCACTACATCCATGACAAGTGGCAGAAGCGTCTTCGAGACATGGGAGACCTTTGGGGCGACTGGCTCTGTGAGTCCTGTGGAGTAAAGACAAGGAGAGCACTATACCCCCAGAAGTGTTGGGATTGTGACAGTACCCTAATGAGCTATGCAGAAGTTCCTATGCGTTATCCGAAATTGACTATTAGTGGTCATGCTGATGGTGCTATTCCACGTTTGAATGCCCTGATTGAGATAAAGTCTGTAGGCGTTGGCACAGCTAGAATAGAAGCACCTGATATTTATAAGGCAAACTCTGAGGGACAGAAGATTGATCTTCAGGGCTTGTGGAAGAGTATCAAGGAACCTTTTCCTGCTCACGTTAAGCAGGGCCAATTGTATTTGGCCATTTGTAAGCAGATGGAACTTGATTTCACTAAGATTATCTTTCTTTATGAGTCCAAGTTCAATCAGGGTGCCAAGGAATTCGTGGTTGACTACGATCCCTCTTTGTCGTATCCTCTACTCCAAGCCGCTGAGTCCATCGTCTCAGCTCTGGAGGGCTTGACAGACCCACCTAAGTGTCCCTACGATATCTGTAAAGAGTGTGAAATTTATGGCACAAAGAAGTCAGACGTTACAACAGGGTTGGGGAACTCCTCAGAACAAAGTGAAGTTGAAGGGGCTCAGAGCTCCGGAACGACCATCAGACGAAGCGCCAGACCTACCAGCAGGGTTATCCGACCTTCCTGATACCGATTTGATGGAACTTTACACTGAGTTTATTAATTGGACTGGCTATGCCGGATATTTGGCAGCCGAAGCAGATATTGCAGAACGTAAGACTCAAAGAGTCTTACAACGTGTATCTGATCGATATACCATCGTTCATAAGTCTCAGAAGACAGTAGCCGCAATTAAAGCTTTGGTTCAGCAAGAAGAAGAATATCAAGAAGCTGAAGATCTTGTTGATGAAGCTTATGCTTATGGAAAACTGATTGGATCGCTATATATCCACTATGAAAAGTGCGGAAATACAGTATCCAGAGAACTTTCTCGCAGACTTTCCAGAAATGACTCAGAACGACGTAATAGCAAGTACACCACCTAAGGAGATTCGTGGGTAAGCACAGTAATAAGCGTTATGCGGTCCGAATTACTCGTGATGATGATAACGTAGTTTACGAGATTGTTGGTTGGGGAGTCAGTGTAGTGCTCTTTGACGGAAAGACTAAGCGAGAAATTGTAGTATCCAATGACGACTTCGCAAGGAACTACAAGGAGGTAGTTCGATGATTGTCACGTTGGTAGCCGCTACAGAATTGGTTGATCTACCTCGCTCTGTAGCGGGTACGCCGTTTGTAGATGATATTTCACCCAAGTGGCATAATGCTGGTTTTAATGAGAATGCCGATCGACTTGCACATTTTGCAGGTCGCTCCTGTTATCAGGCTTGGAATATGCCAAATCCAGCTACTGCTGACGATATGGGCTATCTGGCCAATATTCTCAAGCAAGGACACTTCTCTGTGCTTGAACATGGTTCTGCTACCTTCTATATTGAGGGTGTAAGTCGTAATCTGACTCATGAGTTGATTCGACACAGGCACTTGAGTTATAGTGAGCTCTCACAACGTTATGTCAATATGGAAGATGCAGAATTTGTGCTTCCTCCGGCTATGCGAGATACTGAGTATCCTGATATGTTCGGACATGAACGCTTGACGAATGTGTCCAAGGATGAATACGCTGATGCTGTGCACGATTTGGAGCAACTGGGAATCAAGGGTAAGAAGGCGCGTGAAGCTGCTAGATACTTGCTTCCTAGCGGCATGGAAACGAAGATCGTAGTCTCGGGTAATCACCGGGCTTGGCGTGATATGCTCCAGAAGCGTTATAGTGTTCATGCAGATGCTGAGATCCGAGAGCTTGCCACAGAGCTACTGAAGCAGCTGCGATTGCTTGCACCGGGCACTTACCAAGACTTTCCAGAGGAGCCTTTCGCATGATGGTTGATACCGCTAAGTATGAGTCTCGTTACTATGTTCACGAGGCTGATGATGATCCGTTTGGATATGATTACTGCGATACTCTTGAGGGTGCAACTTCCGAAGCTGTAGATAAGGCAGAGGATTATAGTAAGCAGTACGCTGTAACTGAGGTACTGTTTAGGGAAGTTGGTACCACTCAGGCAAGCGTTACTTTCGAAATGAACTAGTAAAAACTTTTGGGGCTGTGGAGATAATATCAAAGCAGCCCCTTCTACTATTTGGAGTATAAAATGGATCTTCCTGACGGATTTAAGCGCAAGGAATATATTGAGGTATGGTATGCCGATCTGGGAAAGATTGCCAGTAAGCATTTTGGTTGCTCTATTGAGATGCACGACGTACTAGACCATCCGAGTCAGGATAGCTATCATAAGCTAGAAGTTCCTTCAGATCGTGACTGGGAATATATCTGGGATGAAGAGACGCTGGAATATGTAGCAGACCCTAATCGAGGCACGAATTTCCGTGCAGAGCTTGCAGATGGTGTTACGTCATCTTTGACGCTTGATCTCATGCTGGATTTGCTGTATGATGACGGAATTATCCCGGCTGGAGACTACTTGATTACGATTTGGTGGTAATAATGTTTCCTAGCAAGTGTACGAAGTGCGGAAAGCTTACTCAGAATAAGAGTAAGATCTGCGCCTTCTGTAAGTTGGTGGCTGATGAGTGATTATGCGGCTTGCGATAGATGTGGAGAGCGAGCAACTCGTTGGCTAAGTAGTAGTGACAACCCTGAGGGTTCATGGTATTGTAATCCTCACGCCAACGAAGAGACGGAGAAGAAGAATGGCTAAGCATACAGAGGATGTATGTACTGAGTGCGGCCGTAGAGAAAAAGATATGACTTGGGTCACCTGGTACAGGAACAAGGATAATACCAAGGGCGCATTACTCTGTAGGAAGCACGAACTTATCGCAGTTAACAACAAAGTTAGGGAATCACATGGGTAAGCATGATAAGAAGGACGAGAATTTTACGTATATCACACCCATTCCTGATCTATATGTATCAAATGCTAATCGTCATCCTGCAAAGGAAAACGTCGATATTATCGATGCCTCTATTCGCAAGTATCCTATTCCAACACCGGAGGTTACCGAGTAATGGATTACAAGGAAATTGAGCGACGTATAGAAGTTATTAATGCTAAGTTAAATACATACACAGATGTACCGTCTACTTCAATAGAAGAAACGAGAAATCGGCTACAAAAGATTAAATTTATGCGAGAAGAGCTTAGTTTTCTAAGAGAACAACTTAAAATAGGGAGTAATTAATGTTTGTCGTGTATGAGCAGCAATGGCAAAATGATGATAGAACTTCTTATCATCGTTCCCCTAGCGATATTCTAGAGTTTGCTGCTAATCAAGACCCCAAGCTAGTACGCTGGGGATCACATAAGGAATCCAGAGTGGCAGATAATAGACGTATTAAGAACTTGGATGGTAAGTTAGGTGTTTGGAGAGAGTGAGCTACTAAAGCCCAAGGCTTGGATAGGAATAGATCAATCCTATTCAGGCTTTGGGCTTATTAGGATTACAGAAGACGATGTAGTCTGCAATATCTGGGACTTTACCAAGAAGAAGCCCGGGGATAGTGAGCGGCTAAGAATAATTATGGATATGGTTTCCCATGAATTATGGTGCTATGAACATAAATATGATTGCTCTTTAGCCATCGAAGGTTATGCTCATGGTGCTAAGTTCAACAGGGAGAAACTGGGAGAACTTGGCGGCATTGTAAAGTTAGCTATTTATGATGTATTTAAGTTGGAGCCGATCATAGTTCCACCTACAGTATTAAAGAAGTACGTCACTGGTAAGGGTAATGCTTCCAAAGCTCAAATGATGGAAGGGGTAGCTAAAAAGTGGGGACCACAATTTGATAATGATAACCTTGCAGATGCGTACGCGCTTGCTCAATACTGTAAAGAAAGTATGATAAACTCATCTTAACAACATGCCGCGCCTCCTCGGACGCCTCCTCTCCGGAAAACCTCTATTCGCCTATGCGGTGAGTAGGGGTTTTCTGTTTTAACGGTACAATCAAATGTAGAATACTTTGGTAATATCAACATGGAGAAATCAATGGTAAATAACATGAATCATAATGAGGTACTTCTAAAAGTGAAGTCCTCATCCGCCGCTGCAAACTTAGCAGCAGCAATTGCCAACAATATCTATGCTGGACACGTAGTAACTCTTAGAGCTATCGGTGCCGCAGCTGTTAATCAATCCATGAAGGCTATAGCTATTGCTCAGTCTTATGTGGGTCCACGTGGTATGGTACTTTCCTGCCGACCTGGATTTACTACTGTTACTATGGGCGATGGAGATATTTCGGCAATGATATTTCTTATCCTCGTTAGCTAATATTGGAGATGCCACATGGCTGGACAATATAATAGTGGGATGTCTGTAGGTGTAAAGCCTTTCCAGCAGTCCAGCACAAGAACCGGGGAATTTTTCTCTGGTTCTATGCCGACTAGTAACGGAACTGCTACTTCTCTACAACAAACTAATCCGGGCGGTTATCGACCTGCATCTGTAATAGGTCAATTTACTTCCAGCCCGAATGGTATGAGCCCCACAACATATGAAGCAAACCGTACTCTTAGTTACTATCGCCAGTAGGAGAAAACACATGGCAAATATGAATGAACCAGGAACAGGATCTTTCCCTACAATGGGTACCTCTGCCGCTCAACTATCCCACGTTGCCAAGCCTGAGAAGGGGCGTAGCCGTACACGCGGCACAGGGGGCAAGGGAGGATCCGATGCGGGTATGGGAACCAAGGCCAACCGTCGCCAGGCATACGGGCACATGGGGGCTTCCCTGCACCCTACAACGACCCTGTATGAGGCCAACGCTGCCTGTGCCTCAGACACTGGTCGCAACGTTGTACAGATGCCCTCCAGAGCTTCCTGGACAGACAATTGGAGAGGCGCAGCAAAGAAGCTACAGAATGGAGCTTACTAATAATGGATATAGAAGAGTCTAAAGTAGTTTCTTACTTTGACAAATTCGCCGCAATTTTTGGCTCCATAAAATTCATCGTAGGAATGACGATATTTATCATCGCGTGGTTTTTATGGAATATATTCGCACCAGCAGGTCTGGGCTTCGACACATATCCATTTATCTTTCTTACTTTACTATTATCTTTACAGGCTTCTTATGCAGCTCCTATTATTCTTTTCTCTCAGAATAGACAAGCAGAAAAGGATCGAGAGAAATTTGAGATGGATCTTGAATCTGATCTGAAGTCCGAGAAAATGCTTGAGAAGATTATGAATAAGTTGGAAATCCCAATAGAGGAGTAGTTATGAGTAATTGGTCGTACAATTCTCCTGTAGGACAACCAGGATCCACTACTGTAGGCGGTGGCGGTGGATTACCTCTCTCAGGGTTCCGCAGCATTCTTGATGCACGTATTGCTATGGGTACGGCCAAGACTCCAGAGGCTCAATATCCTGATGGATATCTTGGATCTGTTATTGACAGAAGACAGGACAAGCTTCTTCAGACTGTCCGTAATAACGCCAGAAGCTATACAAGAGGAGTACACAAGGGCTCCAAGATTGCACCAGTGGATTATTTTTGGCCTGATGATTTTAATCCGATGATTACCCTAAATAATAGGATAGCAGGAAATAACGAAAGATTTTCCGCACCGGGTAATCCTATTGAACGTTTAGCCCACGGCGGCAAATTTATGAGTCAAGCCGAAGCTAACCAAATCAGACAAGAAATGAACCTACCCCCCGACCCTCAAATGCGATCGGTAGATCCCGTTATTCGTAGAGAACAATTTAAAAATTTACCTGGTTGGCGCTAGGACTTACTATCTGCTATACTGGCCACATGAAACTATGTATTTTAGAAGATTGTGAGAAGGCTAGATGGGCTAAGGGATACTGTAATGGTCACTATAAAAAGTGGAGAAAATACGGAGATCCCTTAGTTCAGAAAAAGATTAGTATTCCCGTTTCTCAATGTTTGGAAGAAGCTTGTGAGGAGCCTTCTAGATATAATCCGGGATATTGCGCAAAACATGGCCAGCGACAGAATAAAAACGGTATAACTGACGATCCCAAAAAAGGCTGGCATACAAACGCTCAAGGCTATATTCAGATGAATAATAGCTCCAGTCCTTACGCTAACAAGAGCGGAATAGTTTTACAGCACCGTCAAGTTATGGCGGAAAAGTTAGGAAGAACCCTACTCAAGGGAGAAAATATTCATCATAAGAACGGCAAGCGCGATGACAATAGAGTTGAAAACCTTGAGCTTTGGGTAACTATACAACCCACAGGACAACGGGCAGAAGATTTAGTAGCCTACGCCCTGGAAATCCTAGAAAGATATGGAACCTATGGGTGAGATTCAGAATGCTAACTCAGTGTATGACTACACAAAACCCACTCAAACCTTTGCAGAAGAACTAGTATCTGCTAAGTTACTAGCGAATTCTCAGGCAGAGGCTCAAAATAGACGACCACCCGTTCCTAATATAGGAAGAATTACTCCTAGATATGGTTATCGAGTGGATCCGGCTACTATTGAAGATATCCTCAATGTAGATGAGAACTTCCCAGCTAAGTTCGGTGACTGGTCTGGTACTGTATCTGGATACGAGGGTACCTCTTATCCGAATGTCACATCACAACTGTAGAGGTAACGATGCCAAAGAGAGCAGTAAGCAAGACAGTGAGATCCGATGACAAGAGAGCTACTGGTACCGCCAAGAACAAGCGTGTGGTAAAGTCCCCAGAAGCTAAGAAGACTAGCGTACCTAAGGTAGCTGCATTCAAGAAGCAGACACCTGGTGGTGGCGCAGGAAGACCAAAGAAGGTAAAGTAATGGCTTATCCAAGGTTAAGAAGCATGAATGCAGACCTAGACAAGGGTGCAACTGACGGTACTTACAAGCAGGTTGCGCCTGACCGTGGTGGTGTAGTAGAGTCAAGCTTCATGGAGATGCGCAGACACCTAGATGACGTCTGGCATGGACAGCGTGAAGCGCCTGACAAGTACATCATGGGTCGCTGTAAGGTAGCCAATACGCCTGGCTACTTCCCTACACCTGCACCAGATATGGATCGTTGGTAAGGTTGTAATTGAGCACTCCCCAAGCTACACTGTACGTCACGAGTAAGTAACAGAAATGTACTGAATTTGACACAGCGCAGTTTTGGGGAGTATTCTTTTATCCAAGCACAACGGCGGAAACGCTAAGCGCCTGTATAGGCGGTCCTTATTGTCTATTGAATGGATACCCAATATGTCCAGTTCTACCGTTATTCGCTCCGCTTTCGTTACGGCTACTATTGCTACTGCACTCGTTGCGGTGACGCCAGAAGCCCACGCCAGTTCTGTAAATTGGGATGCTATTGCCCAGTGTGAGTCTGGTGGAAATTGGAGCATCAATACTGGTAATGGATTCTACGGTGGTCTTCAATTCACTCTTGGAACTTGGCACTCCAATGGTGGTTCTGGAATGCCGCAGAATGCATCGCGAGAGGAGCAGATCCGAGTGGCTGAGAATGTCCTTCAGTCACAGGGTATCGGCGCTTGGCCTGTATGTGGCCGTCAGGGAGGCTCTACGGGGTCCTACAAGCCCGCGAAGACCCCCGCTAAGCCAATCGCCCCAAAGACTACTAAGAGCGCCCCTAAGGCCGCTCCTGTGGCTCCTAAGAGCTATGCACCTGTGAACGCTACACCTGCAACAACCAATATGGTTAAGTACACTGTAAAGTCTGGGGATTTCCTTAGCAAGATCGGAGATACGTATAATATCTCTTGGCAGAAGATTTACGCCGAGAATGTGAATGTTATCGGTTCTGATCCCAATATGATTTATCCTGGTCAGACTTTTAATATCAGCCGCTAAGCACTAAGGGGTCAGTCCTTTCCAGGCTGACCCCTTTCTGTTATGATGTACTAGAAACTAAACGTAACTGATAAGGATTATTAATGGCGAACAAGAACTTGACAGGCATTTTTATCTGCTTTATCTGTAAGACATTGGAAGATCTTACAAATTATGATCCGGATGAAGCTGATAGGGATACTCGCATCGGTCTATTAGTAGAGAATCACATGCGTAGACATCCTTCTGTTGAGGATAAGAATGTAACGGATTGGGCTTCTCTAGGATCTGTTCCCACAGAGCATTGGGATAGCAAAGAAACACGTAAGGAAATTACCAAGAAGATTCTTGAGGGTAATGGGCTTACTGGTTTTGACGCGGAGTTCTATGCGACATTGGATACGTTCAAGGCAGATGCTCTAGCTTGTTTCCAAGCGCATGGCAGACCAGCATATAAGGCTCCAGGATGTCAGGATTACCTTTCCAATTCTAAGGAATTGAAGCCTAATACTGCTATTGAGCGCAAGGCAGCTGGATTGCCTTCCTATGACGATGTCAAGGTAAAGCGATCCTTTTTATGCCAACATTGTCCATACCATTCTGATGCCATTTCCAAGATCCGCATGGAGCAGGCCAGATGAAGTTAAATAAAACAACTAAGTGGGGAATTATTCTATCTTCCCTATATTTAGTATTAGCCTTATATATCTCCGTATTCAGATGGTCGGATGTACAAGGAAATTTAGAAGCATCTTATCTATGCTCGGCACCATTCGTAGCAAGTCATGTATTATTGCACCGTAAGATTAACAAGGCAAATAATTAGGAGAATATAAATGACCAATGAGCAAGAGTTAAACCTGGCGGAGCTTATGGAGAAGATTGGGGAAGATGTAGCCACAGCATTCCTGGTTTATCAAACACTTGATGGTAGTTGGACTGCTACCGCTGATTTCCAGGATAAGAATCTCAATCTTGAGCGTAAGGCTACTTTTGACGATATCGTTGGGGGAGCTTCTGCTGTCCAGGCAGGTTGTATTGCTCAACAGAGTGCTATGCATACAGTTATGCTTATGGAACAGAGAGCAGCAGCTATGCAGCAATACGCCAGAGAGCAGGCTGAATCTCAGAAGGTATCCCAATTGATTGATCCAAGTAAGCTGAGAAATCCTAGAGCCTAATTAGCCTTATTATTAAAGGGAGTCCCTAATAAAGGGCTCCCTTTTCTTATTAACAGAGGGTAAACTATAACTATGACACTTTTACACGGCGCTAGTGGTTACTTTTCGAGACCACAATTAATACTTGACCCTAATCTATTCAATGGAACTGAGTTAATTCCCCATGTTAGACAAACACTCCTGGATATATTCTTTGACCATATGGCTACTATGTATAACGATCCCCATAGCTGGATTATGTTATGGCTTGCGGGAAGTGGAGTCAGCTATCAATGGAGCGCTAACCGTGGGAATGGTGATCTCGACATCTTATTGGGGCTCGACTACACAAAGTTCGCCTCCCTTAATCCCGGGCAAGAGTACTACACCAGAGACGAAATAGCCCAACAAATGGATGATATGTTGAAGAGACATCTGTGGCCAAGGACTGCGCATACGGAATTTGGCTCTTCAGTATATGAAGTTACATATTATTTGAACCCATTTACTGAAAACTATGATGAGTCCATTAATAATATCCATCCCTATGCTGCTTATAATCTCACTGAGAATCATTGGACTATAAATCCTATGGAACCCAATGAATATTCTCAGCAGTATCCTATGGAATTTGAGGTACAAGCGGCAGCTAATAGAGATACTGCTGAGAAGTTAGCCAATAGATATCAGCATCTGACGCAGCAGCTAAGTAGTATACATCCTAATAGTCCTCTCGGTCATAATCTGACGGCATCCAAGACGCTACTTATTCAGCACATAAAGAGTATGTTTGACACCATTCACCTGGGAAGAAAGCAAGCATTTTCTGACATGGGATCAGGATACGGAGATTTCTATAACTATCAGTGGCAAGCTGCCAAGAGAGATGGTATAGTGGCGACATTCAATGAGATCCTAAGTAAGGAAGAAAATAGTGGTCGAATCCTGGAGTAACCATATAGCTATTGTCGTAGAGGGTATTCTCCGTATGCCTAATGATTCTGCCTCTATAATCCCAGGGCTATTACTATATAGATCCCTAGTAAAGGACCATAGAGTATCCCTCATTATCGATAGTGCCAATAAAGAACGAGTCCAATATTGGCTACTGATGAACGGAATGACTGACCATACTAAGGAGATCTATTGGGATGAGACAGATCCGGAGGATACTATAGCGCGTAGAATAGCTCAGATTGGTAGACTTAGACAAGATGGTCCGCTATCCTTAGTATTCGAATCAGATACTTCTGTCGCTGCTGCACTACTAGAAAGAGGAATACCTTCTTTTCTATTCTTGCATCCTCAGTACACACATCCTGAGTTTAGGCCAGATGCCAAGGCACCTATTACTCCTTGGGCAGAATTACTAGCAGAGCAGACTCGTCAGATAGAAGCGAGAGCAACAGATACTCGAATAAATGATTTCTAGGAGAATAGATGAGTACACCAGTTAATACAGCTGCTGTTAATGCTATGGGTGGGCAGTTCAATACGAATGTCTTCAAGGATGTACAGCACTTTGCAGTAAAGCAGGGACGTAAATCACAAGTACGTGCTAATAAGGCTGCGGCAGCTAATAAGCCAGCAACTCCTGTAGCGAATATACCGCAGCAATTACCCAACGCGCCAATTGGCGGGCTACCAGCGAATGCTGTTGCTGCGGGTAGAGCAAGTAGACAAGCAAAAGCGCAAGGCGGAGGATTTACACCAACAGTAAAAACTGCTCCAACACCCTTCGGTCCCCCAGCACCAGCTGCACCAGTCTCTGGGGCAACAGTCACAGCAGGCCGTCAGGCACGCCAACAGAGAGCACAGCAGGCAAATACACCACCGCTGTCTCCACAGTTCTCTAGTGCGCCTTCTCAGGCTCCGCATCACGCTATTCCAGCTCCTGCTGCAACCCGAGCAGCACCAGGTTTCTCAGCTCCACAGGCTTCTGCTCCCGCAATAAATCAGGCAGCACCAAAGCCTTCTACTAATCCCTTCCAAGTTAATACTATGCAAACTAGAAATCCTCCCACTCCTGCTTACTCTAATTCTGGTCCAAGTACCCCAGCACCTTCAGCTATGCCTACTAGTGGAAAGACTTCTCCAGTGAATCCTCAGTTTTCTAATGTGAGCACTAAGGATAATTCCCCATTTCCCACTCATGTACATCCTGAAGGTTCTTCTAACCAGATTCTTCCTAGATTAACGGCAGCCCAGTCTTCTCCTGGTAAGCCTAATGAATTTACTGTAGGTTCCAGAAGTATAAAGGGTGGAGGAATAGCTTCCATGGGATCTCAGTTGGAAGCAGGATTATCTGCAAGACCACTTACTTTGCCACAACCTAGAAAGCGAGTATAGTCATAAAGCTCTACTATCAAGGTGGGGAGTTACCTACATATAAAAATATCATGACAGATTGCGGCATATTAGATATCTCCCTATCTTATTTCGGACTAAGAAGACGTACTAAGTTCACCAAGCCTTGGCTTATACAGGATAAATTTAAAAGCAATCAGAATATCTTTATCGATTCTGGTTGCCATACCATTAATTCGGCTAAAGAACAGGTGTATACAAATGAAGAACTCAAAGGAATCGCTGAGCATTACTATTCATGGATCACTGACAATATCAGTGAAATTGAGATCTACTCTGAATTCGACTCAACGCAACTTGGTGATAAATTCATTGAAGGGTATAGGGGTTCAGTTCAGAGCATTTCCCCAGATAAGTTCTTACCTATTTGGCACTCAGATTACGGGACAGATAATCTCCGCAGACTTGGAGAAACTTACGGACGCGTTGGAATTCTGCAAACGGCAATCGGCGGAAGAGACCTTGTCCCTGTGCTCAATAGTGTGGCAGCCAGAGGGATAAAGCTTCATGGATTAGCTATGACTAAACCAGATATTATGCAGGCTGTTCCATGGGAATCTGTATCTTCTACTTCATGGATTTCTCCCATGCAGTATGGAGATACTATTATCTGGTCGCATAATCAGTTAAAAAGATATCCTAAGAAAATGAAGGATCAAGCTAGAAAGAAAGAAAGAGCCGCCTTTATGGCTGGTGGGTTCGATCTGGAGAAAATCTATGACGATGATGCACATGAATTATTACGTGTATCTCTGTGGTCATGGACCAAGCAGGTTGAAGCAATTAATCGTAAGACTAATAGAGGAGTAACTACACCCGTGAATTATAGTGATGATGAGTTCTCGGACTTTGACTCTGCTGATGTTGGTACTGTAGTGGATAGAGTGCAGAAGAGAGTACCAACTGCCCTACCTAGAAATCCTTCTGATAGACAGGTTATTCCTTTCCTTGATTTCGATATAGATATCGAGAAGAGAAAGAATAAGCTGACTGGGGAGATGGAGGATATTGAAGTTCCCAAGGTCAGAGTACGCAGCGAATCCATGCGTATTTGTGATACTTGTTTCCTCGCGGCTAAGTGCCCTATGTTCGAAGAGAATACAACGTGCGCCTATGATATTCCCATTGTTGTAGAAACCAAAGAACAGATGACTTCACTCATGAATTCTGTGGTTTCTATGCAAGCGCAGCGCGTTTTGTTCATGAAAATGGCTGAGGATACTTCAGGAGGATACGCTGATCCTGTACTTTCGGGAGAAATTGACCGCCTGGGTAAGCTTATGAAGACCAAGCATGAGATGGAACAAGAAGGTTTCAGTCTTACTGTTACAGCTAAGCAACAGGGTCAAATGTCTATGGTTGACCGTATCTTCGGCGATATAGGTAATACAAAGACGCTCCATGAGCTGGAAGCTCCAAGACAGGTATCGGATGCTATGTCTGATCTAGGTATTATGGACGCAGAACTTATTGAACTTCCACTTAGAGATGAGCTATGACAGAGAACAGTAGTAACTTCAACCTAGCTGAACCCGTAGATAACGAGGAAGAATACTATTCATTGCCTTTTGACCCTGAAGAAGATTATTTTGAAGAGCTAAAAGAAGCTCAAGGAACCCGATGTCAAGCATGTTTTGGGACAGGACTGGATAGATATGAAGAAGTTGATTGTATGTCCTGCTGGGGAGACGGATACCTATAATGGAAGTATTTGATTCTATGGTGGATGATTTACGTAGTGGCGATACGCTTATAGCCAATTACGATTCATCTTTATCTATTCAGCTTAACTATGAGTCTATGACTATCTCAGACGATGAGAATTGCATCACTATTGCTGATGATAATATTCTTCAACTACTAAGAGCTTTTATGGAAGTATATGTGACTGCTAGAGAAGCGCCTCTAGACATTAATTACGACCTTTTATTAAACGGATTTTAAAACCTTAATTAATACAAAAAGCCCATCAGACTTTTCACTTAAATTAAAGTGATTAATCTGACGGGCTTTTTTCATTGTATTATGTCCACCTATAACATTGTTTATCCCAGGTAACCTGCACGGAGCGTGTCTCATCTGGCACAATCATTCGCAGAAGTTGAAGTAGGAATATTATCTTTACTTTATCTTTGGGATAGTGACCCAATAGACAATCAACTGATAGATCTGCATCCTTGAAAGCTTTGGCCATTGTGAGGATTGCGGCATCTTTCTCAACTTTGAACTTATCCACTATATCTCCCTATTTCGTAGGATATCGCGTTAAATCCGGACATATCCCGTTTTGTTCCAAAAAGGCATAGATGTTCCCAATGTCCGTTTTGGGTAAAAGGGCAGGGTTGGTACGATGCCAGGTTGCTTCCGTAGTGACGCCCCGGAGCGGGCTGAAGTGTTCGACGTCAGTCTATCGTCTGTGCTGCTGTTGTCAAGTCACGGATTGATTACCCCATTAGGCAAACTAAACGATATCAGGGGTCCTCTGGTACGTCTTCCTTGGCTCAGTGATGATCCGGCTGGCCCCGGTGACTTGGTGCTGAGACAGACTCTATGCCTGGTTGGCTGCGGAGTCAATACCCCTGACTGGCTTGACTCTACGTCGTACAGAGGCATAGCGTTCTCCGCATGCCAAAACACGAACGAACGGCTTTGGTCCTCATCGGAGCGGTTGTGCAACCCATTGTGGACCAGCCACGGGGAGAGTACACATGGATGCTCTGCGCAGCCTGTAACGCCTTGCTAGAGCCCTACGCGGCACGGGCGGGGGTAATCCCCCGACACTACCCCCCGCGTGGTCCTAGGACCCGTTGTGAGGCTTCCCTGACTGAGTATGCGGGGTTGACACTCACAATCTGAGAGACTAGCGTTCTCCTCATCAGCCCAGCAACGAAGGGAAGCACATGCCGACAGTTACGATTAGTGAGTTGCATGATGATGGTTCCGACTCATACTCGGACATCTTCGAGGCAGATTCATGGGCTGGCGCTACTATGATCGTCTGTGACGATCTCAGCCGTACGGGTAGTGGAGTTTTCAATCTCGCGGTTATGGAGAAGTGGTTGACTCTCCATGACGGTGATGGTAGCTTCGAGTTCACGCATGCTGACGGCGAAATCGTGTGGAAGTGGCGTTACGAGATCTAGCGGGTAGTGTGGTCTAGGGGGTTGACGCTCCCTAGTCCGCATGGTTCGTTAGAACTACAACGAAAGGGGCTGAAATGCCTGCCTACGGTGAATGTGGCATTTACAACGAGAAGTGCCGCAATAAGACGTGCGATCACGTTACCAATCCGAACCGCAAGGTTCCGACTCTGGATTACGTGATGGATATCAAAGCGGCGAATGGTGTGCCGTTCCGAGTGGTGTACGGTGTGCGTAACGGACTGAGTGGGAAGCCGCTCACGACCTATCCTGTCGTGGCGTTCTACGACCGACGGTCTCAGCACACGGCATATGGCCAATTCGTCTCAGACTACCGGGTTGATGACTTGATGTGGCACCCGTACTATGGTCTTAACCTTGATGGTGGGGTGGGTGCTTGGACGGTTGACATCAATAACATGGTGGTCATTATGGATTGGCTGGGAAAGCTGATCAATCCTTTCTAGTGAGTTTGCGCCATTCTAGTCATGTACTAGGGTGGTGCAAGTTTCCTAAGGTAGGAAGCCTGTCAGGAGGTACTAAATGTCCGAGACGTTCGAATACATGAATGTGTTTCTCACTGCCGAGAAGAACGGTAAGATCGTTACCCGGGAATTCGTAATTGGCGACAGCCATTCCCCCGATATTTTCCGCCGTGCTTTTCTCGGCTCATTGGATAATGGGTGGGAATTGGGTGCTGTTCACGTAACCACGAATGTCACGCAGGATATCATCATCAAGCCCCAAGAGGATTCGGCTATTCCAGAGCTGTTCGATGCTCTGGTGTCGAATAAGGGTGATACTTCTCTTATCATCGCAGTGTGCCATGCCCACGACATCACGGAAGAGGAATTCGGTAGTTACGTGGGCGGGCGGCGATACCAGGACCATTGCTATTACTCTGGTGATACTCGCGATGAGGCTGTAGAGTCTGCTGTAACATACGATGGTGATATCGAGCACCCCGAATCCGCTTACCCGGATATCGTGATTGATTGGGAGGAGACTGCGGAGCATATGCTCCGCGACGGCTATCAGATCATTGACGAAGGCTATCAGTGGTTTGTCTTCTCTGACTGATTAGAGCGCTTGTATCATTCCCCTACGCAAGGGGAATGGTGCTGGTTAGCTAATCGGCTAATCTCTTGACTGAAAAGGAATACCCTTGCTTTCTACCTATTATGATGAGCCTGTCAAGTCCATTCGGGCGGGTGACATTGTCGAGATTTCCGGTACGGATACCTTCACAGCGTATTCTGATGCGTCGGACAATCCCGTAGAGGGAACCGTCGATGTCATGACCACTGCTCTCAAGTGGCGTTCATTCTCCCCGGATGCTCTGGTTACCCTCACGTTCGAAGAGATCGGCGACTATTGATGCGTGACACTCCTGACACCATTGGATCCTACCTCGCTGTGGTGTTTCTGCTAGGTGTGGCAGTGACTGTGTTCGTTCTCCCTCTCGTCATGGCATAAACGAAACCCCCATCTCTTGGCCTACTCGGCTAGGTGGTGGGGGTTTCTGTTTGTCGGCGAGTGTACATGACAGCCTTTTCAGCTGGAAGCTCTGCAAGCCTCTCTAACAGCTCTGTAGGGTGCTGATGGACCAACCGGCTAGGGACCGTCTGTGCGGCTCTCAGAGACCCCGTTCTGACCCGTCTAGGGGTACTCTTAGCGGCTAGCCTGTCTACGGATCCCCGAGGGGTGCCCGTCATTCTGATTGGGGTTGCCATACCCACCTGCATGGGCATAGAGTGCCCTCATCTGTGAACGCGCCTTACCCAGGCTCTGGGGTTTCTTACTGAACGTCTTGCCCGCATGGGAGACCTTGAAGCCACCTGATACCTTGACTACTTTGTAGGGCATGTGATCTACTTCTGTCGTTGTATGAAGTTCACAGCGGCCCCTCTAGGGGCCGTCACAGAGCTGACTATGGTTGGTGGTCGAGCAGGATCACCCTGTGTCTTGGGACTCGCTAGAGCCCCATGCATAGACACGCCTAAAACTGATGTGCAGACTATTGTGGTAAAAACCATTACCCATAGACGCATGTCTTTTAATCGGGACATATTTAATTTCTCCTATATAAATGCCTAATACCCTGTCTCTCCTGATTGTATCCCAGGAAAAACAGGGTATTAGGCATTTATAGCGGAATAGCTCTCGCGGTGGATATATCCAGTATATCTCCGTAAAATGTCAGGGAGCACAGTTCTGGAGTGAGTAGCTTTGAGATATTACATCTCGCCCAACTCTTTGCCTTACCTATGATTCTCTCATCTGTAAGCCCCTGGTATCCATTGGCAAGAATATGAGTGTCTGGGTATGCGCCCATACTCATATAGGTAATAACTACACCACGCATGATAATCCCTACCTAGTAAGCCATAGAGACAGCCACCCGGTTAGAGTGGCTATCCCTAAAGCTCACCAGGGGCTAGAAACCAGTCTCAACAGCAGTTGCGGGAGCAACCGCATAGACAGGCACACTCGGGATCTCCACCATCGCGGGCGGGGCGTTCTCAGCCACCTTGCGCGCCACGTACTTAGTCCACCAATCACGGGCAGTCTGCGTGAGGGACGCGTGAGCCATGTACCAGGCATTCTCAGAGACACCAGAATTCAGAGCCGCATCCGTCATGGCCGGGACGAAATCGGGCTCACTCAGAGCAAGCCCATTCTTCTCAATGTCCGACTCATACTCGGTTACTGCCATCACAGCGGGGGCACGCAGGGACTGAATCAGTGCGTTCATGTCATACTCTCCGATCACTCGCTCACCCTCATTGGCGTCGATCTCTCGGCGCTCCGTGGAATCCTCCGAGACAGACACGGTCACGTTTGCCCCGTCAGAGCCCACAACCGGGGTCGCAGCGGTCTGTACGGTGATGGCAGGCTTGGGGGTGCGGGAAGCCTTTACGCGGGGCTTGGGAGCCTCCATGGGCTCACCCGTCAGCCAAAGCTCTCCCCGATCCCCGTCGACAACGCGGGCATCCTGGTCATGGGTGTTCAGAAGCGTCATGACCACGGCAGCGGTAGAGTCCATCCGATCGGCCACCTTATCCACCTTGACCGAATCGGCCCCACTCTCAGTCAGCATCTCGTCAATGGTCTCGACAACCATCTCAAAGGTGATAGCGGTAGCAGCAGTACGAGTAGCCATTTTCTTGCCTTCCGTCTGGATTCCTTAGGACTAGGAACCTCACACCACCTATCTAAGCGTGTCAGATAGATGATGTCAAGCCACTAGTTCTTCGTGATCTTGCCATCCTTGATGAACGAGCCAACAACCCACAGAATCGGCCAAAAGGCACCGACCAGAGAGCTTGTGATGAACGCGACACCCTTACTGCGTCCGTTCTTACGCTCCGAGCGATAGAACTTACCCGCCGCCCCCAGAGCGTCAGAAGCGTACATACCGAAGAGAGTGCCATAAAGGAACAGGTTCATGTCCATGCCTTTCGGTTGCGGCCCCATCTAGGAACCTGAGAGGATCTAAGCACGAGTCTCAGACCCTGTCAAGCCACTAGCTAAGCCACCAGATCAACAATCCGATTCCCGCGAGAAAGATCAACGGGAACAGGGCGAAGATCAGGCAACAACCACGGGCGAGGAAGGTGGCCAGAGGACCCTCGTGTCCGAAACCATTTTCGAATGCACTTCCCATCCTGTACAGGAGGTTCGCATCCATGGTGCTTTTTTTGCGCATCCATTTCGGCATTTCAAAGCCTTTCCTAGTGGACCACTCCCTCACACAGAGCAACCTATACCCTGTGTGGGGTGGAAGTCAACTAGTCGGTCGCTTCACGGTTGTAGCGGTAGTACGGATGGCACACGCTACACACAAAGTGTTTGACTCCGCGCCAGTAGCTATGAAATCGCAACCATGAGACATCATGGCCACACTCTTCAAGCCTGGCCATGATCAACGCTCCGTGAGCCACGGGGAACCGGCGGCCACGGGGAACTCATAGCCATACGGGTAGGTCTTGTTCGTCTTGCTGGTCACCTTGACCACTACGAAGTCTCCGAGCATGTCTCGACCCTCGCGGACAACCTTACCGAGCACGACACCGGACACCATGGACGAGTAAGCAACCTTCATGGGAATATCTCTTCTCTGTGTTTGTGATGGAGAGCTAGGGGAGATCAGGCAGAAACGAGGGACTGGCGGATACGCTCACGGGTCATGGTGTAGCCGCGCATGAGGGAATCATACCGGTCGCGGTCGAGTTGAGTCCAGCGGTTGATACCCACACCGGAATGGTCTTCGAACCCGCCTTCATGCAAAGGCATGGGCTCTGCGAAGTCGTAGCCGTAGCTTGCGATCATCCGACCGTGCATGATCTGTACAGCAGCGCGGAACTTGCGCACGTGCGGGTGATTGGCGATCGCGGTAGCAAGCTTAAGATTCAATGTGCTCCCTCTCTGTTCGGTGTGGCTCTAGCCTGCCATCCCAGCCTAAGGAAGTCAAGCCTTAGACCAGAAAAGCTCTCTAGCGACAGAACATACAGAGAAAGATCAACCCTAGTTCACACGGTCCATCGAATGCATTCGAGTGATCTTCAACCAGGCGCGTCAAACCTTCCATGTAATTACCACAGGAGTCACACCTACCCGGACCCTTTGTCCCGTGCATCTCACGAATATTGATACGCCCCTTGAGCCAGCGTGCGTCTTCTTCCATGATCACACCGGTGTCACAGTCACCAGTGATACACATGAGATCGAATTCGATGCTCTCAAGTTCTGCAATCGACCACTTACGCATGTCAAGCCTCTCAGTGGTTGTTGTAGCAGTACGGGGACACGGCAGCGGCACGAACCGTGATGACACGTCGCAGGATATCGTATGCAAGCGTGTGCACAGTGCAGCTCTGGTGATGCTTCAACCGGCTTTTACCAGCCTTGATAGTCTGTCGGACGTTCATAGTCTGCCCCTCTCGTTCGGTATGTTGTGCAGCCTAGCCGATGAGGCCTGTTGCGTCAAGCCCCTTGGCACGGCGCTTACGTCGATACAGCCGCTCATAATTGGTGAGGATACACCAATCTCCCCCGGATTCGTCACTCAGGATCTGAATGTCGTAATCATTGGCGAGAAGAAATGACCTTACGATCATGACATTAGTCCAGTTCTCGAAGAACAGACCATATGTGTACTCGAAATTGATTCCGCTCTTGTAGAACTCATCAATTTCACTGATGTAAAGCTGAAATCGGGGATATTCTCCCTTTTGCTGCTCTAGCCATTGGTGGCGATATCCTCGCCAAAGCACATCATCAATGATCAGACGTTCAACATCACCGTCTGTTATGGTCAACTTAATTTCCATATAATACCTCCCTGATTGATTCAGTAAGTCACAGGGACTATAACCCGTTAGAGCTACGTGATTCCCTGTAACAAGCTCAACCTATCAGCTCTGAGCGTCGCTGTCCATCATCTGGCGGGCGAACGTGGAAAGCCCGTTGATAGCCTGTGCAAGTTCCTGCCGTGCCTCACGACGGATCCGACCGCTTGCCTTAGTGGCAGCCTTACGCGAGCTTGCAGCGCTCACACGCTCACCGTTGGGCGCCAGGATAGCGAACGACTCAGGCACCCCAATGCACTGAAGAAAGTAGAGGTCATTGGAGCGGATTCCCTGTGCCTTCAGAGCCCGAATCAGGCCGAGACGGGATTCCGTCTCCATCACAATCGGCATGCCGTGCAGACGCGTCTCACGGAGCGTGTGAGAGCAACCGGCAGCGTGGATACGGATACTCTCATCGGACTTGACGAAAGCGGCCAGTGAAACACGCGAGTTCGACATTTGAAATGCCTTTCATAGTCTGAATTACCCTTTGTAATTCAGCCATAACCACTCATACATTTCTGTATGAATGATTAAAGCTTAATTACAGATCATCCGCGAAATAGTCGATAATATCCGCGATCTGGTCGAAAGTCAGGTGAAAGAGGTCATTATCCGTACTGAGAGCGGACTCATAGTTTTCGTCAATGCCATAATCTCCGTGACTGCTGCTCATTCCCGCCCACAGACGAATAGTGGAAGGAAGCGAGCCGTAATTGCCGTCGAAAAGCGTGTCATTATCCTCGTCCTGAACGATATCGATCTGAAGTCCTTCACGCTTGGCTACCATCCCGAGCACTCCAAGACAGCAATACTGACCACTACAATCCTGCAATGCGCCACGCCCCTGGTAAAACTCACCACTACGGAGAGCAGTGGTCCAGAGCTTAGCCTTTGCACGGTCCATGGTGAAGCCTTTCGTTAGCCGAATTCCTATAATTCGGTCAGTAAGCTATTCATCCTATATTCCGTGAGAAATACGTGGTGATGAATAGCAAGCTGATCTAATTACAGCTCAGAAACCCGCGCGTCGATCACGTCAGCAATCTGCTCGAAGGTATAGCTGTCGACGTCGTTGTGCCCTACGAGCGAGCACTCCTCTTCGCGCTTCTGATTGAAGTAGTAGCCGTCACCCGAATGCATTCCCGCCCAGATAACTACCTCATCGGGCAGAATACCGCGCTTGTTCCCATAGAAGACCGTGCCACCGGAGTTCACTGTACGGATGGTGACTCCTGACTCGGCAGCAAGCGCGCAGAGAACCCCGAGACAGCAATTCCTGCCATCGGCAGTCTCAAGCATTCGCACGCCCTGCTCGAATTCGCCACTCCGAAGCGCAGCGGTCCAGAGGTCAGCCTTATCCTTGTGCATGCTACTCCCTCATTTACGCTGAATTCCGTTAATTCAGCCATAACCATTCCCGTACGAGACGGGAATGGTTAAAGCTCAATTACAGGGTTTCGTAGTTCTCACGGATATATGCAGCGATTTGGGGGAAAGAAACACCACCATCATTAGCCGTGGTCAGCCCGTCCCAACCGCCAAACTTGGCGCTCTCTGCGAATTCACCCGTAAGGGTTCGCATGCCCGCCCAAGCCATGGTGTTGATGGTCAGAACACCCGAGCTCTCAGAGGGGTAATCATTCTCACCACTCTGCACGTCCACACACTTAACGGCATCTGCATAGCTAAGCGGAATCCAGACAGCAATTCCTGCTTCTACTGCCATCTCACTGAGAACACCCAGGCAACAGAACTTACCCTCTGCGAGCAGGTTACCCCTACCCTGCTCGTACTTGCCCGACTCCAGCCGATCGGCCAAATCCATAGCGATGTGCTTATGCATTTCGTCTCCCTCATGCTGTGCTGAATTCCTATTAATTCAGCCAAACCGACTACCAGAATTATGCTGCTAATCAATAGCGTATTTGCTGGTAATCAGTCAAGCGGAATTACTAGAACATCTTCTTAATGAAGCACAGCCCAACAATAACAAAGATAATGTAAAGAACGAACCCCACGATACTGATTCCGGCACCGATTCCCAGAATCCACAGAAGGACAGTGAGCGCGGTCATCATTTCAGAAATCCTTTGTTAGGAATTACATGTACTTGTCTGACAGAGTTTCCAGGAGCTCTGCCAGACTCTCCCACTTTTCGCGTTCCTCTGGCAAGAGGTTCTTACGAACTGCAATGTACACGTCTCCGAGAGATCGTGCCAGCGTGGTGACCTTGATTTCCGGCGCACGCTCTAGAGCATTCTTTGCCAGCTCAATACGATCCTTTACAGCCCAGTAATGGGTGTCAGAATCGTCATCACTCACAGCGTAGTGATTGAAGAGTTTAATCTGATCCGAGAATCGCGATTCCAACATGGCAAGTGCCTTGTCGTTGCGCATCCTGCTGCCTCTCGTTGTCTTGCTGGTGTAGATCCTTGCGTATTCGGTGGTGCTTGTCAACCCTGTGCATCCTGGCTTTCGTTGACCCTCATTCGGGTGTCTGACCAGTGCTGCGTTGTGCTGACAGGTAGGACACTAGTTGAGTCCATCGACCCTGTCAAGCCCTGCCCCGAAGCTCTGTAGAGCCCCTAGGAGGCTCTGTGAGACGCACCCTAGGCAGTTGGTCTAGGAGGTATGGCAGAGGCCCCTAGAGATGGTTCTAGGGGCCTCTGTGACCTACGCGTCCGGGTGTCTGTTGGCTAGTTGCGACTTGGCCCTCCGGTAGACCCCATCCCATGGCTGGTACATGTCACGGTCAGGAAACCAGGGGTTGGCCGTTACGCACATAGCCATGATCAGTCGCAGGTCATCCGCACGGAATTCCGGCGCATCGAATGCGGGACAATCAGGCACGTCCTTACAAGGCACCACAACGACTTTCGGAATTCCTCCCGTATGTTGGGGTGTCAAAATAAAACCATGCGTGCATTGCTCTGCGGCGTGAAGCATAATTACTCCCTGTGCCCCTTATACAGTTGCAACAAAAGCTCTGCCGCAATCAGTTGATCAGGCTTATAAGTGGAAAGGTCGTTCATGCGACATAGTCCAGACTCAATGACAGACAACTGATCCTCTGTGAGCCCTGACAGGGTATAGGTGGGCACAGTCGTCTTAGTGAGCCGTGCGCCTGTCTGTATGCCGTTAGGACGGCATGCACAGGGATACGTATCGATCACTACGTCGCACTTGTCACAGAGCTGACTCATCAGTCCTCCCTCACGTAGTGAAGGGTGTCCTCACTGCTGTCTCGCAATTCGCGACCAGTGGGATTCTCCTCCTGCCAATCCAGTGACACACTATCATTGGCCAGCAGCACCTTACGGAAATGGTCCGTGATAGCCCAGAGGAATACCTGTTCCCATTCCCCATTAGTGCGCTGATACGGCAGAGAACGGGACTCTCGACCGTGATAGTAGAGAATATCCTCCCCGAACATGCGAAGAACTGTCACGGGGACACCCTTGTAATTCTCGGTGTCCACCACCTGAATCATTTCGTTCGGTAGGTCAATGGAAATACGCATTAGCCGATTACCTCGATTCGCTTAAGGGATGCCGGGGCAAGGATCAAATCCAGAATGAATACCTTGTACGCCGCGATTCCGCGACCGTGCATTTTGTCGTACTGGGCATCATCATAATCCGACTGGCTACACTCTCCAATCTTGTATTTCTCCTCCCCATTCTTATCGGAATAGGTTACTTTCACCTTCATAGTATTTCCTCCATAATTGGCTGAGAATACCGAATTCAGATTTTGGCTGAATTCGATACACAAAGTCAATTACTTCTTACGCTTTCGGGGTTTCTTGGAATTCGCAGGTCTGATTACCACAAATACCATGAGAATAAGTGCTCCCACGATGAGAATGTCACCAGCCATTATGCATCACCCTTTCCCGTCAGGAATCCCAGGAAGAATACTCCCAGGCCTACAATTATGACGAACCAAAACATTTCTACTCCTAGATGAGGTTACAAGTGTGCTGCTGAGTGTATCAGCTCGCCCCATCGAACATGCCACGGGCACGGCAAACAGAGATCAGGCGACAGACAGAACCACTACGGCACGCTCCACACGTCTCCCGGTGCTTACTCATCCATCGCGCAGAGGGAGAGCGGTGAGCCGAGTAGTCGGCGCGAGCCAGATCCTGGCGAGTCTTGCGCTTGCTCATGTTGTACTCCTTAGAGGCTCTGGGCGCCTGTCTGACGCCCGTTGGTACTGCGGTTGGACTGAGAGACCAGGGAGGGACCTAGAGGCTGTCTACGCCCCTCCCTAGCCATTTTTGCTAACCCCAGGGCAAGCCGCGCTTGTCCGCGCACGTGGGACCGTAGCCCACACCCTCACTGCGCGGGTCCGTGAGAGACAGGGTGCAGAACACGCAACGGTGGAACGTGTGGCCAAACGTGGCCGCCTGCTCTGCTGTTGCGAGCATTTCAGGAGTGAGCCGCTTGATGACACCCTTGGGGGTGGCATCCCAATTCCAGCACTCGTCAGCCCAGACAATCGCGTAAAGGTGTCCAGCCCGGGCACGGTGAATCTTGTAATACTCACCACCCATCACGCAAATGTCATCCTCCTTAAGGCCAAGCTTTTCGACCTTAGCGGATTCCGCCTTAACAACCTTGGCGCTTTCGGACCGCTTAGCAGCGAAAAGTGAATCAATGGCGGGCGAAATCTTTGCCCATGCCACTGTGTTGTGCCATTCCTCCGTGTAAATGGTGAGAAGAATATCGGCGGCCTGCTGATTCAATTCCCCAATTTCGGAAATCAGTCGGTTAATCAAATCAGCTTGTGCCGGACTTGTTCCACACTTGGACTTACGGGCAGGCTTTCCCTTGCCCGCGATGGAGTGATCCCCCTTGCCACCCTTCATGATGGTAATGGAGGCCTTAGCATCGTCAGCTCGCAAATTCGGCTTATCCAGGATCAGCATGAGCGTACCAATCCAGCACGCGTCATTCTCGGTACCATCGGCGTAGTCCGAGAGCACATCACGGAACATTGACAGCTGAAATGCCTGATATTTCTGGGCAATCAGTTTCTGGGTGTCAACGTGCTTATGGTTGCTGATACAGCCCTGAATGAGGCTCCATGCGTCACCCTTGGGCATCTCCAACGACGTCACGCCAGAGATACGGCTACACGTCTTGCAGAGGGGAGCGTCACTGTCACCAGCACGCATTACGGACCGACCGCACAGAGTCGCGTCTCCACCCCGAGACAGGTGATTCACCTTCCCGCCGTAAAGCATCCCGCTGGTGAGTCCGTTGCTGGTGATCATGTTCCCGCTCCCTCTCGCCTGACTGACAGGGACGACTCTAGAGGATTGAGCCGCCACTGTCTATGCCCTTTGACCAGCGGTTTTTACCTAATCGCAAGATCGATCTGTCGTGAGGTGACACGGCTGTTACAGCATGCCTTGTCACATGTCAAGGGGCAAGGGAGCTAGCCCAGTGTGTTAGGCCGTTCTAGCCCCTTTGCAGAGCTTCCTAGAACTCGCCGC